TGGGATTCCACAAAGCATTGCTTCAGTTGTTGGAGCACCCCACCCTTCACCACAATCAGTTGCTATGTAAGCGTTAACTGCTCTATAAACCATTGAAGTGTCTGGAACGAAATCTCTCATCCACAAAATATTTTTAGGTAAATCTAAATCGTAGAACATTTTTGGAATACAATATCTATCGCTCCCCATTTTCATAATTAGACAAACGTCTTTATCGTTGCCAAACTCCTCTTTAAACGCTTTCATCATCGTAACAAGATTTTTTCTTATGTCAACTCTTGCTACTGTAAAAAATTTAAACTTGAAATCTGTTTTAAGAACTAAATCGTGAGTTGGCCCGACTGGCGAAAACAATCCTCTTATGAATGGAAAGTTTACGACGTGAATTTTATCACTTTGCGTTATTCTACTGAAAGATTCTTTACAGAAGGTAGATTGCGTCATAATAAAATGTGCTTGATGTAAAGCGTAAGACATATAATCAGGCGGTTTTTTTACTTCTGTAACTGTGTAAAAACAATCTTGTGGCATAGTTGGTATTGCGTGCATAACTTTAAGAGGATTTTCTACTTTTGTTTTAGTCATAAAATATATTGGGTCTTTTTTGTCCATAAAAGGATAAGGCGTTATTTTTACTTTATATCCCATATTGTGTAATATTTCAACGTACATTCTACCACAAATTCCATAACCGTTGCTTCCAAAATTGTTAAGCCAATTTATGTCGATCATTCTTTAACCTCTGGAGTTATGTATCTATCGCTCCATTCTATTTTTATTGCGTCGCTGTCTATGAAACACGTTGGAACGTCTAATTTATCAAATATTTTCTTCCATCTCGGAACTATTACTTTCTTAGAACAATTCTTTTTAACCCAAAACATACCTCTCCTTCCCATTTTCTTTCTTTCTTTTTCGTTTTCCAACATCCACAAAATTTTATCAACGAAATCTTTCATATCAACCCACGGTCTATAAATTCCTCTCTCCATTTTAGATTCTTTAATTTTTGCTATTAATCCTCTTTCTTCGTCTCCAGCAAACTCTGGCATAGTTGTACAATCACTAGCAACAAATGGTGTACCTGTTGCCATTGCTTCGCAAAAAGGTAGTCCGAATCCTTCACCACCGTGAGGAGAAATGTATAAATCTGCAATATTATAAAGTCTGTTTAAGAACATTGTTCCTACGCCAGTAGTCCATTGATTTTCTTCTGTGTAAATAATATTATCACTAATGTTTAAGCCGTGTATCAATTTTCTAACGTTTGGCTTTTCTAATACGCCATAGTCGTCAAAATCAACGTGAAGATATAGCATAACATCGTCTCTAACATTACAAACTTCTTTAAAAGCAGAAAGTAGAAATTCTAAATTTTTCCTCCAAGAAGGTCTTCCAACAAAAAGGAGTATTTTCTTACCTTTTATTTTTGGATTAAATCTATCTAACGCTTTTCTACTATATTCTTTTACGCTTAAAGGTCTAAAAACATCAGTATCAACTATGTTATAAATCCAATCGTCTATTTCTATGTTGTATTTTTTTATAAAATCGTAGGCAAATTGACACATAGTAATTTTAACGTCTGGCGTTTGAATAGTACCAGCTGCTCTTAATAAAGCAGGTGCGTCGTGATTATCCCATGGAAACCAAGAAACCCAAGGAACCTGAATTGGTTTTCCTATTGGTATTCCAGAGTGGTGATGTATATCACCCATAGAAAAAACGCACATTGGATTTGTGTAATTTATAACCTTTTTTAATGTATGCGTAGTTCTAAGTTCTTCTCCTTCGTGAGCCCAAGTGACATAACCATCGTGTTCAAAAGGTCTACCGTATAAATATTGTTGACTTATAATGTGAAATTGGTAATAAGGCATTCCCGTTATCAATTCTTTTACTTGTAAACCGTAAGAAAAAATAGTTTTTGGATCTTGACTTAAGACAACAATTCGCTGTCTGTCTGGATCTATTGACATTTTTATTTCCTCATTTATTATAATATTTTAAAAGTTTTTAAATAATCTTAAAAAAGTTTTTCTACCTCAAAATAACCACGTACGTGGTTTACTCTTATTTTCCATCCATATCTTTTAAGATACGTTCTAAATTGTGTTGTAAGGTTTATTTTTTTACTCTTCTTAGTTAGTACTTTTGACGGTAAGTATTCAAAGACTCTCTTCAACCTATCAAGTACAAAAACCTCTGGTCTACCTCTTCGTTCGTGTTCTCTATTAAGAACGTTAGCGAAAATACTTGCGTATCCTCTAATACTGTTTATTTCTTCCCTCCATCTTCGAAGTCTTCCAACGCCTTTCTTTAGATTCTCCTCTATTTCAAGTTTTCTAATTGCGTCTTTTCTTTTTAAGTCCATATACTCGTACCATTCTTCTTCTGTAATTTCTGGAATACAACATCACTCTCCGAAACGTAATAATATCCTATTTTGTAATCTGCATATTTAACGGTATTTTTTTGATGATATATTTTTACTTTATCTATTATAACTCTATATTCGTTGTAATAAACTTCATCGCTTTTTAATTTCCATTCTTTGTCATAAGGAACGTAAATATTAGCTTTTATAATTTGGTCTTGAGATATTTCTACATAACCGTTTACTATTCTTTCGTAATCATCAGCAATAGGAATTTTATTGTTTTTAGTTAAGACTAATATTAAAATCCCCTCCTTCCAACTCTTATTAAAAATTCTTCTTCGTTGTTTATTTCGTCAACTACTTTTATTTTTCCCCAACTAACTTCTATTACTCCTTCTTCTTCTAAAACGCTAATTATGTGATTTGTTTTGCTCCTAGTTAAACCTAACGCTTCCCCTAAAGTTGTTTTATTTAATGAAGTTTGTTTTAGAACTTGTTTTAAAGTGTCGAAAAACAACCTCTTTTTACCTCCTTTTACATAAGAGAGCATGTCGTCGTACATCATATATTTTGCTTCTGGAACTAATCTTTTATAACCAGTAGAAGAGAATATAAATATTTCTCTTTTATTTTCTCTCTTTCTACCTCTTGGAGTTTTTTGGAAGCTTTGTCTCAACCTTCCAAACCCTTGTTTAATTTCGTCTTCTCTGTGAACTTTAATAATAATATCTTCGTCCCACCCTAAAACGTTTCTTATTATTTCTACTTGAAAAGGTGGTATGTTAGGCTCGTGAAACACCACACAAGTATCACAATCTTCGTAGTAAGAATTACGAGACCTTAAATTGAAGAACGTAGCAAACACGTAATTGCTTATTTCGTCTTCTTTTAATTTTTTTCTTAAAACGCTTTGCACCCTTTTTGTTGCGCAAATTAAAACTTTTCCTTTTTTATACTCACAAATAGTTTTTAGTAATTCGTATAATCTTAAACCAGAAGAAGTAAAATCGTTTTTTCTTATTATTGTGCTAGTAGGATACCTAGCTCCTATTAATTGATAAGTGTTTTTATATTCTATATCGAAACTTATTGATTTACAATCTTCTCCTAAAACGCTTTGCCAAGTTGGCAAATCAGCAGTTCCGTCTAAAGCAATAACTTTATTTGGCAAGGTTCTAAAAGAAGGTATGTTAGAAATAGTAAGGTGAATCATCCCTTTGTGCCACTGGTCGCTTTCGCTTTTATAAATCAACCACCTTAATTCTTGAACGTCTGGTCTTTTTTTATATATTTCAATTAAGAAGTGAATTATGTCCTTAGGTGGAGTTTTTATTCTTTCTTTTGTTATTAATTCTAATAATTTTCCATCGTACTCTTCTTTAAAATCATCAAAATCTAATCTTCTAATCGTAGAAATCATTGAATATATCTTAGCGTAGTTTATTGCAATACTATTTGTTGCTAAAGATAATTCGTCTAACATTAATCTTAAAACGTAGCTTTCGTTTCTTTCTATTTCTGTTAATTGTAAAACGTCTCTAGTATAATCAAGATCTTTTTTTGTAATAGAAATTTGGTTGTAAATCGTGTTAGAAGGAAACTCGTCTATAATAATAACGTCGTAATAATTAAACAAGCATTTATTTTGCCACTTTTCGTATAAAAGCGTCTGTAACAAAGTTGGGATGTGAGAATGAACGCCAGCAAAACAAGTCGGCATTTCTCTTATTATTCTTAAATTTTCGTAGTAAGGACATTTACTATCTTTGTACGAACAAAAATTTTCGCAAAACGGGGTTATGTTTATTCCTTGTTCAGCTATTGCTCTATATTCTCTTGACAAACAAAGGTTTTTCCTAGACTGTAAATGTACAAGATTGTGAAAATCTATAACTTTTGATAGTTCTATGTTTTCTTCTATAACTTTGTGATATGGAGCAAAGTACATCCAAGTAAATCCATCCTCGCATTCGTAAAGAGTTTTAAGAACTGTCGTTGTTTTTCCAGATCCCGTAAAAGTATTAAAAATAATATTGCCAGTACCGTACCGAACGTGGTTTAAAGATTCTTGTTGAATATAGCTTCTTATTTTTCGTTTGTTCATTCATTTCCTTCCTCTTCTGGATATGGATTAAAAAACCACAATCCAGACAAACACCACGCTAAAGCTTGGCTTAAACTATGTGGTTTTGATTCTTTAGTTTCTGGAACTTGACCTACCCAATCAATCAGACACATTTTCAACAACTTCTAAGATTATAGTTCCTATATATTTATTTCTTTCTCCTTTATAGGTTATGTAGGTCGGTCTAACTGTAAAAGTTAAATTGAGAAACGATACGTCAAATTCTTTTTCTTCCAACATTTTTTTTAATATTTCTAAGAGGTTTGTCTCTTCGTAATCAACCCCTTCAAACGTGATTTTCATTTAACAACATCTCTTTATTTTTTTGTATAAATTTTGGCCCGAATCCTTTTACGTTTTCGAAAGCTCCAATAACGCCTTTCAAGTTTCCAGTCCTAGTATATAAAACACCTGATTCGATTATTGCCTTAAATATTTCCCAAGGACTGTTAAATATTTCTAACAAAGTATCTGCTTTTTTGTTAGAAACGTCTAATAATTTGCAAATTATTTTCTTTTGGTCGCTCCAACCAGTGTATTTGTCGTCCAAAGTTTCGTGTATTTGAGGAGCTTCTCCACATTTCTTGTCCAATCTTTCTAATTCTCTTACTACCTCGTATATATCGTCAATTTGCCACATACAAATATCGTATTGACGAAGCGTTACTCTCATCGATTTGATCCATCCTCTCAAGTTTTTGTTGTGAGGATCGTCTGCCATCACAGATATAAACCCTTCTAAGAAGAGAAACTTCCATCCTTCGAAATACCTAGCCATCTTAGCAGCTTGATCGTGTAAAGATTTATCGAGCATAGAAGCTACAAAGTCTTGAGGTTTTTTCTTTTCAACTAAGAAAGTTCTATTCGTGTTTGTGTAATCACCAGCTCTTTCTGAAATTATTTGTCTGCCTCCACAATTAGGACATTCCTCGAAAGGTTTGAAATCAACTTTTTTACACGCTTTACAATGGTAAAATTTTATTTCCGCTTTAATGTAAGGAACTCCTAATTCTTCAAACGCGTCGAAAACGTATTGTTTTTCTCCGCTATCTATCACTATCAAGTTTCATCCTTTTTCTTATTTCGTCTATTAATCTCTTAAAAAACGCGTGGCTAACTGCTTTAAAAAAGGGTTCGTCTTCTCTATCAATCAAGTCTATTATACAAATCTCCAAACCTTTAATCAATTGTCAGTCGTCCATCATTTTAAATTGACCAGAATCAAAATCCCTATTTAAAATCTTTTCGTCCTCTATCATTTACAAAACTCTTTTTCTATTAAACCTAATAACGATATACTTCTACTTTCTACGTGGTAGAATTGTTGTTTATCCGTAGTTTCAGTAGGCTTCATAAATCCAACTGTAATTGTTGTATTTTTAGCTTCTTCTTCAGTAAAACACATGTGAAAAATCAAAAAATGTTTGTTGTTGTTTATTTTTAACGTAAATTCTTTTTTATCCATCCTTCATGCCGAACTCTTCTAATAATTCTTCGTAACTTTCGTGTGGGTATTTTCCTTCTGTTGTTATAACGTGATCCAATCCGTGTGGATTCGGTTCGTATACTTGAGTTATACCAGTAAAGTTTTTTATTTCTCCATTTAAAGCTTTTTTGTATAATCCTTTTGGATCTCTACCAACACAGGTTTCTAATCTACATCGTAGATTAATTAAAACTAACCTCTTCCCAAGAAATTCTCTAAGAAATAATCTCATTGATTCTAGTGGCGTAATAAACGAACAAACAACGTAAATTCCAAATTCAGACACAATTTTTGCTACCCACGCTACTCTTCTTATATTTTCAAATCTATCGTCTAAAGAATAACCAAGATCTTTAGTTAAAAATTTTCTTGTTATATCTCCATCTAATCTTAATACTTGGTGTTCGTCTTTTTGTAATTTTTTAGCAAAGGCATCTGCTAAAGTGGTTTTCCCACTAGCAGACAAACCGTAAAACCAAAAAACTCTTCCTTTACCCAAAATATTCACTCTTTTTTAGTTTGTCTCTTTCTATTATTATTGTATATCTTTCAAAAATCTCATCGTCTGATCGAGCCACCTCAACATAGTAGCCCATCCCTCTTAACTTTCTTGCTAGTTCCATTATTTTTTCCCATATCATAACAAATTTGCAATCCTTTGGCATTTAAAACAAAACGGAGGACACACCCCTTGAGCCTTTAACTTTTTAGGATTAAAAACTCTGTTTTTAATGTAGGCGTATTGCGCTTGTCCTTCGCATATAGAATGTATTCCTTCCTCTTTTAGTAAAGCGACTAAGAGATTTACGCAATCGTCAAATTCTAATCTAACGACACTTTTGAAGTACTTTATTAGTTCCCACCTCAAATAATGTCCTACATAATCCATACTTAAAATGTGTTTTATAGGGTCGCAAAATTCTTCAACTTTCCAACCGTATTTATCAAGTATTTTACAAGCGTCTGGATTATCCTTCAATTGTATAAACAATTGTTTCTTCTTTATTTTATCTTCGTCTATTTCAAAATTGTTAAGACTGAAAATTTCCTCCCCGTAAATAAACCTTTCTCTAAATCTAGGGGTTTCCGCTAAAGAATGAATTTTATTATAAGAAAAACTTAATTCTTCTTCTTTTAATGGAATACAATAACATTTTCTATGCTCTCCAAAATTATAAGAATTTAGAACTCTCATCATTCTACTAGTGTCTCCAACAGTAGCTGGGTCTATATCAAGACCTACTTCTTTTCCTAAAGTAAGCATTCCATCCCTTAATTTTAAAGGGTGTCCTTGTGCTTTGACGATTCCGTAGAATCCTCCTCCACTGAAGACGTACTCTCGCATGTAATTTTTACTTTCACACCATTCAGCAAATCTTCTAATAGATTCGATACCTGCGTCCGTATACGATTCAATTGTTTCTCCGTTAAGCTTGATTGTTTTGTAAGAATCCAAGTCAAGACTAATTCTGGTAATAATTGCGGTAGTGTAGTCAGGGCCCCATCTTGTATAGTTACCAAAACGGTCAAATTTTTCTTCTTGGTCTGTAAACCAATAGATAGAATGGTAGACGTTTGTAAACGACTTGAATCTATTGAAATCCTGTATGGCGTCTCCTTTGGTAGCAAACATTCTTCTAAATGGTTTACGACCGCTAGCACCAGTTTCGATATACACACTTTATTCTTCCTCCCAAATGTGAAAATCTATAACTTTTTCTGGCCACTTTTCTAATGCGTTTATAATCCATTTTTTAAATTCTTCAGCCAGTTTCTTTTTACAATCTTCTTCGTTTTCAAACGCATCAACTCTTGTACCTATTTTCATTACTCTTAAAGTAGCAGACATTAATTTCATTATATTCCCCTAAATTCGTTTTCTATTTCTTTTAAACAATCCTCGTTTCTACTACAATTTACGCATCTATATTTGTTGTACTCTGGTCTCGTTTTCATTCGCCTAATCGGATAATACTTGTCTTCGTTTCTATAAAACCACGATTGTCTTATTTCGTTTATTCTAAACAAAACCGTTTTTAAAGAAGTGTAATTAAATTTCTTTTTTACAACAACAGGGTTTTGTATGTCTGGATCTCCAGTAAGAAAAATTATACCAAGTATTATATCTCCGTGTTCGAAAGATTGAAACTTTTGTGTTTTTTGGTTAAATCTATAAAGTTTATGGTCTATATTTCCTATATATTTTCTTTTCTCGTCGTCTATTTCTTTTTGTTCTTCTTTTGTTGTTCCTAAACCAAATTTTTTCCAATTTCCATCTTCGTCTAAGTACAAATTTTCGATAATAAACTTTCTAACTCTTTCGTCTTTAAAGTTCCATCCTCGTTTTAAGAGATACAGTAAAGCGTAGAAGTGTACTTCAAACATAAACTTAGGTGGAACTTCTACTGAAGTTTCGTCTGCAATATGTTTTCTTCCTTTTAAAACTTTGTTTGGAATTTTTCCAGTTTTGTAATCAGCGACGTATATACCTTCGTCTAAACTCTCGTCTATTTCTAAAAACACTGTGTCAATAGTGCCGTATATCTCAAACTCTTCGCTATAATAAAATTCTTCTACTTCAACTGGCTTAAAATATTTCCAAACCTTAAATTTGTTTCCATTGAACAATTGATATAGATATAAAAATCTATCTGCGTGTATACATGCAAACTTCCAAAATATTCTTTGTAACACTGCAACCTCCCTGTCATATTCTGGAGTTATAGACATACAAATACCATAGAAGTAATACGTAACTGGGTTGTTTTCAGTTCCAATTGTTGGATTAATTTCTAAAGTATAAAGATAATCAAAGTCTAAATTATCCCAAAAACTAGAAAATATAAGGTGCGTATCTGTTCCAACATCACATCTTTTTGTGAAGTCCTCTGGTTTCTCTCCTAATACGTATTTAGTATAAAATAGATAAGGACAAAAGTAAGAATGAGTTTTTATCTTACTTTTTGCTACATGCGGCATTTTTTTGTAATGATAATATCCTCTAGGTTCCACTTTTCTCCTCTTCTTTTATAATTTTCCAGTATCTATTACTAATATCTTCGGTTTTTTCTATCATATATTCGTCTAACCAATTTTTCCAGTCGTTTTCTATTCCTTTTCTTCTCCACTCGTCTCTTCTTATTTCCTTTCCTGGTTCTCTTCCGCTTTTATTTTTGAAAGAATGTTTTATACATAACCTCCTTATACTAGTATCTGGAACTTTTGAATCCAAAAACTTGCAAATTGTTTTGACTTCTTTGTAAGTATCATTCACTAACCAATGATAACAAGTCCAAACATAAGTTTGTTTCACGCTAGGATCGTATTTTTTAGTACTCATCCCCCTCACCATAAGCGGAAATTGTCTTTCGTTGTGGCGCCACGGTAATTCCAAATTAAAGACTGCCTTAACTGCTTCTAAATCAGAAGGAGCGTCTTTAATAATTTTCAACCCTCGACCTGGTGGTTTGTATCGTTGATGAAATGTCCAAGACACCATTCTATCTCTTGGATTCCTAACTATTCCAATAACTTTGTAATCCACTGGTTTTATGTTTTCGTACAATTCCTCTCTAATAACGTGGTGAAATTTCACTATCCTCCGCTCAGCAAACCTTTCTCTCACTGTAGTAGCACAAGTAGGCAAGTCCTTAAAGTCAAGTTCTGCGCTAACTTTCATCCCAAACAATTCAGACAAGAGATAATGAAGCCATCGAGAACCAACTCTCATTTCACTAATTATTATTATTTTCATTTTTATCACATTTTTTTTATGTAAATACTTCCCCCTGTGCTTTTACAAACCAAGGGAAAATCTTCTTCTAATAGAATTTTTAATTTGTGTTGTATATAATGGTTAAAAAACATTATCTTAAAATTTGTATTACTTTCTAAAAAATATCTTAATTCAAATAATTCTGTATATCCCCTCCCCTCTTCTATATATTGTGGTATGTATATCCAGGGATAGAAAATGTCGTGTATGTGAATATAAACGCCTTCGTTTAATATAGGTAATATTTTATGTAAATAAAATCCAACGTCTTCCTCCTTATGCGAAGTATCAATAAATAACAAATCGTTTCTTTTAAGAGAATCAAAAATTCTCAAATTAACGTTTTCTAATTTATTATTAATTTTACCTTGATTGTTTGGTATATATCTTTTCATTTTGGTGTCGTTTTTGTCTATAAAAAGACAATCTATGTTGTTGTTAAAATACTTTTTATTAACAAACATTAATATCTTAGACGAATTACCAACACCTACTTCTATAACTCTTTTTGGTTTTATTAAACGCAAAAAACAATAATAAAAAATCCCATCACAATAAGAAAAATCACTGTGAGGAAAAAAAGTTAAGAAATGTTGTGGCATTTCGTCATAATATCTTTTAAATTGTGCCAATAAATGTACTTGCGTTTGTACGTTTAAATCTATATTTTCTCTATAAGACACCACAATTCAGCCGCTATTTTTGGGTGAAATTTAGTTCCTAAAAAAACAAATAGTTCGATATCGTCTCTAAAATAATATTGCATTTCTTTAAGTGGAAGAGGTTTAAATAAAAAACCACCGTTATCAATAACTTCGTATTTTCCTCCAGTTTTCCACTCTAATTCTTCTATAAATTGATAATCGTACATGTGCCTATGTCCACTCTTAATGTCACTTTCAGAAAGGTCGTAAGGAGTTTTTATTAATCCAAGTTCAGCTCCTAATATTCTATTAAGAGACCTAGCGTTTGGATACAAAATAAATATTTTTCCTTTTGGATTTAAGAGTTTATATAAATTATTAAGAACGGCATAAGGAGAATGTAAATGCTCTATTGTTCTAACCATTAACACAAAATCGTATTTATGGCTTGTGTGTTTTACAAATCCTTCTATATCACACGTTACATACATAGTGCCAGGTATTTCTTCTTGGCTAAGAAAATTTGTGTCAACTAACACCATAGTTTTGAAATTTAATTTTTTTGCCATGTCTCCGCTCATTGCACCTAAATCCAACGCGTCCATATCTGGAGTTATAAATTCGTTTATTTTATCAATTGTCATTTCCCAAAGTTTTTTTTCGTAAATTGTAGTGTTGTATTCTGAAAAATCCCCTTCCATATAATCACCAATAACTGTTTACAACTTCTTTAACTGTTTCGTCGAAATTGTTTTGTAAATTTTTTATTAATCTATCGTTTGATGTATGATTCAAAATCTTCTTCTCTTGCTTCTCTTTTATTGAATGTCTTCCTCCATGATGTTTATGGTCTAACTTTTTAGGATGAAGAACTACTTTTTGTTTAAATACTCTTGCAGCTAACATTAAATAATAAGAATGTTCTCCTAAATAATAAGACATTCTTTCGTCTATACCTCTTCCTTTTATTAAGAAAGGTCTGTAACAAACTTCTATTGTTCCATTTCTACCAGTGTGTCTACCGTTTTTATCTAATATTTTAACTAAAAATCTAAGAGTAATTTTTTTAGGATCGTGATCTTTATAATAATCGAGTATTAATTGAGCAAAATTAAGAGGATAAATAACGTCCATAGGAATCCTCACAAATAAGTCGTTCTTTGCTTCAAATATTGATTTGTTAGTCATTTTAGACATGTGGAAATAAACGTTTGGTGTTTTTTCTATTCTAAAAAATCTAAAACCGTAACTTTTTACTACTTGTTCTATATTATCTGTACTACTGTAGTCTACAACTATAATATCGTCGCTTTGTCCTTTTATACTATCGAAGACCTGTTTAACCCATTTAATTCCTCGTTGTTTTATTATATCAAAAGTGTAAAACGAAAAAGTAATTTTCATAATATCATATCACTAGAAAATGTTTGCTTTTTAAATATATCGTTCCAATTATACAACAAATGGTACTTTTCTAATATTTGTTTTGGCGCTTCTAAAGAGGCCAAAAGAAAACCGTAATCGTTATTGATTTGAAAAAATAACCAATAACTATCATATACGTCGTAGACTTTTGCAGAAACTGTATTTGTTTCTAAAAAGTTTAGTATCTCTACGATTTTATTTAAATCGAAATATCCATCTCCAAACTTCAACATTTGCTGTCTATCGTCGCGTTTTGGTATTTCGTTAATTAAATATTCTTCTATGTCTTCGTTTCCGTATTCCTTAAAGAATTTCTTCAAATCGAGTAATCCTACAACTGTTCCAGCGCTTGCCGTTATTACGGCTTCGTTCGTGATTGGTTCTAAAGTTTCTCCGAAATGTACATTAAACCGCTTTCTTGTAGATTCCTTCTTCTTTATCAAAAACTATATTACCTTTATTGAATTCGTTTAAAGCTAATTCCAATCCCATTTTAAACAAAGAAGACTGCGCTAATTGATGAGTAGAATGATTACAAATGAATAAATTATCTAATCTATTGTCGTGTTTATCGAAGTTTATGTGGTGTATTTCTTCACCTTTTTTAAGATATCGTCCTAAATGTTTCTCCATAACTAAAACTTGTTCTTTCACATATCCTTTATGATTTTTTGGGTGATCTACGCATCTTATCCATCTATATCCATTTTTTACGTTCCAGACTCCACCTTTCCATTGTGGGTGTTTTTCTCCAATGTTTAATTTATGTCCTTTTACAAATTTAGTCATTTCGCTTTCTTCCAAAAAGGTTCGTCTTTCACAAAAGCGTCGTAATCTATATAAAACACGTCCGCAAGTATCCAGAGAAAAGGTTGTGGTTTGTAACACAAAACTGTTATTTTCTTGTGCATGTTGTAAGCCCACACTAGTTCTATTGGAGTGCCAATCATTGTAATGTCTTTTGGAAACCATCCAAAATATTCGTGGCAATGTTTAACCATGTCGTAGTCTTTATCAACAATGTCTTTAGCGAAATCATAAGTAGGGTTTTCGTAATAATGGTTTACACCATATTTTTCGTTTAGTCTATCCTCTTCTTTAAAAGGATTAATTACTTTATAATTTCTTCCTTCTAAGATTCTTTCGATCATTTCTTCTCTTTTGGAGTGCCATTTGTCGAAAGGGTGGGCAAAATATATAGTTCTTTTTTCTTTAAACCTCGCTGGATGGTCGACAGTCTTTGCGTATATATCTTCGTTTGCTTGTTTGTAAGACAATTTCTCACCTTTTTCTAAAATTCCTTTAGGGTTTATTTGTTTTGTGAAGTTCATAAATTATCCTCGTTGTATAGTTTTCCTACCATTATTCCTTTTACGTCTTTTGCTACTATCAAATCCATACCCATTACTTTTGTTCCAACCGTTTTAGCTGTCGTGTCTTTTATTAAAACTAAACTATCTAAAATTTCCAATTCTACTTGTTCGTACTCGTCGTCGTTTATTATTAAGTGGGTAGGTTCAAAACCAAATCTATGTTTAAATTTCTCCTTTAAGAAGAAAATTTTTTTTAAATAACTCATAATATCATATCGTCTCCTATTTTATCTTTTTTATCGTAATAATCCATCGTTGGAGTTTTCTTAGGATCGAAATTCCTAATCACGTATTCGATATCTCTCGACTTTTCTCCTCCAACACAATAAGAAGAAGCGTTTACTCTCTCCACTTCTTGATAATACCAGTCTTCGTGGTGAAAATATTCTTTACTATCAACTGTGAGAACGAAAAGAGCGCGTTTTAAATCGTAAAGTATTTCTCTTAAATCCTCAAAGTCTTGCGCGCCCCAAGCGTTTTCGTCTGTATCCATTCCAGACATCTCTTCGTAAAGCTTTCCTCCTTTGAAATAAGGAGGGTCTAAGAAAAAAAGAACGCCTTCTTTATCTGCTCTCTTCATTAGATCTCTGAAGTCTTGACACTCAAATTGTACGAACTTTATTCGCTCGTAATACTCGTTGATGTTTTTTAATTTGTTAAGATAAGGGTGATGCCAGTGTTCTTTTCCAGTAAACGACATTCCGTGGTAGCAATTGTTCATTTGAGAGAACGAGTGATGATTCACGTAATAAAATCTCATAGCGTCTTCTATTGGATTTTCCGCTATGTTGTCTTTAAACTCGTCGAATAATTGTCGACTATCTATTCCACCCTCGTTTCTACAATAATCAACGAACTCTCTTCTTGCACTCTTAATTACTTTCCACATGTTCACGAGTCGAGAGTTTATATCGTTGAACACTTCTATTTCAGAAGGAACTTTGTTAAACAAAACCACACCAGACCCTCCAAACACTTCTATGAAAGTTGTGTGGACAGGGAAAGGCAAAAAATGTTTAAGGAGATTGTATTTTCCTCCGTACCAACCAATAATGGATTGACCTTTTCTCATTTTATAAAATCTTCTACTATTGATCTAATAATAAAACCACACATACAACTTCTACAACCAAATACCTGGCGTCCTTCTTTTGTTCTTCCAACTTTTATTACTTTTTCGCTTCCACACACTGGACAATATTCAACTTCTTTCATAACAATATCAACTTCTTTTCCCAATCTTCGTGGTATTTCTTAAAATGTTTTATTGTATTTTCAGTGCCTCCTGTTCTATCTGGAGATATAATAGCAATTAAATAGTCTAAAGGTTCCTTTGCTATTTTCTCGTTTCTTTTGTAACATTCTTGTACAAATTCGTGATAAGGTAACCAACCTCTTGGTATATTTTTTGATTTTACTTCTAATTCTATGTTGTGTTCTTTAGCTATTTTTCTTGCAAAATAGTCTCCGCCTCGTGTACAATCACCAGTAACTATTTTTGTTACTTTTCCAAAATTATGTGTTAACCAGCCTAATTTTGCCATAAGACTGTAATAAGCTTGTTCGTCGTGTCTTCTTCTGCTACCAACTATTCCAATTATCATTCTTCAAAATCTCCTATACTTATTTTAAATCCACAGCCGTGCACGTTTATGCCGAAGTAATGTCCTTGACAAACGTATTCCATATCTATCGCGTCGTAAATTAATGGCAGTCCGCATTTCGGACAATAATAAAATCCAAACCTTCTATCTTTTTCTAACTTCATTTTTAAAATCAATCCAAATTCTTTCTTTATAACACACTTCGTCTTTAAAAATCATACCACAATAATCACATACATACAAATTAAAACAATGATCTGTTATTTGATCGTCGTCCCAACACCACATAAATTTCATTTCTTCTCCGCATTTACACTTTGTCATAACTTTCACAAATCGTTTTTCCTTTTTTACAATTGTATTTATTGTTAAAAATTACGATAGCAGAAGGGAAAGGAGCGCTTGATGGTTCTCCTCCGTTTCCATAAGAAGGAAGAGTTCTATTCCAAAATTTTAACCTTCCTTTTATGAACCTTATGGTTCCTTTCATACAATAATCGTGCCACCATCGAGTGTCTGTTCTCGCTGGTACTAAACAAACAACAATAGCTCCTTTTTGATATTCTTCGTACGCTTTTTTTATCCACTTACCAATGCTTCTTCCGTAAGGGGGGTTCATAAACACTATTTCAAAGTGCCAACTCCTAGACAGTCCATCTTCTTCTTTAGTGAAGTATCTATTACATTTGTGGTTTTCGTGAGTTGCGCAAGGGTCTAACGTGAAACCGAATTCTTCGTTTAATTCGTCGAAAAGCCATTGAGGAGTTTCCCACTCGTCTGATTTAGAGCTAAACAAGGATTTATTTATCAATTTCGTTCATTCTTCTATTTAAATCAGAAATCCAAAACTGGATTAGTTTTATTTCTGCTCTTAGACTAGGTTTTGGTTCGTCTACAAACCCTTTCATGGAGCAACCCATTATACAATCTACGGGTTTTTCTCCAAACACTTCTTCTTCTAATTTTTTTACTCTTTCTTCTAAATCACTCATTTCTTTTCCACAACATTTATCGTTCATAATATCATATCATTGCTTATTTCTGATTCTGCTTTTAATTTATAAAAGTCTGTATCTATTAAACTAAGAAAAGGCTCGGCCTTGAGATAAACTTGACTTCTTTTTAAGTCTTTGTAATTTGGTACGAATCCTTCTTCTTTAATTTTTTCTATATCTTCTTCGTCAAACGACAAAACTAATTCGTTTCCTTTGTAGGGAGAAACAAACTTACCGTTTAACTTTTTTGGAAATTTCTCAAAAGGTATAATGTAAGGGTTATCGCCAGGATTAAATATTTTGTTAAAATAATCTCTTGCGTTTCTTGCTCCCCTAGAATTATAGTGACCAACTACATATTCGTCCATGTCGTTGTTCAAAGCTCCTTTCGGGGCTATGTAATCCCAAGGAAATTTCTCAAAATTGTCGTCTATAACTTTCATTAACAACTTAAAATCACTAGGAATATCTTCTGAATCTAATAAGATATTCACTAACACTTCTTGCATGTCTGCCGAAAACCTAGAAGTGTTTCTTTTCTTCATGGATATACCTTTAATCTCTAATTGAGGTGTGTCTAATCTAGTTCCATCCATCCACACGTTTCTCTTCACGTAATTTTTTGCCGCTTTAACTAAGAATTTATCCGAGATAGATTCTAAACCAACCTTCATAGTGTGGTCTTGTATGTTGTAGACTTCTCTTAAATAGTCGTCTATTGCGGTGTTAATATGTTTTACTAACATTGCTGCTTCCCATTCTGCACTTAATAAATTATCAGATTTTAGGATAGGAAAACAGGAATCTGTGTCTCCTCCCACTATCTCGTAGCCAAAATTCCTAACAACGTTCATCATTTTCTTAGTTAAATCTTGACACATAACAGTACAAGAGTTAAAAACGAATTGAGAATAATTTCGATCCGCTCTTAGACCCATTATTCCGAACCCACCATTCGTGAAAGTTTTTATTCTAAATTGTTTACCATCTAACAATTTATAAAACGGATCTTCTGAATTTTTCACTTTCTTAAGGTATTCTTTCGCTCTTTGTTGAGCGCGAATTCTATAACTTAACCATTTAGAGAATTTCTTTTTGTTTACGGATTCTATATCTTTTCTAAAGAAACCAATTGGAGTTTCTATAAGGAATTTTCTATTCCATTTTTCGCCGTTTTCATCCCAAACCCATTCGTCGTCGTATTTTTTTATTTTAATAGCAGTCCTTATTCCAGCGTTTGAACTCATAATAGCGTTTGGATATTGCTTATTAAAATCTATCGTTGCCACCCATACAAACATTCCTTTTCTTAAAGGAGGCGGAACATATCCTCCTACCTTTTTACCAACATCGTGTAGTGAATTATATTCTACAATTTCTCCTCTTCTTTTAGCAACTTCTTCTAAGTCTTTAAGAGTTATCGTAAATTTATCTCCTATCTGTTCTTTTGGTTTTAACGGTAATCTCTCCCATTGTTGGTATTTCGTGTCAAAAACCATTTTATCTCTAAAATCTCTTATTGTGTCGTGGTCGTGCATTTTAGAGGAATAAATACCGTCTTCTGGAGGAGCTACGACTAACTCAGCTTGTTCGAATTGATCTTGAACTAAATTAAACTTCTCATTAAGAAGAACTAAACCTTCAACATCAACAAGATTATAATCAAGAAGTTTTTTGCAATTCATTTCTCTTTGTCTTTACGTATTTCCAAATATTTTCAAATACAAAATAATTTATTGTTTTAAAAACTTCAAGTATAATAGTTATTGTAGTCGTTATTTGAGGATTTCCAGTTACTAAAAAAACTATTGTACTAGTTAATAAAACACTCCAAATTCTATACAGTATCGACTTTAAGATCGTTTTTTTCATTTGTTATACCTTTAAATTCATAACCACATGCTGGACATCTTAGAACGTAATATTCTTCAGTCCACTCCACTATCGCTAAAACGTCTTTTCCACACTTACAACGGATAATACTTATCTTCAACACCTAATATAAATTTATCGTAATAACACTTACTACAAAAATACACGTTTCTTGGATCGTGCATGTTTAACTTGAAAAATTTAAAACACCTAATACAGAGGTGTTCTTGTTGTTTCCACTTTTCTCTTTTTTCCCACTTGTCGCAAGTATCAGTATCGTAAGTCCAAGTTAAACATATTTCTGCTCCTTTGGAACAAAACCCTTCTATTCTTTCGTACTGGTGCCAAAATTGACACGTTTTACACTGATTCTGCATATCTAAGATCTAAATCACTTCCACAATGTTCGCATATAAAATCTCTACCACCTAACGAAACGACGTGTTTACCATGAATACTTTTTACGATCATTAATTCAGTAGCACTCGTCATAAAATAAGTGTATTTTTTACAATACTGACATTCAAATCTCGCTATGTTCAAGGTAAATTGCCTTTTTTTCTTCTCTCCATTTCTTTTTCTATGATTTTAATTCCTTTACTAATAAGAGAATTTTCTTTTTTCAATTTAAAAATTTTTTCTCTGTTCCCTTTTCTTTTGTTTAACTCTTGTTTGTACATTTTTTCGAGTTCTTTGTCTGTTGCGTTGTAAGCTTTATTCCAAAATTGACCAAGAGCAATTTCCCTAGCCAATCCTTCTAAGCCTAACTTTTTCATATAATTTTTTCACCAAATTTTCTTTCTTTTTAGTGCCAACTAATTCTGGATTCGTAGGATCGTAATTAGAAGATAGATTATTCTTCCACATCTCCCATATTTGTTCTTTGTGAGGAACCTTACCAAATCCTAAGAAATAACTCATGTATCCTTGTAGGTTTCCTTCTCTAAAATCGTTAAACTTCTTATGATACATAAAAATTTCGTTCGTATAAATCCAATCTATTTGACAAACGCCGTCTATTACGACGCTTTGTTGATTGCCGTGAGACCTAAACCTCACACCTTTTAAATGGTTAGGTATAGGACTTAATTTCTGAATCTCGTCGAGCAAATCTAATTGTTTCGCTCTGTGATAAAGGTAAAGCATGTCAAAGCCGTTAAACCAATACTTACGAGAATATCCTTTCTTAGTAGAAATTTTATATCCTCCTTCTGTATTAAAACCGTATTGAGCGTCTGGTCTAATAAGAGAATACCAATTAAAATAACTCTTCAACGTGTCTATTTCGTTGTCGTGAGAATGATTTATTACCGTGTTTATTTTATCGTATTCTTTATATCCTTTCAACGCTGGCACGTAATATTCTCCTCTTCTATTCCACTCGTTAGAGTTTATAATATTTACGCCATAAGGATGCCAGAAAAACCTATTGTAGGTTTCTGTGTAAGAATCGTACGCAGTTATGCTTATTATTTCACACTTTTCTGCGTCTTTGTAACCGTTAAAATTAGGGAAGACTGGTTCCGCGTTTGTTTCTATATCCCACGCTACAAATCTCACTGGAACGTAGAAGTGTTCGTCTTCTGAAAGTTCTGATATGTCGTCAACTTCCAACCATCTTTCTGTGTAATCGTCTGGAACGTTTATATAAGGAGTTCTTATTCCCATTTTTTCGATACACATTTTTTCCCATTTAACGTCTGATAAATAACTATGAGTAAACAACTTTCTCAATTTTTTAACTTGCCAAGGGAAAGTCGTGTAACAAACTATTGTCTCTTCTCCATAATTAGAATTAGGAGCTTTATCAATTTTTATTATTTCTTCTTGCTCTTCTGCTATCATTCTTTCTGCCGCTGGTACGTACATTTCTGGAGCAAGATTTTTTTTATCACACATAAAAACAGTGTGAAATTTCCACTCCTTATCTCTACAAAAAAATAAGAGAATTGGAGCGTTGTACTTCTCTATATCACTATTGTTATTGTAGTACGAATAATTAACGATTTTTAGGTGCATAATTTCTACAACTACCAGATTTGTTTTTCTCTTCTTTAAAAAGATCTACGCAACTTTTGCTATACATACAAGTTTCGCATATTTCGAAACAAGGATCACCGTACTTATCCATTCCTCCTATAATTCCGTCGTATTTACCCATCCTTATCAATCCTATAAGTCATATAAGATACGCTTATTAACATTGCTAATCCAAAAAATAACCACATCCATATATTAGAATCTTCTAGGTACATCAAGGAGTTAAGAATAATAACCATTGGAATCAACGCAATTACGATTAATAAGTTTGTCAAAAAACTTCTAAGAAAACTTATCCCCATAATACGCCCCTTCCATAACAAGTTCTGCATGGTACTTCTCCTGCTTCAGCACTTGTTCCTCTCAAATCAGCGTAAAAACTTGCTTGTACTGTTCCACATCCATTACAAACTGGACAAAGGTAAGGCTTAACAGGTGGTGTTGGATACCAAAACCCACCGTTGAAACTGTATTGTGACTTTTCCTCTCCATATTGCGTGTTTTCCTGTTTCTTGCTCATATTTTTCCACGTCTTTTTGACAAAATTTAAAATCTTTTGTAGAAAGAGGATGGTATTTTTTCCTCTTCTTTTTGTTCCAAGCTTCTAAAATTAATTTATCGCTCGGGAATTTCTTCTTCTTCTTCATACAATACACCGTCCTTGTCCTGCGAACCAATTGAAAGTATCTGATAAAAATTTGCGTCCATAGTTTCTATTCTTAAAACAACTGTATCTTCACTAGTCTTCCTAAAATTAAGAATAATTTCGTCTTGTAAGTTAGGAACAATTCCTTGTAAAGCAGAAAATTTAACTGAAAAATCAATAATTTCTTTTCCTATGTTTTCAAATGGAACTCTGTGTTTTGATTGATTTGTTGAGTTAGGAGTTCCGCTCCATATTTCTATGTTTTCTCCCTCAGAAATTATAATTGTGTTGTTGTCTTTTGTTAAAGTTACAGCGTCTGCTACGAACTTTTTGAGATCGTCTTTTTTAACTTTTATTCTCATTGGATAAATTGCGCTAGCGGTTCCTAGCGTAATCCTCCAAACACCAATTCCTTCTTGAGAAACTAAATCGTGACTATCTTTCCAAGCATTAAGTTCTTTTTCTTTGTTAGTTATTTCGTCTAACGCTTTATCTCCAACAATTCTTCGTTTATACCAATCCCCTTCTTGACTTTCTATGTAAATAGCGTCTCCATCACAACTAACAATAATTGGTTTAGCTCCATCTAAATTTTTGAAAATAGTATCGAATACTGATTTGTCAGTTATTTCTATAATACCTCCTTCTTCTACTTTCGCTCCTATTGAAGCAAGTTGTTTTATTTTGTTAAAATAAGTGTCGAGACTTAACACTCTTAACTTGTTTTCTTTGTCGTCGACTTCAATAAAAAAAGCAGAAAAAAGAGGAGCGTCTACTTTACCCTTCGATTTAAACTGCAAAGTACCTTTACAAGAAACTGCGTCCAAAAATTTTTTGAAATCCTTCGTTTTTATAGTAAATTTTACCATATTATTCCGCTTCTTCTAATAATTTTTTTATTTTTTCTATTGTTGATTCAAATCTTGCTTCATTTGTTATAGTTATTGTGATATCTTCGTTTTGATTGTGAAGTGGCTTACGTATTCTATACTTATCTGTGTAGTCGTAAGTTGGTTCGTCATGCCAATTATAAATCAACAAATTAAACGTTTTTCTTACCATAGATCTTCCTCCTCCACATCTCCTCCCATAAGATAGGGCGCCATGTGTTCTATAAACTTGAATATTGCTGTTCTTTTCTTTAATGGATAGTAAATTCCAGAATTTTCTGCGGCTAAGAGACTTTTGTATCTACCATTAACTAAGTCAAAATAAGCAAGGCCATCTGCGTCTCTTTTAATCCACCACAATTGATCTAAGTTAAAGGCGTTGTCTCCAGAACCCTCGGCCCATTTAAAACTATACGGACTTGCTTTTGGATTTTTCTTTAGAGCCGCATTATACCAATGTTCTGGTTTTTCTATGACTTTTACTGTATCTATCTGCCACCCTGGATAATTCCTCTTCTTCTTCATAGTTTCGCTCCACCAAGCGTTTCTTATTTGCCACTGATTTTGATTCTCTACTTTAGAGAACATATCAGCTTCAAAAGTCGCTTCGTAAACAACAGAAAACATGTCGTTCAATACTTCGTAATAAGAGCTTATAGAGTCTATAATAAAAAGAGTTTCTTCGTTAAAATCTTCTATTGCTAATTGTATAGCGTCTTCAACTTCTCTTTTTGCTTTAAAGAGTTCTTCGCTTCTAGCGTTAACTATGCTACCGTTTTTCATTTTTGTTTGTCTTTTTGGAATAGAAATTGTGTGGTATTCTATAATAGGTTTTAGAGGTTTTAACAAATCAGAAAAAGTACCTTTTTGAGACAACTTATGAAAAGAGTTATCTAAATCAAGTATTCTTATAGCTGAAACTTCTGGCATGTATCCTCCTTTCAATAATTTTATTGAGTTTGGATACAATTCTGGATCTAATTTGTCGACATATTTACTATTAAACATTCCAAACAAAGCCGCCATTAAAGATTTACCTAAATGTTCTTCTCCTAAGATAGCAAGATTAAGACCATATCTTGTGTCCTCTGTTATTTTCTTATATACTATTTTTTCTCTTATTGTATCGTCTTGTTTAGCTTCTGTTTGCTTTGCTTGGGTATATTTAGCAAATCCCATTATAAATCACCAGTTAATTCTTTCGGAAAAACTATCTTTTCGTAGTTAATCAAAGTTTTATATCCACAAATATTTATTCTTAAATCTGGATCGTCTGCGTCTTGAATAGTTTCTCTACTTTCTCTATCGTATTTAGTATTACCTCTTCCAGTTTTAACGCAAATTAATATGTCTGCTGGTGTTGGAATATCCATAGGTAAATGTTCGTCGTAATTAACGTAATGAGATTCCTCTCCAGTCGAATCGTGTTGAATTACTGCTGGATTATAGGTTTCCTTAAATTCTCTTTTACCTAAGTAAGTAACTTGGTCTATGACACAATATTCGTCCCAGTGCGTAACGTCCCATCCACTGTCTCTTTTAAGAACTTTTTCCTTACCAGTTTTTTTATCTATTACTTTAACTACCCTCCTATCTAAGTGCCATTGTTTTATATCTGCTAATTCGATTATTGGAACTAAATCCTTTTGTTCTTTTCCTTTTGCTTCTTGTTGAAGCATAAACGAACCATTAACAGATTCTATTAATTGAACAACGTCAATTTCTTCACCTGGCTCTTCAAATAAGATAGGTTTGCTTCTTGCGTTTACAACGTAACATTCGTCGTTGCTTAAAGTTTCGTTTAATTGAACTTTCATTTTGTAAATCCTAAAAAAGTCTAAGTGTTTACACACAAATTGACCACTACCAGGATTACCTGCGTCTCCAAAAAATCTAACTTGGACTTTCTTTGTTAAGTCTGGAGTATCTTCAAAAAATCCAAGACCAAACATTGTAGTCTTCCAATTGGGATACAATGGTCTCGACCATTGCCAATTTTCTGTTCCTCCTCCTTCTGCGTTTTCGTCGTCTTCTTTTCCTAAATGTGTTCTAAAGTCTCTACAAATAGGATTAATGTTCGTTGCTGCGTCCCATAATTCTCCTTTAGTTGGTATAAATTCACCATCTACTTCTACGTATTCTTCTATCGAAATGAGCGGCTTCTTTTTGATACAATGAATTTTTCCTTCATCTATTACCTTCTTTCTACTTTCTGGATTGTTCCAGAACTCCTCAAGAATCTTTTCTCTTGTGGAGGCGTTCGTGTCTCTACTAGGATCTTTGCCAAAGAATATAACATTAATTTCTTTACCAATTTCAGATTGAGCTTGAGTTAATTTTGCTCTAACTGCGTGAAGAGCCGCTACGCTTAAAGAAGGTTCCTTTTTTCCAGTTTCTGCCGCTAGTTTATTTTTCGCCCATTCAAATAGTTCTACTATCTTTTCAAAGTCCTTGTTAAAAGACTTTGCTAAATTTTCTAATAGTTTTTTCATTTGTGCTTCCATAATTCATCAATAATATTTTTTAATTCCTTTTCTAATTTTTGTTAGCATAATATCTGGTTTTTTCCAGATTTTGTTGTCTATTTCCTGACAACTATTTGATTTTACCAAAATATTTTTTATTTTGGTTTTATATTCGTTTGGATAATCTAACAAAATAATATACCCACCGTGTATAAGATTGTTTTTTACAACACTGTCTAATCTCACATTCCAACTTTTTAAGGTTTCTTTTTTACCAGTAAATAAACTAACAAAACCTAAATATTGTGGAGTGTACAATCTTTCTTTTCTATATATCGAGTCAACAATCGTTGAAAACTTTTGGTTCCTCAATTCTTCTCTTATAAATTTTACTTCCATCGTTTTTAAATTTAATTTCTTTATGTAATCACGCAAATTATCAAAAATATAATTTAGTCTCTCTAAATTTAAATTAACCTTCTTAAATTTCATTTGGTCGTCAATGTTTTTTTCTATTTCACTACTTAACAAGAAAGCTATTATTTTTTTGTGATTATCGTCAAATTCTATTTGATACAATTTATCTATCAATTCAGCAGTTTCTTTGTTAAACAAATGAGAAAACAACGAATAATACTTACTTGTTTTAACTATTCCAGTTATGTCGTCGTCTATTTTATTCTTAATGTAATTAAGAGTATATTCGCTAGGTAAGTCACGTATAATAAATTCGCTAAAAATTCCCCAGCAATGGTACATTGGAGCAATATAAACTTCTTTGTCTAACTCACAAAGGAATTCTATTACGCCTATATCGTGTCCAAAAGGTACTAAGACTGGGGAACTAATCCTCACAGTCATCTTAAAAACTAAAGTGTGGTCTTCCTTCTTTTACTATCCAATATAAATGAATCCATTTTGGAGGAATATAGTGACAAATTTCTTCGTTGTCGAAAATACGATGTCCTCCAGACTCACTAACGTGTAACTTCAAAGGATTATAAATATAAACTGTACAACCTCCAGGAAAAATATATGCTCTGAATTCTTCAGTGCTTATATCCTTCCAGTCGTAATCAGTCGTGTGTCTAAATTTATTGTTCTCTAGTATTGTTTCGTTTATAGGTATTCCACTATTAAACATATCGTCTTCTTCTGGCATTTATTTCAACTTAATTATTATTTTGGTAATTTTAAGTTTTGGTATTTTTTGCATTTTACCTCTCATTCCTTCGATGATTAAATCTTCTACCAAGCCGCTATTTCTTATCCAAGACATGTGGTTAGTTATCGAAGTAGGACTCCTACTAATAGCTTTTGCTATCGCTCCGTAATTTAATTTTTCGTCGTCGTCGTCGGCAATTAATTTAAGAATTTCCAACCTCTTTAAGTCCGCTAAGGCTTTTGCAATTTTTTTCAACTTAACGTTGTCTGCTTTATTACCAATTTCAATTTCTAATTCCATTTTAATCCTCTTCTAATAATGAAAACAAGTAATTTATTTGAATAATTTCGCTACTATACATCCTTAATCTAGCGTCTACTTTTGCAAACGCTTTAGAATACTTAAGAGAATTATCACCTAATAAATCGTAATATTCCTCTAAAAAATCTCTTACGTCAAACGCTTCTTGTCTATATATCTCAAAAAAAGTTGCTCTTGGATTTTCTGATTCGTAAACTCTTTGAGCTACGCTCCTACCAGTTTGTTCGTAAATCTTATACAAGTGATCCGTTGTTATAGGGTTTTCGTATCCACGAAGAGCTTCTAAACAATCGTTTAGCATGTGTCTTAAATCCCCTTTATAATATTCTGCTATATTTTTAGACATTACTTCTGGGAAGTCGAATTCTACTCCTTCCTTATTAGCTATATCCAAAAATAACTTAGCTGATTGTTCAGTCGTAGGTCTTTTAAAAAAGAACGTAGCGCAACGAGAAATTAAAGCTGGTTCTTTTATACCAGATATGTTGTTTAAACATAAAATAAACTTACACCTATCTTCGTTCTTTTCTATAACTGGTCTAAGAGCGTGTTGAAATTCTCGAGTAGAAGAATCAACCTCGTCTAATAAGATAAATCTACAAGGGCTACCGCTTTCTGGTTTTGTTCTCGCAAATTCTTCTATTCTATCTCTTACTGTATCTATTCCTCTTTCGCTTGAAGCGTTTAGTTCTCTAAAGTCCTTATCTCCTTCGTTTGTATTAATATGAATCGGTCTTCCAAGAACTGTTCTTGCTACTAATAACGCCATAGTTGTTTTGCCACACCCTGGAGGCCCAACAAACATAAGATGAGGAATATCGCCAACTTCTAAAAGAGCTTTTATATCTTTTACTATTTGTTCGTTTCCTATAAACTCGTCGAAAGTTCGAGGACGATACTTTCTATCAAGATTCATGGTTCGCTCAAACCTTTAATGTAATTTCTACATCTTTCTAATTCATTTGTTAATCTTTGTATTTGAGCTTCTAATGTTTTTATAGCGTCTTTTAAAATAGCGTTTTCTTTTTTATATTTTTTAACCAATTTAGATGAAAATTTGTTACTCATCTTTTTCTTCCGTTTTTTCTTTAAGCCACTGTTGATATTGAGAAGTTTCTTTCTCGTTTTTCAAGGCTAGTTCACCAGTTTCCTCTTCGTATTCTTTGTAAAAAGGATCGAATTTTGCTCTTTCTACATCCAACCAATTTTTGAAGGCTTTTGTTTCTTTACCGTGGTAGACAGCTTTCTTATTTTTGTTAGATTTCTCAAATTGTTGATATAACTGATGTCTAACTTCTTTTGTCGATTCGTCTTTTTTTGGTATAAGACTAAGCTCTTCGCTTCTTTCTAATTCGTCTAAAACGTCGCTTGTTCTATCTGGATCTTCGTCTTTAATAACTTTTTGCTGTCTAAACAAAATTTCGTTTGCGACATGAGAAGGTGCCTCTAATAAATCCTCACTAGGTTCGTTAGTTAAATCGTAAATTTCGTCGTCTCTAAATTCTTCTTGTTCTGGTTCCTCAAATCCTTGCTCGTCTAAAGGAATTTCGTCAATTGTTTCTGCTTTTCTTATTGTAAATTTTTTCTTTTTCGGCTCTCCTTTTCCTTTTCTAAAGACGTAACATCCACCATAAGGTAAATCTGGATGTTCTGCAGTTCCACAATAAATCCATCCGACTGCTCCTAACCTATCAAAATAATCTAAAAACGCTTTTATCGTATCTCTTGTATCTAGTTGTATAGCACCTATTGGGCCTCTATACCCCTGCGCTCTCCTTTCTTGAATTGTTTGTTCTCTTGCTTCTCTTAATATCGCTTGTGGCGTTACAAATCTGTACAAATATGCCATAATGTTTCTTCACCCATTATTTCGTCTATTTTTTTATATAAATCTTTTATTGTTCCAAAATTATAAATTTCTTTGTCTACTTCTATGTCGTCCATTTCGGTTTCGCTTGCGTGTAACTCATGCGAATCTCCGAGATTTCTATGTATTCTTATTAATTTTCCTCCAAGTTTTTTGATTTCTTCGGCTTCGTGTTTAAACCTCACATCAGAAATTACGACGTTAAATTTAAGGTATTTAATGTCGTCTATCTCGTCTGGAATAGGTTCTGTATACCATTGTATAAATCTATATATCCACAATTTTCTTGGAGGGATCGTTTTCACAAGTTCTGGTATGTGGTTGTAAATATCGTACTGAAAAAGTTCTGTACCAAAAACTTGTAATAATTTTCTTGGAGTTATTCCGTACCTGTCGTCTATCTCGTCTTTCTCTTTTCCCCACAATTGTTTGTTGGAAAGTAAGAAAATATCTTTACATGCTCTCTTCATTGGATCTGCAAGAGAGTATTTAATAAAGTCGTAATTTTTTACTAAATAATCGGCAACAGTGTCTTTACCACTCCGTTTTTTTCCGATTAAACCAATTAACATAGTAATTAACTCGTTAAAAAATGAAAATAAAAAATGAAATTTATCTCGTTACGTCTGATTTTAAGATAAATTCTCCTTTAAGAATAGTGTAAACTTTGTTGTTGCTGAGAGTAACTTGAAAATCGAACCAATATTTGCTTGGTCTCATCTCGTTTGTGTTTGTTGGAATTAAAAACATCTTAAATTTGCCGTCCGTTCCGTCTGTTGAATAGGTTATTTGTGTACTATCACCAGACGCTTTTTCGTTTTTTCTTTCGATTTCTATATTACTATTCTCTTTTAAATTTGCTCTTACTGTAAAAACTATTTCAGAATCGCTAATATCCACAGCAGTACCGTTTTCGTCGACAACGGTGATTTCTGCCGAATAATTGTCTCCTCTAAACATTTCAATTGTTGTTGTACTACTCATCTATCTCAGCCTCTAACCCTTCTATTTCCACTAAAATACCAATATATTGTTCTTCTTGAACTAATAATCCTTGTAGAGATTCTATTTCTACCAATAATCCTTCTAAATCTTTCACAATTTGTAAACCTCCAACCCCTCCTCCACCCCTAAATCCTCTTGATGCGTGTCTAAGTGTTATAAAACTCATTTTAATCACTGTCTTTTACTGCGATTGGTTCTGTATCTCCTAATTCACCATACCAAAGATAGACTGTTTTTGTTGATATAGGACTACTCCAATCTGGATCTGAATCGTTTTTTACTTTAATAATTATTCTATCTAAAACTCCAACTGCAACTTTTCTCGTGTCGTTTTGAACGGTAGCTTCGTAATATTCGTACGAAGTATTTCCATCTAAAGCATAACTTTTTACTAGCGTTATGTCTGAATCTATTGAATCTATTTTTGATTCAATAGAAATGGTGTTTGCAAGAACTGTATCTACATTTCCATCAACAGTATCGACTTTTGATTCTATTGAAGTGGTATTAGATAATATTGTATCGACATTTCCATCGACAACGTCGACTTTTGATTCAATAGATTCAGTGTTTGAAAGTATATCAGTAACATCTATTCCAATTTGATTTAGTTTACCTAACGCTTCACCTGTTGAGCCAGATATTACATGATCGACGAGTAGTTGATCCCATACTCTCTCCCAAATAATATCACTATTAACTGTACAAGTAACACCTTCGTCGTGCCAAGTTGTATAACCACCAAATCTTATAGTTCCAGCCGTACAACTAGAATGTCCATAAATTTCACATCCTTTTTCCGCTCCAAAAAGAGCTATTCCACTCGTCATATTTTTTATTCTATAAACGCCAGTACTGTCTCCAGCAAACCCAACCATTCCACTACCGTTAGCGTCTATGTTAACTATAAACGGTGTAAGAGTTTGAGTGTCTCTAAAAAGGAGAATACCTAAGATACTGGTTTTGAGATTTGTTGTTATCCAACACCTTTTAAAGATTCCTTGCATACCCGTTATAGCGCCAAAGGCTAAATCGTTTCCGTAAATAAAACCACTTTGACTCCCAGTAATTTTAACTGCGTTAAATACGGAATTTCCTATCGGTTGACCATTCATGTTAATAGTACAACGGTTATAATTATCAGAAGTAAATATATATCCTTGATAAGCTTGGTCAAGCGTAATACTACCTACGCAATGAAACTCTCTAAATCCTAAATTGTCGGCTATAGTTCTCGCATCTGTTATGTTGTTTACTGGATGATAATGAGTTCCAACTGGAAATTCTGTACCTGCGTAGCCGTTGTCAACATCTATCCAAACTTTACCTAGATAAGCAGTAATTTCCATAGTATGTCCAGCTGTTTCTGCTGTCGTGTGATCGGCAATCTTTTCTTCCCAGACCATCCATCTTGTAGTATCGTCAATAACTGTACAAGTTCCAGTTCCTTCTCCAAAATGACTTGCTTCTCCTCCAATTCTCACTTCTCCAGCAGAACACGTATCATCAACTGTGACTAAACCTTGTCCATGTTTAAAAAATTTAGAACCAGAGTCTGTCATGTTTTTTACTGTACATTCGAGAATAGATTCAGTAATTCCAATAGAACCAGTTTCGTTCATATTTATATCGTACGAATTAACTCCAATAGAGTGGACGCCCCAAAGATAAGCCCACTCTCCAGATTTTACTGTAAGATTACTGGCTATAATTGCTTCAGTATATTCTCCATATAAATCTGTAATACCATTTAATTCGCAAAAATGAGATCTAACACGACCATTTTGTTGACCAGTTAATTTTACATTTATAAAATTTGATTCTTCTACGTTTTGATTATTAAGAGTGATTGTACAAACTGACGGAGAATGTGCTTCAAAAGTATAACCACTAAAATCGCCAGATAGCGTTATATTTCCAGTAACGTGAAAATGCTCAAATCTTAAATTGTCGGCTATTGTTTTTGCGTCGGCTAAATTATTAACTGGATGAGCTTGCGTTCCTATAGGAAATTCTGTACCTGCTTCTCCTCCGTCAACGTCTATAACGACCATTCCATCGTAATACAATTCTTGAAGTTCTAACATTGAAATTGTAGCTGAAGACGAACTAGTAAGAGTTACAGTAACATAAGCAGTTGGATTGACTGGATTACCATATTGTTCTGTTCCTGTATCGTATCGCACGAGATTACCTCCTCTTATGTTACAGAGTTCCCAATCAGGCCCTCCACGAGGCTCGAATTGAACTTTCCAATCGTAAAGTACCATTGTAATACCAACTAACACTCCTCCACCTAAATCCTGTTTACCATAAGCATCCGCTATCTTATTAACTTCGATGTTAGGAAAATCATCTTCGTAATCTCTAACAGCGTTAAATAATTCTTGAATAGTAAACTCTGCGTCTGGAGATTCACATTGTATTATCTGATTTGTCTTATCGAATGTAAACTCTACCATCAGTATCCACTGTAATAAATAAAAAAATATGTTTGTTTATTGATATACTGTATCTTCCGTTCTAATTACCGCTACTGACATTCCTCCAGAAGTAATACTAGAAGTTGTCTCAAACGGTAGTATAGGCGTTCCTGCTTCCACGTTTCTTGCTCTTACTATAACATCTCGATTTGTGTTGTAGAGAATAGTCTTTTCGATACTAGTTGTTGCCGCTTTTTTAAGAATAAACGGACAATAAACAGTGTCAGAACCGTCGTAGGTCTGAACTAAACTCCCAATTTCGTAGGCATCGCCAGTTGACCAAGCCAAAGTATTTGAACCAAATCCAGTTACTGTAACTAAAGTATCTTCGTCTGTAACGCTTACAACATATCCCCAGGTTCCATCTGTCGTATTTCTAATAATATCGCCATATTGAATACCCCAAGTTACGAAAGTTGCAGCATCGTCTTCTAAAGTGTTTCCACTTGAATCTGCGTCTGCTGTTCCAGTTCTTTCAGTCATCAAAGTAAATATTTTGCCAGTCCAAGAAGTGTAACGATAAATATGTTCTTCTTCTTCGTCGACCGCAACAACCACAACATGCCCTGTTGCTGGAGTATCTATTGGAATGTCTTCTTGAATTTCTAATGTTGAATCGCTTTGTGAATTGTTTGTTGCGTGACTAGTGTAAGTATCTTTGTCTATTTCACCAGATCCATCATCTAAGAAAACCCCAACTCTATCGCCAGAAACTGTGTTTGAAACTTTAACGACTACTGAAGTGTAAGGGGTTCTCACGTTTCCGTTTTCGTCTGTCAACTGAATATTATTAGCGTCTGCTGCTGCCATTCCTTGTAACCATATTCCTTGAGCTCCGAAAAATACGCCTCCAGCAAATGTTCCGTAAGGTGCGGCTTTAACTAATGGATGTGTTGATTTCGCTCTTTCGTATTCTTGACCATCAACAATTGTTATACTAGAACCATTACTTGTAAATATTTGATATTCAGAACCGTCTTGACAAACGTGTTTTATAAATTCGTATATTTCAGCAAGAGATCTACCAGTATTGTAAATACTACCACCTTCTATAAAGACGTTGTAAGAATACGCTGTCTGTTGTGTGAAGGCAAAATCTTCGTTGTTATCGTCTGTTAAACCACTATCACAATCACAAGTTGCTCCAGAAATATCTCCAGTAAAACTATCTGCTGAATCTGGTTCGTCTGTTGGATCAACATTCCCAAGAGTCATAGTTGAAGAACCATTAGTATAAATCATTATAGCTTCGCTTGAACCTGCATTCCAAGTAATTCTTTCTCCTGGAATAAAATCTCCAGCAAAGTTACTTACTGTTACAGTTCCATTAACATGAGCTATAGTAACGTCGCTAAATCCACAAACCCCTCTATTGTAATTGTCAGGAACAGCAGAACCAGTTGTTGCTCCAGTTACTAAGTTTGTCGTGTTCATATCAATGTAATACGCATCTCTATTTGTTCCAGTTTGCGTAAGATCTACTTCACAAACTACAGTATCTCCAGCAGTACTATATCCTCTTTGTAAAGCTTTTGCTCCACTTGTTGCTTGTGTTAATAATTGACCGTTTGTCGTAAAGTCTGTGCCAGGGGTATAATCAAAGTATGAATCTCCTTCGGTTCCGTTTGTGTTAGCTGTCCACGTTCCATCTCCACAACCATCGTTGTCAAGAATATCAGCACCATTTACCTTCCTTAAACCTTTAAGACCTAAGAGGTATTCTGCTCCAGTTATATTAGAAGAAGTTCTAATTTCTGCATACCATTCAATTGCTCCAGAAGTTGGATGATAAATAATATCTCCCACGCTTGGTGTGCCACCAGAAACTCCATCTATTAATAGATAACAATCCATGTCGTCGTCGTTAAGATCGTCTGCAGTAGATAATGGTACGGCATTTCTGCCTCCACTCGTGAGATCTATTTCAAAATGATCATATAAATCTCCAGATTGTCGAGCAAAAACTGTTATAACTCCACTAGCTATTTCTACACCCATTTCTTTTACTTGAATAAGAACGTCGATATGTCCTCTATCCCAATTGTCTTTATCAGACCATTCGTCAATCCTCTCAGAGGCTTGAAACACGTAAACTTGAGCATAAGGACTTGACTCAATAGTACCTAAAGTATAGATGTTTGCGTAAAGTTCTTCTCCAGTTAGAGAGCCTCCACTATCAATTAAATCGTCTAATACTTGAGTGTCGTCCATATCTAAATTTGTTGTTGTGTTCGAAAAACTATCACTTGTTCTAACCCATATATAATCAAGAGTGTTGTCGTATCCAAGCAAGATTCCAGTATCAGTCGGAGTTCCTCCAGAATATCCAATTTCTTTTCCTATATCACTAGTTGTGAATGTATAAGCGCAAGATTCCATTTTAAGCAATCGAATAGCGGTATTATAACCAACAGTTTCGATAGCGCCTTCTTTTAGATATTTGTGAGCTTCTGAATCTTCACCTATATCTAAGAACCATCCGTTTATCATTTGGAATTCGTTAGGCGTTAAAGCTTTCATAGGAACGTCGTCGTCCATTGCCGCTTGTTCGTCAAAAGTGTCCATAAGCCACGAATAAAACGCTCGTACAGTATATGTATTATTGTTTGCAGTATGATATACTCTTTGATTAGTGTAATCAACCGCAAAATCGTCGCCAATTGCCATTTTTCTTCCTTTTCTTTTTTTATTTTTATAATTATTCTACATTAGTGTCTTCGTATAAAATTACAGTCGTTGAAAATCCATCACTTGTAATTGTCCCAATTCCCTCAAAAGGAATATAACGCGTAGAACCAGTCGAAGATTTCCTCACCCTATAATAGATAGATGTGTCTGCTGTATGAAGGAAAGACTCAGAAGCATCTCCATTAACATCTGTGTCTTCATTCATTAATTGAGAATCGTCACTTACTTTATAAACTGCAGTTTGAGCGTTTTCAATATCGTTTCCGTCGGAGTCTTCGACGTGTATTTTTATTAAAACTTGAGTTCCATCTACATCAGTTAATTTTTTAAGAGATTGAGAACCCCCACTTACTGTCGTAAAATCTTTTGTTGACATAAGTAGGATTAACGTAGAACCAGTTAATTCAACTGTATCTACTTGAAAATCGTAATCGTAAATGTAAAACGTCACACCATCAACAGATTCTATTGGATCTATTAAATCCATATTAGCTACAAGAGCTGTATAATACCGCATGTATTCAAAAACTTCTTTTAAACTGTGATTCGTAGTACTTAATTCTATTCTATCTGGTGTTGGCGTTTCGTTAATTGTAATATCACTACTCCAACCAGAAACCGTCCCTACTGCAGTTGTAGCAACATCGTCGTCTAATAAAACAAAAGCATCTGAAATTGCTGTTTCTCCAAAAGTTTTACCTTCTATTTGCTGAGGAATATAATCGTATTTTCTAACTCTTAATTGAAATGGATTGTGAACCGTTGTTGATAAACTACCAGTATACGTTCTAGTCCTTCTTACAACTTGCTGTTCTGCTATATCTCCTCCAGAATCTGTTTGAACGCAAAATTCTTGAGAACCACCATCGTTTTCTAATCTAACAGTTGCTTGGTTAATGTTAGAACCTAATTCGTCTTTTACGTTTAAATTATAAGTCGTTTTTTCGTATATATTCCAAGTTGCGGTGAAAAGTTGAGACGCTGTTACGTTGTCTGTTGAATCTATTAAATTAATAGTAGCAGTGCCAGAACTATGTGTGAAATAAATATCGTAACTAGTATTACCAGTAAATAAAAATTCTTTTAAAGAAACAGTTATGCCTTCATTAAGGTTAATTCCAAAAGTATTATTGTAAATTTTACAATCAGTAAAAGTATTAGACGGCGCAACATAAAACCGCATTCCATAAGAACCAGAAGAGTCGTGTATTTTTGATTTATCTATTGCAAGAGAAGAGGAACGACATTCAACTTGATTACAATCGCTAATTTCAACCTCTAACAATTCAACGTCTCCAGCTTGGTTTCCAGATAATCCTAATTCTATGTTATACCAATTTTTAAAGACACTGCCATAACAATAAAATTTAGAACCACTCCCTCTTACTGTGAAGTCTGGATTTTTACCAGAGGTAACAATAAGAGGTACTGAATTAGCAGCAAAATTTTCGCCACCTGCTGTGACTTTTTGTCCTAGAGTAACTTGAGCGTTTCCTTTGACTATCCAATCGTATTTCACGTCGTCTGAATATTGACTTATGTAAAACACTTTTCCAGTTTCTGTGAAGTAGGTTGACGTGCTGTCGTCTCCAAAATTAACTCCACACGTAAATTTTACCAAAGCTTCGTTAAGAATATCTTGGTCGTCGAAATACACAATTCCATGTTGAGTGTTGTAACCAACAGCGTCCTCTATGTCTGTAATATCTAATGGACTTCCAACAGTTCCACCAGTAACTGTAATTGATTTACCGTATCGCAAATAATCCATTCCAAATGGATAACTTGAAGTATTTGCAGCAAGAAAATCAAATCTAATAACTATGTATTTAATGTCTGTATAATCAACAGTTGCAGTTTCGTCTACAATTCTCCAATATATAGCTGTTGCTCCAGTAAAATTTGCTCCACTACAAGTTACTTGTGTGTTAGAATCTACGCTAGTTATTGTGTAATGTCCTTCGTCTACTGATGGTCTATCAAGAATTAATGTATCTCCAACAGAAACCGTTGTAAGAAAATTTTGTCCAGCTTCTGTAAAAATTCCACTTGACGCAGTTGTTACACCAGCGATTCCAGCGTCAACAGTTTCTCCTTGCATAAAAACGTCATCTTCGTCACCTGAACACAAAAGAACTTCCCAATTACCCATTCTCTCTTGATCTCCGCCAAAACTCCATTCCCCCCATCTACCGCTTGCGGATGTTGGTAAGGCAGTACTATCGTACAATCTAATTCTTGTAGCTTCTCCATTAGCAAGATATTGATTTCCGCCTTTTCCTTTGACTATATAAATCCATATTAAAAAGTCGTTTTGCGTAATATCTATTGTTGAAGGTAAAGTAAAATACATTGAATTCCATAACGGTTGTCCGCTAGTAGCGTAGAAATTATAACAATCAGTCCCTTGTTTAGGTTCGTAAGAACCGTTTGTTGCCATAGCATAAGTATACGGATCGCCGTAGCAAGGACTCAAAGTCCAGGGGTTTGGCGTCCCTTCACAATCGTCTATCATAGTGTAGTTGGCTGTAACAGTCACGTTCCTAACATCATTTGTATTATTTCAGCAATTGTTGGTCTTAATAAAGTTTTTTTACAATTTTCACATAATCTGTCTGGATCAATGGGTCTCATTTTTCCTTCTCCAAATAATGAAGGAGGAGGTGCTAAACAAGAATATTTCTTTTCTAATTTAATAGCTTCTTCTCTCGTAACTCGTGGAATTTGTTCTCTAAATCTCTTTTTGTTTTCGTACAAAATTTCGTTGCTTCCCAAACAAGCTTTTGCCATATTTAATAAAGAACACGCAGAATCCATCCAACCCATTATATCGTTGCATAAATTTAAGAGACTTTCGTCTGTTTGATTTTCAAATCTTAATCTTTGTATTTCTGTAATATAATACATTAATCTTCCGTTCCACAAACAAGTTTCTTCAACGAATAAACTTTGCGTCGGAAATATCATATCTTTAATTTCTGACGTAACTTGAACTGCTTGTTCAGTAGAGGCTAATTCGTCTAGTTGTTCTTCTTGTCTACATTGAGCGCAAAATTTTTTCGTGTCGTAAATATACCATTCCCCGTATAAAGGCGGATGCTCTACAATATTAATAGTTAAACCTAAATCGTAGCGATCGTTTATTTCTTTCGCTTGTTTCGTAGATTCTGTGCAAAAATTAGTCAATTGACCTAGAAAAGTTGCGTGTGGCCTTATTTCGTGAATTTTATCTCTTACTTGTGGAGTTTGCTTTCTAAAATTTTTTTCTGTATCTATAAAAGAAGGATAAATAGTCTCCCTCCACAAACTTTTTCTTCCCATAGAAACTTTTCCTATTAAAAATATGTTGTAAGCACATTTTCTAAATATTTCTTTTATATCTTGAAGCGCTCCCATAATTACACCTTTTCAAATAAATTTGCGTCTACCCAAGTTATTCTATTTGAACCTTTTCTCCTTACTAATATTTTATCAGTTGCGGTTGGTTTTGTATCTTGTTCGTCTCCTAAAACAATGTAAATTTTTCCCTTAAAATGAGAATAAACTTCTTCGTATTTTTGTTTTAATTTTATTTCGTCGAATAAATTAAACTTCATATCTCAACATCTGGATTGTTTTTAATAAATTCTTTTAATGATACCCAATTTTTCCAAGTTCTATTATGACCAATAACGGTCATTTGTACATAAATTTTACCAGAATAATTAACTTTTTGTAGGTGTGTAACTTCCATTTCAATTCCAGAGGAATCTTTAATTTTTATGGTTTCAACCAGTTTTTAAAACCCCTTGTTTTCTACCCTGTTTTTATTAGGTACAAAAGTTACCTACACTACAAAAACATTTAACTGGGAAAATTTACTTCCTTTGTTCCTTACTATTTTTATAAATTATTCTAATTTAAAGGTGTTATAAAACCATATCACCAGTAAATCTTAATAAGGTCGCTTGTTTTTTTTCTTTCTGTTTCTTTTGCTCTTTTGTTTCCTTTGGTTTTGTTTTCTTTTTCTTCCCATGTAACCAATCCTCTTTCTCCTCTTTTGGTTTAAACTTAATAGGAGGAAAATTCATTTTCGCCCTCTTATCGTGTTTTCCAAAATTAAGAAGAATCCCGTTAAGATATTTTTGTTTGTAGTCGTATTTGTATGTGTCTACAAAAGACAAATTTTCGCTTGGTGAGACACTTGAATAAAATTTATGAAGGTTGTTTCCCAACCAATTTAAAATAAAGATGAAAGGATGTTCGCAATTCTCGAAATCTTTTTTCTCACATTTTCCAGTCAATATTTTGTAAGCAACTTGCTGAGAACTAAGCTTTTCTTCTTCTATTGGTTTAAAGGATTTAATCCCACTCAATATGTTTCTCAAAGTCACTCGCATGTCGGAGTCGTAAATATCCTCAATGTCTCCCTGCCAATCTGGATATTTTTTCTTAACGAATTGCTCTACGTCCTTTCGAGTAGGAGCTTGAAGTTTTAGCGGAGTCATTTGTTTTGCGACTGTTGCGTGAACCGTATCTTTTTTATTGACAATTACAATAAAAGGATTTTTGGATTCTTTTACGTAAAAATTAATGAGAGCATAAGCTCTCCAGTAAAAGGAGTCTCCCTCTACTACGAAGATAGTGTTCCTCGTTTGTAGAGGGAGTTGTGCAAAATCCTTCAGTAAATCCTCGGTGTTTCTAGGATAAGAGTATTTTATCTGCCACCCAATTTCGCTGGCAATAAGTCTTGGGAGTGAGGATTTTCCAACGCCATGTTCGCCAAACAAAAGGATTTTTTCGTTATTAAGGATAAGCTTTCGCAATTGATTTCTTTGTTTTTCGTTTCCCGCGATTAAAAAACTCGCCAAAATTTTTTTGCCTGTGTAATTTTCGTAAGCTGTTGTGCATTCTTCAACAGTTGAATTACACAGGCAAGCGATTTCAGGTAATGTAAACCTATTCTGATATACTAATTTTTTTACGCGTTTTCCTAACATAAATTTAAGTAAGGAAGGTCGGATTTGCACCGACGCTTTCTTAGGTGATGGTCTCAGTAAAGAAAGTCTAAAATAGATAAGCGGACGTCCTTACCATCATTACCGTCAGTAGGCTTTACGCTATCTATTTTCTTCCTTTATTTTATTTTATTTTTAAATTTTCTTAACATAAAAATATTTTAAACATTTATAAATGTGTATTCCCAGACGAAGCATTTTTATTATTTTCAGATTTTTAAAAATAATAAAATAATCAAAATTGAAGTCGCTACGACGTTTCCAATCGAGGTATATAAAATAAACCTAAGAGTAGAGTTAATTTTTTGCGTTACGTTTAGTGTGTCTTGTAAAGTATCTAAAAGTTCGAGTATATCTTCTTCCATACTTAAGAAGAGTCCTAGCTCGTACAAATCTTTTTTCGTGTAAGACGAATTACATTCTTTACAATAAAATCTTTCGTAAACCCAATTCATTTCAATGTTTTTATGTATCGGACAATTCATTAGTTGTTCGCCATTATTAAGCAAAGCGTTATAATTACGATAGATACGCCTAAAAACAAGGAAATAACAAAAAGGGCGTATTTTTTAAGTTGGTTCAATTTTTTCGACCTTAAAAGTAGTTTCGTTATCGATTCTTTCTGGATCTTGATTCCAAATCCTTTTAGTTGCTTTTCTAATCGCTTCGCACTCGTCTTCCGCTTCTACTTCTACTCTGTAAATATCTATCAAAAATTCTTTTACTTCTACTTTATATTTAACCACTCATATCCACTCTTATTTCCATTATTATACCATCTTCGATTTTTGCGTAAACTGGATACAATCCATCTCCAAATCCAGAATCAAAAGATACAGCTAAACCATCGTGTCCAAGGTGGAAAGGTATTTGTTTGTAACTTTTTCCTTTTTTGTGAGAGACGTAATTGTAAGAAAATTCAAATTCTGGTTCGTAATGTATTCGAATCCATTGTTTAAGATCGTGTATTAAGTTATTAGGTGTTAATCCTAGTTCTTTTATTTCTTGTTCGTAGCTATCAAAATCTTTACCATATTTGTATATTTTACCGCTTTCTTTGTCTCGATATTCTCTTATATCTTCGTATTCGCCTTTTTTCCACCATTTAAGATAAGAAGGATCGCATATTATTAACTGTCCAGAATCTACTCCAACTACGCCAATTTTTTTCCATTCTGTCATTTCGAGTCGGTAGAGTTCGTCAACTCAGTGTTTCACATGCATGTTACGCACACCCCTGATAGCTCCTTGCTGTTGATTGAGGTAAGTGCAATGAGCACGTCTCTCGCTCCTTAGGAGTCCGTCTTAGGAGGCACCGATTTCTCGTCTAACTCTTTTAACCATCTATTTATAAAACCATTTATTTCGTGAGTTGGAACGTTATATCCGCTTGGACTACCTTCAGACCATTTGTTTAAAATTCTTTGCGTTTCTAACAAAACTAGTTCTGCCATAGTTTTTCTTTCTTTCAGAAGGTGTTGTTTTCTACTTAATTCCGCTTTTTCGTACATTCCATCTCTATAAAGCATTCTTGCAAACTTCATTTTTTGACGCAATTCAAAAATACCTAAATAATGACGATTAAACATTTCCACCAAAAACCTAGAATTTCGTCCTCTTTTTTCGAGCATTTTAATTGCTTTGTAAGTTCGCAAAAAATTACCAATACTTAGTTTAATTGGATTAGTACTTATATTACTACAAATTGATTCTATTTTTTCTCTTTTTGACATTATTTTTCGTCTAATTTAGATATTGGACAATTTTCCCAATCTTGTGAATTGTAACAACCGCTAGTACATCCTCCTCCTTTGCCACATATTTCTCCACCACCTCTTAAATCTACAAGATATGGACATGTTGTTTTACAAATCCACGTAACATGGTTCCAAGGGCAGTTGTTTATGTATTCACAACCTATACAATAATCTACGCTATAACTTGGCATATATCGAGTCGGCCTCAATTGAGATTTTTGCTCTGGCTTGGGAAATTTGCATGCTTTCCAAAATAGTTAAAAGCTATAAAGTTTATAATCCAATGGGATCTCTAGTCCCTGTCTACCCCCCAAGAGGCCGTCGCAGAGCTTACCGATTTCTCGTTCGGCGGGATGTAGTGACAATACGCACCGTCCCTATGTGACCTTCCTTATTACTCTTACGAGCTATGCCCTATACCGATTTCGAGTCAGCTGGAGCTCCCAAAGAACTTTCGGTTAGAGACGATATACGCTTCAACCTCCCCTGCATCCACTCGTGTAGAGTCTTTCTCTCTACTCAGGATCTACGGCTGTCCCGCTTCGTTCACGCTGATTTCTCGTATTCTTTCTTGTCTTCTTTTCTTAATTTCTTCTAACTCACTTTTCGGAACTGGTTTTAACTTTACGCCTTCCGCAAAAACCAATTTTAATTCTTTTACCAATTCTTGCTTTACGCCGCTAATTTTAGGAGCAAATTTTGGAGGTTTCGGAGGAGGGTTCCAAGTAGGACGAGAAATAAATCTTTTCGTCCCAACGAACCTAAGAAAACTACTTCTATTTCTCCCTTCCAATTCTGCGTTTTCGTCTATTTTCTTTAGCTCCTCTTCATTAACCCAAAAACTAATTTTTATTGCTCTTTTTCGATGCGACATAAGAAACCGATGTGTTAACCTTTAAGAATTGGTAAATAAATTGCTGTTAATAATATAAACGCAAGTAAATGTACGACAACCCAAAATATAGCAATTACGATTGCTATTTTTTCGTCTTTATCCATTTTAACCCAAATTTTTCAAAAAAATTACCAAACAATCTATCGAACAAAAATCAAGCCTACATTCGTAGTAGGTTCCTGTTGTTTTATTGTTTTCGTCTGAAATATTAATATCAAACGTGCAGTTATCCTTACTAGAAATAGTAATCCAACCAACACATTTTCTAACTTCGTCTAACGTTCCTTCTCTTCCACAACTATCGCATTTATATTTTGTTATTTTCAAACTTTTCGAACTTCTCAATTATTTTTTTTACTTCTGGATGAACTTCCATCGAAGCTCCAGCTCTAATTTTAGTTCCAGAAATAACTTTCACATCTTCTGGAACTTCTACTAAAGAGTATCCAACTCCTCTTCCAATAGCAACCATTTCTATGTCTGGAATCGTAATAATTTTTACCATTCCAGTTAAAATTTCGTCTTGATACACAACAGAAATCATTCTGTATCTAAGCCAAAGAGGATATTTTTCTTCGCTATCTCTTATTGCGATACAAACTGGCTTTCCGTTAAGTAAGAAAGAGTCTATAATTGTTTTATGTCCTAAATGGAAAGGAGACCACCGACCAATAAACAAATTATATTTCATTTTGTAAAATCTCTTGTAAATACGTGTTCGCCGTGAAGTGTTCTTTCTATTGCGTTAAGATAAGTTGTTTCAAAAATAATCCATTTATCACAGTCCACACATTTATCGTTTTCTACTTTTCCTCCACAAAAACAACAAACAGCGTCGTGGAAGTCGGCAATAATAATTCTTACATTAACAAGCATTTTTATTAATTCTTGTTTATCCATGTTGAAATATTCAACAATTGGTAGATATTTTTCCATTTTAATCCTTGTCTCTATATATTTCAGCATAAGCTCGCATTGGCTTTATAACGTAAAAATAAAACGACAACTTGTTAAACTTTGGATGTTTAACGTTTATTAAACATTCAGTAAGAACGTCGGCAAAAGTATCTAAATATATCGCGAGTTCTCCGCGAGACATGTCTTTAAAATTCTCGTGTCTGCTACCAACGCAAAAATTGTTACTAATTATTTTCATACCCTCCTCCTCAATTTTTATTTTATTTTTCGATTTTGTAAGCTAACTTCGCTTCTCTTATTATTTCTTCGAATTTGTCCTTGTCTTCGTACCACCACAATATTGGCTCTGCACCAAAATCAGCAACTATTTGGTAGCCGCATACTGGACACTCCCATAAATCAGCGTGAAAAATATAATCGTTTTCTTTGTAAACTATAACTCCGTTTCTTTTACAATCTAAATATACGCCACAATCTACGCAAATTTTTCTCCATTCGTTCATTTTATTTCCTCTTGTAATTTTTACACGTTCCTAAGTAAAAAGTTATAGGAATAAGGTGCTTTTTGCACCAATGATCTTTACAATGTTTGCAACTAAGACAAACTTTCTTCATATTTCGCTTTCCCACCGTTCTATAATTGGCGTAAGGTCTGCAAACCTTGCAATTAAGAAAGTAATTCCCACGACTGCATTTAATATTGCAAGAAACAAGAAAATACTAAAAAAACTTTTTTCGTCGTTTTTTAATGTTTCCATAGCAAACCAAACACACACGCCACTCATTCCAAACATAAAGCAAATAGAAACAATTGCTATTATATTTACTATAAGTTCTCCAACTAACATTTATAACACCATATCGCTCGTTATGTTAATTTTTATGAATACTTCGTCGAAACTCAAATTTTTAGGCTCGTTTATTTCGGCACCTAAAATTTTTTTCGCGTCTTCCTTTTCCTCTTCGTCTAACTCGTAAAGTTGTTGATACACGTAAGAATAAGTATCGTCTAATTTGAATTCCAAATAACATTGACCACTTGGTATAGCAATCGCCCTTACTTCAAAAGGTTGATTGCCGTAATAAGCTTCGATAAATTTTTTTGTTTCGTAATAAAAAAATCTTATTCCTTTCTCTAAGAATATCACTACGTCGTCTTTTTGTTTATAATCAAAGTTAAAATTAACGAGTTTAAAATTTCTTTTAATTATTATACCGTCTGGCGTTTTTGTTCTATCAACAATGTGATCTATTCCACAAAACCAAACTATGTAGTGATTTTTTTCCAGTAAATCTTCTTTTAAATCTTCTTCTTTGTATCCCCAATAATTCACGAGGACTTTCTTTACGCTTTCAGGGATCATCGTCTTCAGTTTTAACCAAACCAAATATATCGTATATCAATTCGTCTTCAGAATAGTAAGCGTCGCAAGAAGGACACCAAAAATCCATGTCGTCAGTTAAAAGTAATTCACTACCACATGCTAAATGAATAACATTGAACAATTTAGGTTTCATAAAATTCTGCCTTTAAGTTATTTTTTGTTTTTTTTAATTTCATTTCGTATTTTGGATTTATTAACCCTTTTAACAACAAGCCATCAATATCGTAAATTTTACACGCGTTTTCTATTATTGACGAATATTCGCATTCTTTTAAAGCTTCTTCGAAGATATTGTCTTTAAAACCAAAATAAGAAAAAATTGTTTTTAAAATTTCTTTTGTTTCGTATATCCTTTTTCTAAGAGTTCGAACGTCGCAACCAACAATTTCACATAAATCCTTTTGCGTTACGCCGAAATTTTCGCTAGTTAAAATATAAATACAAGCGGCGGCTTTAACAATTGGATTTCTAAATAAAGTAGAGGAACCTATTGCTTCCTCTATTTTTAAAATATTTTTTATGAAATTTTTGCTTGCACAACAGACTAAAAACTCTTCTCTTGGAGATAAGCATATTCCGCTCACTATTTTAGTGACAAAAGTTTCTGGTTGTTGTTGTTCTACTTTTAAGTTTAAAATCGTAATTAATCTCGAATAAAATTGTTTTATTTTCTTTACATCGCATTCTATTTTCTCAAAATCGAATAAAGTGTAAGGAAGTTTTTGTTTTTTTATTTCTAAATACGCTATTCCTTGCGCTACAATTTCAAGTGAAACCTTACCTCCACCTCTAAAAATGTTGGTTGAGGAAATTTCATTTAATTTACATATTTTAATGAAGTTATAAAACGCCGAAGCGTAAAAATCTTTACTTAAACCAAGAAGTTCAATTATCCTCTTAAGTTCTTTTTTGATTACAGATTCCCTTTTATCCTTCCAATCGTAATAGTATTTTTTTAAAGCTCTTTTTAAATTAGGATTTTTGCATTGTTTAATGTTTATTTTCGTTCTCTTGTTTATACCTTTTAAAAATGTAGACCTATTTCTTTCTTTTTCTATTGCCGAGTTGTCTTCTAATTGTTGAGGAGGAGTGTAATCAATCGGTTTATCTTCAAAAACCAAGCCACAGTTAGTACAAACATCTATTCTGTAAGATTTTTCTCCACATTCTGGACACCACGTCATAATCCACACAATTTACCATAAATTATTGCACAAATAGAAGTCACAATTAAAAAAAGGACGAAGACGTAAAGAGCCTCTTTCTGGTCTTCGTTCATTCCCCTAATTGCGTAATTTTTGTTCGCTTAGTTTCCATTGCCCTTTTACTAAGGGCGTCTGCAAACCCGTTTTCTTTTCTTGGTATTTTTTCGATCTTTACGTCTTCGAAAAACTCTACTACATCCAAAAGGACTTTATAGTAGGGTTTTAAATTGCTACTTCTTATGGTTTTATGTTTTGGATTAGTAACGGGAAGTAAACTCCCATACACTAATTCGCTGTCTACATATACGTTTACTTCTTTCGGTTTAAAATATTGCTTTGTATAGCAAAGTGCATTGATAAGTGCAGCAAATTCGGCTTCGTTGTTAGTTATATTGTCGCCAAGGTATTGACTACCTTCCATTAATACTTTATTTTCTCTAAAAACAACAAAGCCTATACCTCCGTGTCCAGGGTTAGTTGGACTTGCACCACCATCACAGAATATTTTTATCAATAAATCACGTCACTTGTGCTAACATTATTTGTCCTGCTATTTCTTCCAATCTTAACCTGTCTTCTAACAATAAATCTCTTGCGACTTCAGCTATGCTCTGTCCTACCCAAAACGCGTTGTCTCCGTAATCGTTTGTTTTCATTATTTTTATAGCTTCTCTAGCCTCTGCAATTTTTATATCAAAATTGTCTGGAAGCCAATTTACTAAACTGGTTTTTTCGTCGATGTAGGATTCAGCAACCTCCACAGCTTCTCTTAATAGTTTTGCGTATTTATCGTAACCGCTAAAGGATTCTGCCATGCTTCCCACTAACATTCCAAGCATTTTTTTGTCGTTTGCTCCTTTGTGAACTTGTCTAAACGATATATGATCGTCCCAAATTATTACGCCGTTAGTACACGCAAATCTAAGAAAGCCAGCGTCGTATCCTAGAGATCTATGTCCACAGAAACTGTTAATAACTATTATTCTATAAGAGAGGTTGTCGTTTCTTCCTATTTCAATTCCTAATTCTGGAAAGTTAATGTCAATTCTCATTTTGTAAATGTTGTGGTCGAAATTCATCGTATACTTTTCTCCTAACATGTCCACGAATTTTGTTACAGTGTCGTAAACAACTTTATCTGGAATGAAAGTGTGTTGGTCGCTAACTACGCCGTAAAGAGAATTATTCGTCGAATCTACGTATCCAAAAAGCGTTCCGTCTCTTCTTAACAATTCCCCTACTCTTATTAAATCGTCTGAAATCTGTGCAGGATAAATTGTTGTTCCGTAATAATCTTCGTCTTGAATAGGATCTAAGTTTTCTAATTTTTGAATTATTCGTCCCAAACCTATTTTCAAAGGCTGGTTTATACGTCCAATGTACTGACTTCTAACTTCTTGTCCCCAAAATTTATAGCCGTTCGATAAAGAATTTTCGTTTTCCCAATGAACTGCTTTAGAAATTGGAACCTTTTTTACGTTGTCGTTTAAATCGTTGATTAATTTCTCAAATTGATTTTGATTCATCATAATTTTTTATATTATTTTGTTTTCTTAAACATAAATCTAATTTACCATATTGATGGACGTGATATTTACACTTATCACAACAAAAATGTTCGTGAACTATATATCCTCTTATAGAACACTTATCCATGTTATCGCAAACGCATTCATTGCACAATTATATTCTACTCTCATCGTAATCTGGTTCGTAGTTTTCAATTGCTGAGTTTGCGCAATTATCGAAATTTGGACAATCATCAAAATCCCACAAGTCAAAAACCATACTTAAGATTTCTGCGAAAAAATCAGTATCGTCTCTCATTCGAACGTATATGTCGTCCAAATATTTTCTATCTTCTAAACTAAAAGACATCCTCTAATACTACCCCTTCGTAAATAAGAAGTTTGTTTATTTCGTGTCGATACACAGACGCTTTTTTTGGATTTAAATCCATTCTTTTAAGCAGACTCTCTATTTGTTTTTTAGCCATCTCCCTTAACAAACTAAAATCTGCTTTTAAAATTCTATTGGAAGGAATTAAATCCTCTTTTTTACCATAGTGTTTTGAGTGCTTAAAATAAACTTCGCCTCCACTATGATTTCGCTTGCATTTCTTACAAAAATAAGGTCTCAATCGAATTTTGTCGTCAAAATCTTCTAAATTGTCGATTGAAAATTTAAATAAAACTACGCTCTTATACCTACCTCGTGGTTTAAAGTTACCTACTATCTCAATAGTTCCGTTGCCATTATCTACAACGAATTTTACAATATGAAAATTGTATTCTTCACCGCACTTTAAACGAACTTTCATTTCAAAGTTTTTCTCTTAAAAATAAAGTGTAAACCGTAAAGAAGTGAAACTAGGATTGTATTGATAGTCAACAAAACAAAAAAAGGAAACAAAAAAATAATGCTTTCTGAAATCCCACCAATTCCAACCAAAATTATGTCGCTAAGCGAATTTTCTACTGAATCTTTTCGTTTTTCAAATTTTATTTGTTTAAAAAGAGTGTTTTCAAACATTTCAAATATAATTCCAGTAAATAAACAACACACAACTCCATAAGAGAGGGCGTATTCTATTTGAAACCCACACATCATAATAACGACGTAAGATATAAAAAACGCAAGCATCCCCATAATTAAATGGTCAAAACTATAAAAATCAAGCCATGCTCTTCCCACTTGCGTTCTATTTCTTGCTATTAGTTTCATTATTGATCGAAAAGTATTGCTCGGTATCCTCTTGCGGACAGTAATACCAACCTTCTTTGTCGCCTTGTATTGCGCAACCGCAAGATTGACATATTATTTCCATTCTAACCAATATTTTAAAACTTTTTAAAATATCTTTTATGATTTTTAAAAATATAAAATACATTTCAAATTTGTCAAACCCCTGTAGTACTAGGGTACTTTGACAAATTTAAAACTTTATTATTTCGATTATATTGATTCTGTTTTGACTTCAATCGTTTTAAATCTGATGTAACGATTTTAAAATTATTTCACTTTTTTAACAAAAATGTCAAAATCTGATTAGTCAGATTTATTCGTCAAAAAATAAGAAATTCAGATTTTCGATGCGATTTTCGATTGAATTAATTCGTTGTTTTTTTCCAAAGCCTTTTCTAACCCCCTCTTCAAAACTTTTGAAATTTTTCGAGGAGAAAGAATCCTAGAAAGTCGTAGAATAATAGTACGATAATCCAGAAACGCCTCCATGTTTGTTTCACGACTCAACAACCTAGAAAAAGTCAGATTTTCAACAAATTTTGCGTCGCAATTGTTAATCCATTTTCTTAACTGCTTCATTCTAAATTGAGCCCAAGCAATTGGGTTTTCTGGATATTCAAAATTTTCTGCAATATATGGGTTTATGTCATCTTCTAAGACTCCTTTAACAAACGAAGTAATAGTGTTGAAAATCGCAGTTATCGAAGTACTCGGATTTTCGAGAACTAACAACACTTCCCTTTGTATATCTTTTTCAAAGTCCTCCATTTTATTTTCCTCGTTGCGTTTTTAAATCTCCAATACCTATCGCTACTTTCAAATTCGTCTATAATTGGATGATGGTGTATTGGTTTTAATCCCATTTCGTGTAACACTTTATGGTGTAATTCGTGAATAAGTATTTTTAGCCAAATTGAAGGGTCTGCGTTTTTACCACACAAAAATATTTCTTTTGGCTCTGCACAATAACCAAGCGCCCATTTATCGCCTAATTTATTCCAATCCACAAACATATCATCGGGCACTTTAGGTAAAATTTTCATCTTTTAACATCCATTTTAAATATTGTTTAGTTACCTTTACTTGTTGATTACAATGAGGACATATCGTTTCTATTTTCCTCACGTTATAAACGTAAGAATAAGGAGGTTCAAATTCCTTTTTACAAGCTGGACACTTAAATTTCATTTGTATCGCTTGTCGTCTTTTCTTACAATAAACGGAAAATAAGGTATTTCCTTAAAAAGGTTTGGAAACTGTAGTTTCCACTTCGAAGCTCTATACTTTCTCGTTCTTACTCGTTTTCGTCTGAGGGCCTTTTCGCTCCGTAGTCTGGAATATTTGTGTTTTTTCTTTCGTCCCATTTTATAACTACCTCTTTTTTTCTACCGCTACAACAACAAATTAGAATCATTATTATTATAATTCCAATAAATGTTGCGTTGGTTCCGAATTCTATTTCTGTAAATATTAAAAACCAAACTAACGCTTCTATTAGAACAAATACTAAGAAAAATATTCCGACCAAAATTGCGATAACAATTACAAATGCAATAAAATCGTGTTTGTTCATATTAGTCAATATATCCGCTAATAAATTTTGCCATAGCTATTCGGTGTTCTTCTTCTTCTTTTTCCTTTTTTAGTTTTGCTATTAATAAATCAAGCATTTCGTCCAATTTATCTAAACTATCTTTCAAACTCATACATTAAACACGTCTCCGTTTTCTTCTTTCTTTTTGTCTTCGTAATGGGAAATTAGTCTGCGGTATATTTCTTGTTTTGCCGATTCTAAAATTCCCATAATAGTGTTGTAATCGTTATATCGTGTTGGATCTATTACTTCTGTTAACAACTTACATATACAGTAGTTTAGTGCTCCAGTAATTTCTTCCTGTGGAAGTTTACACAAATCAAATATTAAATAATCTAAACAATAAGCCAATATTTTTCTATTTTCTTTTTTTATGTACGGCAATTATTTTTTCAACTCTTTTCCAGTTTGTGAATCAAATTTTATAGCGTTTTTATGACATTCTGCGTGGCAGGCGTACCATCTATCCATCAACCCTACCAGAAGTCTAGCCAACGAACCGTATCCAGTATTCCCTCCAAAAAACGATGTCCATTTAATTTTTTTCATTGTTCAAATAAACCATCCAATACTATTTTTGTAGAATAAGAAACACATCCATGTTCGTATGTTTCTTCTAATATTTTCATAGCTAAACCATACCACAACCAAAATTCTCGTTCGTTTCTTTCTGCTACGCATTTTTTAATCTCTTTTACGAGATAATTATCTCTTCTCTTGTCACAAAATCTTGGTTCTAAGAGACAAAACTCACATTCGTCATTAGAACCAGGTCTTTTAAGAACTAAATGAGATATTGCTTCTTCACAAAAAGGACAACCTCCAGCTATTATATCGTTGTAATCTTCGAATTTTTCTAATTTTCCCCATCTTTCTGATATTGATTGTATAGCTAATTCTGAAGCTTTTTCTATTACATCACTCATTTTCTATTTTTCCTCCAAATATTTAGTACCAACAACCCCAAACATATTTTTCGAAAGGATAGCGTTTTAAGTGCCAATAATATCGAATAAGAGCCATTATTACTGTGTATTTATTGACTTCCCAACCCCTAGATGGTTGACCGTGATGGTGTTCTGGTCTTGTCTTCATTTTCCTACTCCAATACTCGTGATTGTATATGTTACCTTTACAATAATACCGTAAAGCGTTTCTCACCGTCTTTAAAAGGAATTTATGTTCTTCTATTGGAACGAACGGTTTTCTTTTATCCCAATCGTAACAATCCTCTATATGATTGTGGAGCATCCAAAAAGGAAACATTTTGTTGTAATTACGAGTAATATAGAAGCCATCCCCTTGTGTTGTCCTACAATACCTACATCTTATCGAATAATCGGCACCCATTATTTTTCCTCCTTTCTATGTCTTTGACACTCCCAATATTCCGCCTCGATTCCTTTTTTAATGTCGGGAAGGCTTATCTTTCCGAAATACCACCATCGGGACAGTATTCTCCCAAATAATATTAAGATTATTCCTCTTCTCCCACAACAAGAACATCGTCTCGACAATATACCCGTGTTTTTTATTATCATTTTCTATTTTTCACCCACATTATTTTTCCTTCTTTTTTAAGTTTTATACACGTTTCGAAAACTTGTCTCGCGTCCAAATTGTGTTCGAACGCTATATCGCTTGGATAAATAGTTTCGTTTTGATGTTCGTCTAAATACATTAAAATAAATTTTTCCAAATCTTCCTGATACCATTCTTCTTTTCTTACGTCGTGCCAAATCCAAGCGTGAAAATGAGGTCTCCAAATTACGTGAACCTCCCATCTTAAAAATTTAAACCAGAATCCTATTTTTTGGAAATATCCGTTGTACATTTTTCCAAATTCTATAAACTCTTTAATTCTACACATTTTTATCCTTTACTTTTTTTATAATAAGTACAATTTTTAGGTTTAAATCCTATTATTATTAAATATTTAAACTGACATTTTTTGTAATGTTCGCAAGTTTTACAAAACTCGTCGCTCATTTGTTACCACTCGTACTTACAATCAGTACAAAGGTGCTTCTTTTTGTACATTGGTTTTTGACCATAACCAAAATGATATAACGGTTTATCTAAATCGTCCCATTCTTGGATGTGCTTTGGATTGTTGTTTCCACACATCGGACAAGTAGTTTTATTTACCATTCTTCACCACACTCGTCACAAACATATCCTTTGTTTGCTAATAAATTACTTTCAAACTCTACAAATTTTCCATTTTTATCGTAATAAGCTACTCCGCCTTCCCACCAAAGAATTTTATCACTACCACAAACGTAGCAATATTCTCCGCGCTCTCTTAAAACAATTCTTAAATTCTCGATAAAATTGAGAAAATTACAAAACGGATTTAAGTATTTTGTCGAGTATTTTTTTATGTTCACGATCTTCCCACTTGTTGTAATTTTTATTTATACAGGCAATTTTAACAATAGATTCGCACGGATTATATGCACAAGTTTGACAAGGATCGTGCGTACAATCTATATATCCAGTAGCCTCGTATTCTCCTTTAAAATGTTCACACTCTGTTAGTACACAAATGTTTGGAGATACATAACACCAATATTTACTACAATAAATTTCTTCTCTTATTATAATTTTTTTCTTCAATTTAACCACTAATTGAAACTATCCCTTTTTTGCGTTTTCTATCTTTCACAACCTTTAAAAATTTTCTAATTGTAGCTTCGTTCACGTTTCTAAAAATCGTGTGTTCGAAATCGTACCTAAATTCTTTAATTCCAGTTTGTAAGAAATTTTCAAGTATATTTACCAATCTACTTTCTTTTTTTATCCCACAATATCTCGTATCTGTTGTTACCCCTATCCACCATTTCATTTCGTGGATTCTTTTCCAAATCAAATCGAGAGTTTTTCTTACGTCCCGTTCGTTGTCGTTAATTTCCCAAAACTCTTCTGGAAATATTTGAGTAAAAATTCTTTTTTCTTCTTCGTTAGTATAAAACGGATTGTAAGGAATGTTTATCAAATCTCTATCGTATCCTTTCGGATGTAGTATTACTTTATACGAATCTTTTGTTTTTATTATAAACTTTAGAGAGTTTTCTAGGAATTCTGCTATTTTAAAGTATCTAAACAAAACAACTTCTAACTTTCTATACATTTCAAATTCTTTTGAAACTTCCATTTTTTACATCAACCAAATTTTATACAAAAAAAATTAGGTAAAATAAGTTTTACCGTTTGCTCCAAACTTCTTCATTAGATCGTCGTAGTTTTCTTTTACGTGTTCTAGCGCTTCGTGTGCTTCCTTTTTTACGATTTTTGGAGTAACTTCTTTAATTTTTTCGGTTAAATACTCGAGTGATTTAACCATATATTCTTTTAAGTGTTTGAAATTTGTTTTATGGTCGTAGAAATTAGCAAGAGTAGCTTTATGCGCTTTATAAATTTCCACATAAAAATCTGCAAAACAAAAAGTACTTTTTTCTATAAAATCGTCCATAATATGTCCAAAATGAATATATCGACCAACTATTTTTTCAGAGTTAAACTTTTTCGAGTATTTTTCGAACTCTTCGTTGCTCATTTAATATCTATATCCCATTTCTCTTATTGTTTTAAGAACAGGACAATCCAGACACCAATCGTCCTCGTATAATCCCTCCACTCTTGTTAAGGCACATATAAATTCGTTAAGAAAAACTCCATTTAAAACTTTAGCAACTGTTAAATAATTACAGTTTTTATAAAAACCTAAATTGCTTAGAAATAGTTTTATTAAGTATTTGTTTTTCCGTAGCTTCCGATAGTAAGCGCCCGTGTCTGCGCCACTGCACTCATTCTTTATTGGAGTCAATCTAATAACGTGTTTTATTACAACTGAATCCATTTACATCGCCACAGTAATAAGAAGAATAACAAGGAATATTAAACCACACAACATAGACGATGCGTAGAAAAATATTCCGAGTGCTCCGAGAAATTTTGATAGTTTTGGTCTTTTATCTTTGTAAAACGAAGAAAATCCTTCGAGTAAAAATATTAAACAAAGAAAAATCCAAACTAACAAAATAAAAAAAGTCAGCATTATACAATATCCTTTGGATCTATTTTTTTACCAATCGGGACGGAGTAGCCTTTTTTATTCTTACCAGTTTTGCGAATCTCTTGTCCTCCGCATTCGTCGGAGTCTTTCCATTGACAAGTTTCGCATTTTTCTAAACCCCAGAATTGAACATCCCAACATTCGGCTGTTAATTTTGATTGGTCAGCTTGCCTTGCTTCCGTTATTTTTTCAAATTCTCTTTTCGTTAAATAAAAATTTGTCTTTCCAAAATGAGGCATTTTATTCAACTTCCTTTTCTTTCCATTTTTCTAAAATAGGTTTTACTTTTTCTTCCAATAATAATTCTAAGTTTCTATCTTTATCTGTAAAATACACTCTTGCGATAATATTACATTCTTTAAAATGATTTTCGTCTATTTCTGTCCCTTCTTTTATTAAAAGGATTAATTCTTTTCCAATTTTTTTTGCGTGTATTAATTCTTCTACACAAAGAGGGTCTAAAAAATATTCGTCTGAAATTACTAAAATAACGCCCTTACATTCTTCCATTTTTTCCTTCCAAGGCCCTCTTCCTACCGTTATATTACTTTCTTTTTTTTCTTTCAAAATTCCTTACCACAACCACAACAATAAATATAGACTGTTTCGCATTCCATTCCTATGTTAGTTTTGTCTATTTTTCGACAGGGTAACGTGAATTCTGCGTATTCGTGTTGAGTCCTTTCCCATTCGAAATTCTTAGAGCCGCATTTTGGACAACATTCTATATCCGTTAATCTATCAATAATATATTTTACAAATTCTTCTTCTTCGCATTTATCCATTTAAATCAACAATTGTAAGTGTCTTGAAAAATTATTTTGTTACAATTTTTACATTTAATAACAATATAATCGTGATATTCTGGAAAAAAATTGGAGTCCAATTTTTTAATGTAATCTTCTTCTACTCCAAAACTAAACACGCCTAAATCCATTTCTATGGAACCGTAAAATTCTGTACAACCACATTCACACGATATTCCTTCTTCGTCTAAAATTTGGAGTAGGTATTCTTTTAATCCTTTCTCAAAATCTGACATCTAAATCAACTTGTCTATTATTTCTTCATTCATCGTACAATACCTTCCCACAACAATTACAGTTTATTTTGTGATGTCCATGTGGATAAATTTCGTAAGGATGGTCGCTTATAACTTTACCTTTTTTATCGATATTTATAAAAGTACTAATTGTTACGCAGAATTCGTCGTTTCCACAATCTGGACACTCTGGTTCGTCCAATTCTTCAATTAGCCACTCAAATTCACTCATTTTTTTCACTTTTTAAGTATGATTCTATACTGTTATAAGAGGAAGTGCGTTCTGTGTTACAGCTCGTGCACTTCCACGTGATTTTGACGAGGTTACCTTCTCGTTGTATTTTTATTCTTTTCCAATTATGATGACAAATTCGATAAGACACCTATCATCACAACAATTATGGCAATTAAGATAAATATTATGCAGACGATACAACCACAATACCAAGCTTTTTCGTGTGGTTGTTCGCGACTCATTGTTTAATGCCTAAAATTTTATAACTTCCGTCTTCATTTACTTCTATTTCAATTCCAATCTCACATAAACAATAAGCGAAATTGCAGCTTATTGCGTCTTCGCTAAGTCCAATTTGTAATCCTTTTTCCCACATACTGTCTTTGTTTGAATGGAGATATATAACAGTTTTGTAAGGAAAAATTGGCTTTTCTTTCAAATATAATTTTATTCCACAACGAGGACAATATTCGTCCCCATATTTATGTTCGCAATTCATTTTAATCCTTCCTATTATAAACAGAAACTTCGTTCCCTTTTATTATAACTCTAAATTTTGAGCCGCAATTTTTGCATTCACAATCACATCCTTTGTAAAGGGGCATTAATTTTAACTCAATTTTCGTTTTACAGTCTGGACAATTAAATTCAATCATTTTTTTCCAACTAATCCTTTTAAAATTTCTTCTGTTGTGTGGTCTTCTTGATGCCACATCATCCTATCAGAGATAGGAGGCACGTTAAAAACGTAATTAATAAGAAATTGTCCGAGTCTCATGTCTGGACAACGCTCCCACGCTTCTTTCAACAGAGAAGTTATTACTTCTATTCTTTTTTGGTCTCGCATTTTAATTCGTTTATCGCGTCTTCTATATGTTGTTTAAACAATTCTTTTTTAAACCCAAAATTAGTATTATCGAGTTTGTCTTTAAAAGGAATGTAAAGCATACTATCTAATTTGGCACACAGCCAACAAATCATTCGTTCGTGTTCATCCTTTCCTCTATAATAAGATTTTGAGTAGTGATATCTTTTTATTTTTTTTATGTAAAAATACCAGAGTAATTCTGTAAAATAGGTTGTTTGTTTTGTGTGTTTAGTAGATTTATCTCTTACATCTTTTCCAAAAACTTTCATAGTTTTATCGTATATAAAATCCAATTCTCTATGCGTAATATGTAGATCGAGTCTTCTATCTCTTTTGTTTATTTATATCACCTTTTAAATCATTTTGTATAGATTGTACTACATCAAACATGTGAGGATTAAACTCTCCAAAATCTTTTACAAATTCTACTATTTTATTGTGGTGCCTACGAGCTTTAATTTTGGAATGATATCTTTTCATATATATTTCTTTGCCGTTTTTAAAGATCATTGTTTCATATTTTCCTCCAATGTGTTTAAAAGATTTTTCCATTATTTTGTACATAGTTGGTGTTACAATATGAAAAGGATCGAAAAAATGTAAACAAACGGTCGAAATGTAATAATCACCAAATTTTCTCCTCAATTGCCATTTAATTTTTGGTCTATACATTAGAAACACATTAAGAAAATAAGTCTCATTGGCATCGTAATTAAACAATAACCAATCCAACATAACCCTACAAAACCACAAAAATCGTTGTCTTTTTGTACGCCTATTATTATCAAAATAAATCCAGCAAAACCAATTAAACTAGGAACTAATAAAAACCACGCTAATATTTCGAATGTAATTTCGATCATCTTAATAAATGTAATTTCATTTGTCTTTCGAGACACAACCCTACAAAATATTCTGGAACGATATATAAACCCCAAACGACGAGCATTAAATTATGTCTTGTGTTTTGATTTAAACTAATCATTTTCGATGTCCTCTTCGTATAAAACATTCAGAATGATTAAATCTACCGAGATATTCTACGATGTTGTCTTTTTCTTGGAATCTTTCTCTACATATGTAGCAAAAATTCCAAATCATAAATGTTGTTACCATATCCCACAAACCTTTAAGAAACATTTTTATCCTTTTTTATAATCCATTTGTAAATTCCTTGAACATCGATACAAATTCCAGGCGCGTAAATAATAAATACCAACGACCAGACTTGTAGTGTGATAAAAAATATTAAGAAAAAAGTGTCTGTACAAAGCCAAATAATCCAACACCATTTAATCTTTCTTGAGGCTAAAAAAAAGCCAAATTGAGACCAAATAGCAAAAATCCAATCAATCATCTTCTTCCCATTTTTTAGCGCATTCGTCGCATCCAACGCCCCACACTCGTTCTTCTCCGTCTAACTCGTAAAAGAGCAGATTTATTTCTTCTGTAAGAATTAGAGCGTTGCAAGCGTCGCAAACGATTTGATCGTCTGGAACATTACTTATATTTTCCGAGACAACGAATCCTTTTTCGTTTAAATGAGTAAAAGTAATTTTTCTATTTTTAAACATGGGATGGTGTCTCGATACTTTCTTGGTCGGCATCTTCAATCGCGTCCAATATTTCAAATTTTTCTAAATCTTTAAATACAGCGTCAATAACAACTTTTCTTATGTATTGACTTTTAGAGCTATACAATTCTGTAAAATATGTATTTATAATATCTACTATTCGTGGAGGCAAAAACAACGAACAATTTATCATTTTTTTACACTTTGGACAAGTCCATTTCTTTTTATAGGGAATCCAACCGTTTATTTTTGCTTCCACTTTTGAAAAGTATTTTTCTTCGACGCCGCATCTTTTACATTTTATTATCATTTTTGTTCTTCTTTTTAAATACTTTTAAACAATTTTCACAAATGTAAGCTTTATGATGTGATATTTTTGTGATATTTTTTGACCCACAATAAGGACATTTTTTTAAACCAAACAATTTATTAACAACCTTCCAAATTTTAAAAGTGTTCCTATTAACTCTCGCGGACGATAAGTATATACCGTCGTAAAATTTCCTCGTCCATACATCTCTAATAAATGACGACCGTGTGCATCAATACTAAAAGCATATATTCCTTTAACCATTTTTTTTGCTTTGTATATTTCAAAAACCGCCTCTTCCATTCCGTATCCGTTGTGACCAGCAGGTTGTCCATCTGAAAAAACTATTATATAACCGCCTTTATTTTTGTTTGCCTCGTATAAAACAGAAGTACCGTCTAGGTTTTCATAAATGTTTTTTCTACTACCAAATTTATCAAACAATTCTGGTTTAGTATCTTCGTCAAAATCTTTCACTACAACATTATTAGCACGAGAGTTTCCACTAAAAAGTACAACTCTTATATTAGCAATGTCTTGAAGAGCTTCATTAAAAACAACCACTGCTTTTTTAGCAGTATGTGCTTTTTCATCTGGTTTAGTATGACTTCCAAACATACTTCCAGAAATATCTACTAAGAGAGTTATTTTTCGTTGTATTAATTTATCTTTTTTAGAAAAGACTTTTTTGTAATCAGAAATAATTGCTCTTACAAACATGTTGTTTAGTCGCCCCCTTTTTCTAAACTTTTGCGGGTCAGCTAATTTTTGTTTAAAATAGTGTCGCAAATTGTTTATTACACTAAAAAATTCATTAACTATTTCTTTATATGTTGGATAACTTTCATAATTCTCCATTGGCGCAAATTTTATTTGTTCTTCTGTACATCTTCTAGTTTTTAAAAAAGAACCAGGATTATAAACCAATTTATTAAAATGATTTTTCAATTTATCGTGGATATCTTGAACATCGCCGTTTTTAAATTGTGGGTAATACATACATAATTTTTTAATGATTTTTTGTTTTTCTTCTTCGTCTAATTCTGATAATAATTTTATCAATTTTTGTATTAAATCGTCTATATCATCTTTAGTATAAAAATTTGGGTTGTGTTTTCTATCAAAATTAAATTGGGGAAATGTTCCTAGCGAGCCAGGTTTAGAACGATCACCATCACATGATTGTTGTGATGGAGGTGGAGACTCTTTTTTTGGCAAATCTTCTTTTTCTTTTTGTATTAATTTACCAATCATATCAGCAGCAAAAACAGTTGCCATCGTAGTTCTATTTTGCTGTATTATTTCTTTTGCTTTATCTATTACTTCGAGTGCGTTTTCGCTAATTTTACCTTGAAAATTTTCTACCAAATCTTCGTAATACGCAGCTAAATCCATAAAAAATCCGTCTTTTCCTGGTCGATATAATTCCAAAGTTTCTAACAATTTTTTTCTAAAAGGTCTATAAAATCCAGGAAACATATACTTGTTTATTGTATTTATCCGCAAATCTTCGATAATATTTACTAAACTTCTTGCGTCTTGATGCGAAAGATTGTATTTGGCTTCTAAAAATTGCGGTAAATAATAATTTATTTGCTCAGTGAAGCTTCCATGTCCAATATGACCACCCTCGTGAATTACATACCCTTCAGACAAAGGTAAATCTTCATTTGGGAGGAAAAGGGAGTGGTTGTCGCAACACGGACTTGTGACGTCTCCTATTACTATTTTAATTTTACGTAAGCCGCTTACCCGTATTGCTAATCGCTTTAAAGTTTCGAGTTCTACTTCTGTAAATCTTGTCATCTTTATAATTGTTCTATAAGACGAGGTTTAAAATCAATACCTTTTAAAAATTCTTCGACAAATTTTTGTTCTTTTTCGTCTTCAGACAATTTATTAACAATAATCGCTTGTACGCTTTGCTTCAAAAATCTTTTTCCCATTCTGGCTACAATTGAAGCAAAATTGACACACATTCTCGTTGAAAACAATCTGTTCAACGATTTATCTATTAAGGCGGCTTTTCTTAAATGGTCAGCCGCTTCTACGACGACTGAGGCAAATCCTTCAGAACAAGGAACATTTCTCGTAATAATTTCTATTTCTTTTCTTTTTTCTGGATAGTCAAATTTCCAACCTATTGGAAACCTATCGTTAAAAGCTTCTTGTAATTCGTTAATTCCAAGTACATTAAAATTAACTGTCGCGATTACAATTAATTTTGCGTCTGAATTTAAACCGTGTCGTTCGCTAGATTTTGATATTAAGTTTAAATGTCCCTCGGATAAAATTCCATTAAGAGAAATCTGTTCTGGCGTTTGAATTGTATTTGCTTCGTTTATAATTAAAAAACAAATTCCGTTTTTGTTTGCTTCTTTAACGGCTAAAACTAAAGGGCCGTAACTAAATCGAGTTTGTCCATTAATTATTTCCCAACAACCCTCTAAATCTCTTCTGTCTAATTGAGGACTTCCATCTATTATGAAGTATCTTGAATTAAAGTGTTTCGCTAACGAAATTGCGAGTAGAGTTTTACCAGTACCTGGAGGGCCGCTGAGTAATATACCAAGACTTTTTCCTTGTTCAGCAATTTTTATACATTCCATTAGATAGTCGAGTTCTCTCCCTTGTTGAACATATCGTTGTTCTTCACAATACCTTCTTCTATTTTGTTTTTTTGCAAAATGTGCTTGTTTTGCAAATTCTATGGCTTTGTCTCTCCTTAAAATAGTTTTTGTATGTTTTTTAGTCCAAAAGAAAGTTTCGCCACATTCTAAACATTCTATAACATAATCTCCGTCGTCTCTGTTTCTTATTTTAAGACAATTAGTGTGACAATCTTGACATTTCATGTTACGAAGCGATTGTCCTAATCTTTTATCTACCATTTACATCAATTCTAATTGTAGTTTCGTTGCTATTATTTTAATTTCTTGTAAGTGTTTAACGAACAATTTTTTAAATCGTTCTTCGTGAATACCATTAATAATTGATTTTAACCATTCCATTGTGCCTAATAATCCTTTCCAATATTCTTGTATAATCAAGGCAGTTTTTTCTACTTTTTGAACAAAATAATTACATAAATGTTCTTCTTCGCTTTTTGACATTTTAAACATCTATTATTGCTATTATTGCTATAAGTGCTAAAATTACCAAAAATATACCTAATTCTATTAGTGCGGCATAAATTCCAAACATTACGAATTCTCCAAACAATATGTCGCCGTATGGAGTCGTCCAAAAATTTATAGACAATAAAATTAAATAAATAATCCACCAAATCAAAACTACTAAACTTCCCACGTAATTTTTTTCAGTCATATTTTTTTCGCACTTCTTCTATATCTACTTCTGTAATTACAAAACCTTCTTTAATAAACTGTTCGATGTCTTTTTTAACAATACTTTCTTTATCCCACCAGCATTCACAACCCCAAACGATCTTGCCGTTGTCAAGAAGAATTTTTGGATTTAATTGCCCTAACGCTCTCACAATTGGCGCTACACCTCTTGCGTTTTCGTCTGGGGTTTCGTATCCAATTAACTCTCCATACCCTAAAAATTCTACTTGTTTATTGTCGTCGTCTATTGATAAAAAAGCACCAACTCTTATATTTTCCGACATTTTAAATCTTATTTAACAATAAATTGTTGTCTTCTAATAACTTTAAAAATTCTTTTGGACGCGTTCTATTTAAATGTTCTTTTCCATTTCCAAAATTTCGCGCCAAAAATCTTAAATAATCCATTATAGTTCCTCGAGTAAGATAACGCCACTGTTCTTCGTCTCCAGAAAAATCCTTTATGTAAAGTTCGTGGTTAAATTTAACAGCAACAATATGATAGTCTCTATACCAACTTCTTTGTTTAAAGAAGTAAATTGTTCCTCTGATTCTAAGCCACATTGTAAATGATGTATACCACGTATCGGCTATCTGGCGAAATCCCTCGTCGATTCGAGTGTGTATTTCTAACGCTTTTCTTCTTCTTTCCATTTCTTTATCGTACGCTTCTAATTGAGACATTTTATCTCTTAAGTAAGGGGAAGCAGATATTTCTTCTGGAGTAAAACCAAATTTTTTGTAAAATCTCCAACCGTCGTAAGTCGACGGGCTCGGAATGAAATAATCTATTAATTTTTTGTTTGCAATATATTTTTCGTCTATTTGTTTTATCAAAAATTCTTTGTATTTTGGATTTGCCAACGACAATTCTTTTAACAAAGGCCACGACAAACTACTATGCAGCAAACGACAATCGCAATCGTGCTCTATCCACGCTTGTAAATTAGAACAATGTCCCCAAAATTCGTCTTCTGGAGGAATTTTAAATTGTGTGGCTTGATATTCTGTTTGATATGTACTCAAATCGTCTATCGACTCTATTTTATTTATTTTGTCGAAATTGCTTGGAGTGAGAACTACCAATAAATATTTACACATGCTTATGTACTTATCGTTTATGTAAATATTTGTTTTTTTGCCTTCTAATTTAACTTCCATTTCTTCAGTAATTTTATAACATAATGATTCTGTCATAATCTTAAGTTTTTGCGTCTTTTTTGGATTGATTCGACAACATTTTTTTTAATAAGCGTTCCGTTTCGTGGTCTTCTTGATGCCACATGTTAGAGCTTTGTGGAGGCGGAACAAAAAAAGTAAAATTAATAAGCAATTGACCTAATCTCATGTCTGGAAAATATTTCCACAATTTTCCAAGAGATTCTAAGATTCTGTCGATCCTCGCTGGATCTCTCGTAATTTCTTTTTCTTTTTTGTAAATTCTAAACATAATCGTGAAAGGTGAAACTTGGAAGTGGTACAAGGAGGAGGGGTTGATTATCCAAAATAGTGATACGAACTAAAATTAAAACCACTTCCTAAGTTTCTTGTTTTATAAATTCTCGTAAGTGCCACAACTCGTGTTTTTCTAACCAATTAATGTCCGTTCTACTCGAACTTAACATTGTTTGTAATATTTGAACCCTATTTCTACGATCGGTGTTGTAAGAAGAACATGTATTTTTAATACACTTGTTTGGCTTGCATTTATAAAGGATACAATGTTTAACGCATCCCATACAAATAGGCGAGGACTTGTTGGTTTTTACGCTTTTCATTTTAATCGTTTTATTGAATGTATTTTAATTCCCGCGCGCATTTTTCGCACAAAAATCGAGTAGAGCCTGGAATTGGTTCGGAGTCTTTTATCTCCTCAAAATCTCCGCGTTCGTCCATTTTCCAAACTTTTTCTACATCTTCGACGCAATAACGAGCGATAGCTGGACAATGATCGCAGTATTGTTTGTCTCTAATTGTTTCGAGAATGTCGAGTTGAGTTTCCAGCATAAGAAGAGTTGCTTGTTTTTCGTGAGCGTACGCTTCTTCCATACGCAAATTTAAAACCATATTTTTTAATACTTTGTTGCTCTTTAACAATTCTTCTAATTCGCTTTCCTTTATAACTTTCATAATTTTAAGTAATGATGTTTTGTAATCGTAAAAATAAAGAAAAAAAAATCAAACAAAAAAAATGTTAGTTTGATGTTAATTGTTTTACTTCGAATTGGATAAATCTAAATCTTGTAGAAATTCGTCTAGGACGCTCCACAAGCCAGAAGGACTGAAATCTCCAGGAGTCGATACTTCTTTGTCTAATTGAGACCTTTGCCAAAAGTTGTTTTCTACTAAAAAGGTTTTGTAGTCTTCGTGATCCTTAGCCCAATCTTGTATAATTTTCCATCTTTCTTTAAGAGGAATTTTTGAGATTGGTCGTTGATCGATCTTTTTGAGGTCTGGTACCTCAGTAAGGGCGTACGCCGTTTCAACTTTGTCGAGAGGTTTCATTGTTTTTTCTCCGCTAAAACATCTTTTCTGATGTTCTGGAGGAAGTTGGGAAACGATTTTGACGATTTGATTCTTCTTTAAAGTAATATACGAGGAATCTTTAGTCCGTTCACTGATTTCAGTTTTAGACATTCCTTTTTTACCTGCCATAGCTTTTACCTCCTAATTTTATATTTGGTTAATAATTTTGTTGGTAGATTTTACTGTGAAATAAATTCCACTCTATACTATGATATCTCGAATTTGAGATCTTAAAATCTGTGAGAGCTAGGATTATTTCGGTTAATCTAATTGATTGAATAAAGAAAATATTCTCGGATATTCACGATGTAGGGAATACTGGATAAAGAAATTGATTGAAATGAGCCGCTGGTAAAGCGCAAAGTTTATAAATGATGCTACATTGGGAATACTTGACAGTTTTGAACTAAAAAAGAGGAGTAAAAAATTGGATTTAAACGCGCTAAAATTAAATACAATCTTCAAGTTGAGGCTTCTTAAATTGGACGAAAAAGAGTTAGACAAACTCTGCAACCAAGTAATGAGAGGCAACACGAAAACTGTCAAAAAGATTATCTACAAATACATTAGAACTAACACAGAACGAAAGTCTCAAGACTACTTTTATCAATTTAGGCTCAAAAAAAACAGGCGTTTTCTCAACAAACTATCAATCGAAAACATTCAACGAATGATTAGTATGGAGTTAGATCGTTCTCTCAAGCACGATTTTAGAAACAACAAATCTAATTTGAAGTTTCAGAAAGTCGTATCAAACGCTATTGAAACTATTAACAATTGTCCAGACGATAGAGTTGTTAATTGCGTCGATTGGATTAAATCTCGTTATCAAATAGTACAAACAGACGAAATTGGTTTGACAAAAATCGAATATTCTTACTCGGATCACGCCGCATTGTTTAGAAAGAAGTTAATAAACAAAAAGTTGGAATTCTCTGAAGTAGCAAGAGATGTGTTTGAATTAGTCGATCATCTCGATTACATTCAAAATTTAAAGGCTATGATTAATGAGTCCGAATCTAGTACGCCTCCTATCCCTCCTAACGGCACGGTTGATATGTACGAATATACTGACTATTTACAACAAACTCAAATTAAAGTAGAAGATTTAAAGCGACAATTAAATAAATACACAATTATTGTCGAACGATTCTTAAAGGAGAGTAGCGTACCAGAGCGTATCAAAGAAGAAGTTAAGAAAAATAAGTATCAAATTAAAAGTAAGAAAAGTAAATTGTTCGTTTTAGAATTACGCAAACAATTTGAACGATTTATTATAGACGAGAAATATGGCGAAGTAAAGGATACTTTTTGGAAAACTTCTGGAGGTGCTATGAAATTAGTGAGGAGTCCAGCTGTTTGTTTAGATTATGTCGAAGAAAACGCGTCGTTAGATTTGTCTAAATACCTATTCAATCAGATTAGATACACAACAGACGATAAAGAAGTAAAAGATTACTACGACGCGCTATACAAGCAAATGGTATCGTCTCAAAACATCAAAATAATAAAGGAAGGTAAAATAAGAGGCGTACATTATATTGTGTACGATTATATTGTGCCTTCTTCGTGGCTCGACGGCAAAGACAAATGGTTCGACGAAATAGCGAATAAATTGGACGAGAAAGATTTGGCAATAGAGGAATATTGTGATGTGGAATACTCTTTTCCTTATTTTGGATTTTACGAGAAACAAGGTCATTTTGCAAACAATTTAAAAATGTTTTTAAATAAAATTGGCGTGAAAGGACTTAGCGAAAGGAAGGCAGAGGGAGAAGAGTATCAATATGTGGCAATAAATCCTTACCAGATTTATTATCCGTCTCCAAGACATCCAGTTAAAAGAAAGTTTGTAGAAAAAGAAGTCAAGAGACGAGAGTACTACAAAATCTACTCTTGTTTTCATCACAGAATAATTTTAAACGACGAAGCTGAATTGTTAAAAGGAGGAAACATTTTTAGGAAATGTTTGTACGAAAGTGGGAGTTTGGAAATGGATTGTTTTATTTCCGACATAGACGCGAGGAGTGGTTATTTGGAACATTTTGCCAGTATAAACAGCGAAAAATTTAAGCTTTATTTTGAATCGTTCTTTAAAGATGTACTGACATATTACTCACAATCTAATAGACTTGAAGATTTGTATTTGTACTTGAAGAAGTTGAAATACTTCTACAAGGAAAACATAAGAACTATTTTAAATCGAGTTCGTGAAATTAGTCGATTAAAAAAACAAATCAAAAAATATCACGGCAATTCGAGAAAACACAAAGTTTTGAAGTCTTTAATTCAAAACAAAGAAAATAGATTACCAAACGAGGAGTTCGTGGATTTATTAAAGGAGAACATCAGATTTTGTCGCTTGTTAAGACGAGAATTGATATATGGAATCATCACAAACAACAAGTTCGATAAGTCCGAATCAAAAGGATTCTTTAAGCGACTAATGCAAGTTATGGCTAAGAACTACTGTGAAAGTCAGACATATCGGAGAATTAGAATACAAAGAAGCGTTGTTTCTTATTGTAAAGTGATGGCAAACAATCTTAACATAAAAGGAGTCGTCAAGATTTATAGGAGTCAAAACGACGAATTTATTAGGAAGTTTTACCATCAATACAAAAAGAACGAAGTGGCTTTCGACGACATACTACCGAGTCAATTTAAATCAAACGATGTGAAATGGGAGTCGTGTAAATTATCGAATCTTATTAAGTGTCTTCTTGATGTTGCAGTCAAGAGTAAAGACAGAGAATTGTTTGAGGAGTTATTCGACTTGTTGTATCAAGCGGAGTTGGAACACAAAGAGAAATTGTTGTTGTCGGAATACAACTCGATTTAACTTTTTTTTTCGACCTCGGTAATGCTACAAACGATAAAAAAAGTAGAAAAAAAAGGATTTGAGGTTGATTGTAGATAATTAGACTATTTTACGAAAGCAAGTCTAATTCCTTGGTATCTTATCATATACACGCCTCCCTCAAACATCATAAAAATGTCGGCAGTTTCTTTTGCGATCAATAAAAGTCCTTGTAATTCAACGCACGGATTTTTAAGTATTTCTTTTATTTGTTGGACTTCGCTCGTAATTTCCACATCGTTCTTTGCTAATTTGTCTAATTCTTTCAGCCATTCTTCTTCGGAGAAAATCCTGTACGTGTCTTCTTGTACGACTAAATTATTTGTTCGCGATTCAAAGTCGTGCAATATTGAAATTGGAACATCTAAAGCCACGCCACATTTGTTGTATATATGATCTTTCCAAGAATACAAATCGTTGATTAAAGTGTCGTCAATCCATTCTGTTGAATGATATTTTTGTGAATAATCGGAGACGCTTTTATACCTTGGCATGATTTTTACCTCTCAAATTAGTTTTGGATATTTTGACTGCCGTCGCGCGGTTGGCAGTCCTAAGATTATGTACATAGTTTGGCATTTGTTTTATCCTCCTAATATTGGATAGATTGTAATGTTTGGATTGTCTGCGTGGAATACTTCTTTCTTTCCACAAGTTTTGCACTTGACTTGATCTGGTAGAAAGTTGAAGACTATTAAGTGATTTATTGACTTACAAATTGGACAAGTATAAACTATATCGTGCATTTTACCACTTCCTCTTTTCGTACGGAATTAACTTTTTGCCTTTCTTATCCATTATGTAAATCGGAGCGAACGGATCTGGACACTCGTAAGCTTTTATTGGCTTCATTTTTTTGCCGCATCGCGGACATTTAACTTTCTTCGTCATTTTCCTCCAAAACCTCGTCTAGTTCTGCTAAACATTTGTCCCAAGCGTCCATCATTTTTTTGATTCGTACTTTTAATCGCTTGGTATGAAAAAGACGATGGACTGTTTGATTTGGACAGATAACTAAGTTGTCTGGATCGTTGTTTTTCTTGTTGTGATCGAGATGATGGATTATTTCACCATTCACGATCGGTCGTCCGTATTTTTCCTCAGCCACAAGAATGTGTTCGAACACATAACCAGCTTTATTGGCTCTATGATGCGTTGGCATCTTGATGGTTGGATAACCTTTTCTAGTCGGTTTTTTTCTTCGTCCCATATATACCACTTAAGTTTGCTAGTACTCGATAGCCAGCCGCAAATATACTGAAGTCGGCTGGTAATCCAATTCCTTTGAAGTTGTAGTTTCCTTTAGCGACTTCTCGAGCCTCAATTCGTACTGCAGTGCTGTAGGAGGGGTGATGGCGTTCTATTTCGTCGCATTCGAGACAGATCATGTCGGTGTTGAATCGAGACATAGTCGTTGGATTGACTTCTTTTTTACATCTCGCGCAAATCACTTAGGTCGCCTCCATAATTCAATTGCCAATTCTGGGTTTAAGTGGATGTCGGTGTGTTGGTTCATAAAGTCTTCCTCAGATTGTTCGAGAACGAAGTCTTCGTGAATGTGTCCGCATCGAGACAAAGTTATTTCGTAGTCGCGATATTTTGACACGGTTGCATAGACTATTTTTGAGAACTTAACTAGCGAGAACATGTAGCCGAGACGGTTGTATTCCTCTCTGACTTTCTCAAGCTTGTCGTATTCTTCTTGACTAATCCTTATCATCGTTTTTTTGCCTCCGTAGGTCGATTACTATTACATCCTTTGGATTTATTTGATTGGCGTCGAATTTCAACGCAGTCATAGCGTACATAAATCTTTCGTTGTCTCCTACTCTCCACAATCTATATAACTCGGAATCTGCATACATATCCCATAGTTTTGGATCGAGAATTTTACGAAGTTCTCTTGGATGTAGATTTCCTCCAATTAAAACCCACTTCTTAAACTCTTGTTTTATGTCTAACTCTTTCATAAAATCCTCAAACATTTTCATCCATTTTTCCATTAAAAGTCGCCTCTCAAAATTGTTGTTAATGTGCCATCGCATCGAAAACATTTAAATTCGAGGACAGCTTCGCCGTCTTTACAAGACCCTCCTACGCAAACCATTTCACTCATTGAATTGACAATTCCTTTCATCATACAAATAGGACAGGCAGGATTGGTTGAAATGTAGTGTTTTTCTGGTCTATCGTTTAGACTCATTTTTTTTACTCACTTTTTTCATTAAGTCGATAAATTTCTGAGCGTATTTGTCGTTTGGATTTACGAATTGTAGCATAACTAAATCGTCGAACATATCATTTGGATGCTGTGGAAGTTCGTCTATGATGTTGCGTTTAACTACGGCTTTCATCAATTTGTAGAAATATTTCGAAGGATGTTTATGGAACTTGTTCCACTCTCGCTCGGTAGAGTCGGTTAAAACGTTTGTATTTTTTGTTTGTTTTTTTGACATTCGTATCAACTCAGACTTATTAAATCGAAGGTTTTTCACAGACCTTCAATATAGTATAAGAAGCGATCGTTTATAAATATTTCGCTTTTGAGGACAAATTAGAATTAGAGTCGTTCGTAGGCAGGAGTCGGTATTATATACGTTTAACTACTTTGTAGTCAAAAAATTCGTAGTGATGTGGTGGAGCTTATGCGCCCAATTGCCGCTTCCAAGTACCAGCTCGAGGAGTAAAAATTTCGGAGACACCAGAAGTAAAAATTTCGGAGTGTTTTTTTTACGACGTACTCGTTTGGACAAAACAAAGCGTGGCATGGATTGTTTTTATTTGAGTTTTGTCCGCATTTAGGCCAAACTAAGAGAAATTGTCCAGTTTGGAGTCTTTGGAGTCGGAGTTTGGAATCCATCCGTCCGTCGTTATTTAGTTTGGACTAAATAGATGATCTGTAGCGCTAGCGCGTAATATGATCTCAAATAGAAAGATTTAAATAAACTCGATGATTTTATATCTACAAGCCGTAATCATTGAGATATGAAATGATCAATGATTAAATTAAGGCTGAATCAATAGAAGTGAATAAAAATGACTGATAAGAAAAACTCTCTGATTAAATTCTCTGAAATGAATGATACTGATATAGAGAACTTCACTGATAAGATATTCATTTATCGCGACTCTGATCGATTCTGGACTAGTTTAAATCGAGATCAAATACTTGAATTATTCAAATACTTAAGAGATTCTAAAGTTTCAGATGATAAGATTAATTCTTTACTAGCTTTCAGCGACTCTAAAGAAGTATCTAAGATATATCTAGTAGGAGCTTTATATGAGGCTGAAATAGAGAAAGTAGGAACTAAACTAGTCAAAAATATGAATGAGGCTGAAATAAGAGCTCATTTATATAAAATCGTCAAATCTAAGAAAGTTCCTAAGAAACTGGCTGAAATTCTTAAAGAGAATAATATAGGACTCGAGAATATTAAATCAGAAGCTAAAATCGACTTCAAATTAAAGAATCTAGTCAATCTAGGAATCGTAGCTTTAAAGAACTCGAAATAGATTGACTGAATCTTAAAACTCTTAAATTTAATTACTCTTTTTTTTCTTTTCTTGATTTTTCTTGAAGTATTGAAATTTTGTAGATAAGAATTCTTATTTTTTAGACTTCTTTGGGCGAGTCGCGTTCCAGCCCCCCGCAAAAAATATTTTTTTTATTGTTTTTAAATACTTAAAATGAATCATAAATTTGTCAAACCCCTGTAGTATTATAGGGGTTTCGCAAATTTAAAACTAAACCAGTTCGAACTTTAACTACTTCTACTCCTTTTTTATCGAACCAGCTTGAATTTGATCTAAAAATTTGACTTTTTTGTCAGGGGGGCCGCCTAACGATTTTTTCTACTTTTTTTCGATTTAGAGCGACTTTTTGACGAAATTAGCAAACCCTTTACCACTTTTCTCTGAATTTTTATTAACTAGCTCGACAAAAAGGAGTTGTTCTTTCACAAGTTTGCGAATTTGAGCTGCCATCGATCTCTCTTGTTCTTTACAATATTGCTTGAATTTCCTGTACGTCTCTTCGTCGAAACGAACGTTCAAAATTTTTTTAGTCATACCATTACGGTATTGTAAAGGTTTAAAAATGTTACTTTTAATATTTTTAAAAACCTAAAACTCTTGATTTATAAAGGAATAAGTTATATTGTTAAGTAGATATGGAAGAAAATACCTCGCTTGCAAAAAAAGAGGACGCGCAAGCCCTTGCAAAGACAGAAGAGGAGGGCACTCTTGCCTTCGAAGTTGCGGTGGAAATGGCAAAGAACCACAACAAAATCATGGAGGTCGTTGAAAAACTCTTCAATGATATTCGCGTAGAAGTTATAGAAGACGACGAAGGCAACAAGATCGGACAAAGGACTCACGTTCCGCCTCAACTTATCAAATGGCTAAGAGAAGCTCGTATGTACGAGAACGACATGTGGAAACTGGGAGGAGGAGAAATCGAACAGGAACACGAAAAGAGAAAACTCGAAGTTAAAGCCAAACTAATTATGACGTTAATCGGAACTGACCCAGAAGAAAGAGAGAAGTTGATGGAACAATGGAAAGAAACAGTGAGCTTCAAGAAATAAAACAACAAGAATTTGAAAGTATTCAAAATACTATTTTTAGGGCAGTCGACTTCATCGAAACTTTTTTGCCCGACGAAAACAACTTTAATAAAATCGTAAAGCTCACCCAGCCGCAAAGAGACGCAATCGACAGCATACAATTTGGATTCCCTCTTAGTCAATTCGATTTTAGCGAAATAGAAAAACCTTCTCGAGGAATAGTAATGGTCTGGCCCCGTCAAACGGGAAAAACTACAGGTTGCGGTTACGCAGCAGACGGTATCTTAATAATGAACCCAAACACGAAGATAGGAATTATTGCTGCAACCGAAAAACAAGCAAAAAAGCTTTTCAACAAAATTAAAAAAATCCTTCGTCATTCTATGTTTAAAGACATGATAATTCAAAAAACGATGAGAGTTGACTTCCTCGAACTAACAAACGGTAGCTTCGTAGAATGTTGGCCTTGTACGGAAGGAATTGAAGGAAGCACGTACGATTACCTTTTTGTAGACGAAGCCGCGATTATGGACGAAAAAGTTATTTTCGTTTCAGCTCTACCAACAGTTACTCACGGTAAAAGGTGGATAATGCTCTCGACTCCAAAAGGCCCTAAAGGAAAATTCATAGATTATTATTTCGAAGGATTAGACACGAGACCAATAATTTGCAAGGCTTGCGGAGAACAATTACCTCAAGCAGCATTTAACGTTGATAGATTTCCAATTGGCGTAATGCCAACAGAAGAAATGCACCCTTGTCCTATTTGCGGTGGATTCGACTACAAATACGGAATCGGCAAATATACAGTTCCTTGGGTTGACCCTTGGAACGATGGTATAAGGTCTAAACAACTTGTTAAAGCTTTATTAGACGAAAATAATTGGTCAGCAGAAGCAAGACAAGAATATTTAGGAGAAGTCATTTCTGACGCATCAATGGTGTTTCTAGGAGAATGGCTTAAAAATTGTACCAGAAATAAACTTACTAACCAATTAATTTCTAAAGGAGAAGCGTACGTGGTAGGAATAGATTACGGTAGAAAACACGACGCTTCTTGCTTTTACGTCACGCATAGAGACAAAAAAACTGGACATATTGTTCTTGATTTTGGAATGACAGTAGCGGGAGAATTCGACAGCCAACGCACTTACCGCTACATCAGAAAAAAACTACAAAGAATTTTAGTCACGTTCGACCCTATATGGGTTGTTCCAGATGCAACAGGTTTGGGAGACCCGCTTGTAGAAGAACTAGAAGAAGACTTAAAAATGTGGCGTTCGAGAGGAATGCCGTTAAAAACGCAAATTTTCAACAACAAGCCAAACAATAAAGGATTTATAATTTCAAGAACGACCAAACCAGAGTTAATTGGAAACCTTATCAAAGCTTTTGCAAAAGGATTAATAGAAATACCACCTGCCTCTGAACCAGAAATAGGAAAATTGAGAGAAGAATTACTCCGCTACGAGTGCGACAATTTACCTGGAACTGATTACATTAAATACGGAACGCAATCATTCCACGACGACAGAGTAATTGCTCTTGCTTTGTCTGTTTGGGCTCATAGACAAAGGCCTTTCTATTTAGACCAAATAAAAATTAGAGGATTTAATTTCAACATTCTTGGTAGCGAGGAAATATGAAAAAGAAAAAGAAAGAACCAGAAATAGTTATGGTAGATGGAATTCCTTGTATAGTCGCAGAAGTAGAAAAACCACCTCCAAGAGTGATCATTAGGTTTTTCCCATTTTCTGAACTACAAAAAAACAAGGAAGACAATTACTTAGAAAAAGTATTAAAAGATTTAGAAAAAATGTTTAAAGATTGGGACTTTTCAGATGCCTATTAGAAGAACAGAACAAAGAAAACCAGATTTTTTACCTAGTAGAAGATCCATTATTGCTGATTTAGACCAAAGCGATTACGCGCTAGACAAAGACCTAAAGGCTCTAAAGAAAGTTATGATAGAACCTACTTACATAAACCTTGAAGAAGGGTTTTGGAACGATTCTATCGCAGTTAGTTTTACCGACATAACAGCACACGTGATTATAGGAGATGGCCCTAGAATTAGGTGCGACAAAAGTCAAGAAGCAGTAGAAGTAATAAAAAGATGGTGTCGTTCAATAAACGTAAGAAGACAAACTTACGAAGATTGGATAAGAGAATCTTGGTTTGATTCAATGGTTTATGGAAAATTCTTTTGGCGCGTTGAGGAAAGAGCACCTTACGAAAACGTCGATATTCAAAGATTAGATCCAAAAACAATAGAAACCAGAATAGACCCAGTAATGGGTTATAGAAAGTTTATTCAACACACGAACAAATATAGATACCATAAAAGCAAAAAACAGTTTTATAGAGCAAAAGACGAAGATGGATTATTTTATAGGACTAATTGGGAAAAAAATCCTATGAAAATAAACTATGGTACGAAACAAACTAACTATACTTTAAAAGAAGTTCAAATTTCTTTAGCCGACGAACCACACGTTATTCTTTACGGAGATTTTTTTAGAAAACCACCTATCGCAAACGCTTTACATTACATAGTTTACAAAAGATGGATATTGTGGTTTATGCGTAAATATTCGCAAAAGCATTGGGCTCCTTTTGTTGTTTTATCAGTTGGCGATCCTCGTTCTCCAAACTATCCAACAGATAGACATAAAATGCAAGCCGCAATAGACAACGGTAAGCAATTTATAAGACAAATAACAAATTTTGGAGGAGTTTCTTTGCCTGGAGAAATGGATCTCAAGACTTTAGAAACTCAAACGGCTAGGAGCTCAGAAATCTACGTTTTATACATTCAAGAACTCGACAAACAAATAATGTATACAATTTTCGGTTCGATGGGACAAAGAGAAGCGAGAGGAACTGAGCTAGCCACTTCAAGAATTTTACAAGAAGGATGGCTTAGGTTTATAAAAGGTATAAGGAGATTGTACGAACTTATATCAACGACTTTTTGGGCTTATTGTCTACTTCCTTACCACGGGATAAACGACGTGGAACCAAGTGATTTAGACATGGAATGGAGTCCTTTAAGGTTCGAAACTATTTTAGAATTATTGCAATCAATCGCAATTGGAGCTAACGTTGGAGTGTTCGAAACTAAAAACGAACTAAGAAAAGCTGCTCAGTCTGCCTTTTCTTTCTTAGACGAACTACCCGACGGAGACAACAAAAAGGTTGAAGATATTGTCAAAAAACAGCAAGCTGGCGTTGGAACATCGTCTCAAAAAAGCCCTCAAGGATGATCTCTGGAACATCATAAATAGGGAAAAAATTGAGAAAATAGATTTCCAACAAGGCGTAATGGAAGAACTATTAGATTGTAAAACTATAAATCTTGGGTTAGTAAATGGTTTAGCAAATTCATTGGAATACGAGTACGATTTCGTTCTTTCTTACTTTTACGACGAAATGGAGAAAAATTACAACGGCGATATTTTAATCGCAATAAAAAAAACCATAAGTTTATTGTGTAAAAGGATAAAATTAACTTTACAATTAATACAAAAAATAAAGGAAGAAAACAATGGCGGACGAACCTGAAGAGTATATGGATTTACCGTCAGCGATAAAAGACACTCAAAGAGCCGTTGATTTATTACAATTAAAATGCGATCCAGACGAAAATTGCGCAGAGTGCGATAAATTTTCTAAGTGCATACATGGAATACACATGGCGATAGGAGATGCCTTTTGGTACATAAACCAAATAGTGAGAATTTTAGAGGTTTTTTATCGAAACGTTGGTGTCGTAACTGACGTGACTTCTGAGATACTTGATGGAATAAAAAAAAGCGAAATAAGAAAAAACGAACCTCCAAGTGAGAGGTATATAACATAATGGTAACAATAGATAGAGTTATAAGATTTCTTGAAGACGTGATAAGAGGAGGAGTTAAGGCACGTGCAACCTCTGGAATAGAAAAGATTTTAAAATCAAACATGAAATATAAAGTCTTCACTAGTGTTTTAGAAGACGTGTGGAATATACAAGACGCAGAAGAATTGCGTTCTCTTATTAAAACTGGTTCTGAACCTACAATTAGAGGTACTTACAACGAACAGTATAAAAAATGGAAGAAAAGATACGCACCATTTCCTCACGTTGTAAGTGGAAAGTTAAAAAGAGGAACGAACGTTTCAATTGTTGGTGATAAGGTAGTTCTTTCTATACCTGCTTCTGCAAGTACAGCCACTAGAAAATCTCACGTCTACAATTTTGGCCCGATTCACGAGGCGCGTAAATCTATTTTAAAATCTACCGTTGCTTTTTCGTGGCAAGAAATAAGGAATAGAATTAGAAACACATATAAAAGAGCGTTAGAAAGAGCATGAAAAGAACTTTTCACTTTAAAAATGCGGCTAAATTTCTTAAATATAGAGAAGATTTAGTTAAAAAGAAAAGGTTAGGATGGGAAGACAGTTGGGCGACTGACAAGAATTGGCAACGCAAAACTTTAAACGATGTTTTTGTTTGTAAATGGTGTGCTGGTAAAATGTACGCCGCTGAATTTAGAAATGGTTCTCTTATAATGTCTTGTCGAACGCCATTGTGTCCTGGTAATATAGATCACGAAGCAAAAAACATACACGAGTTGTCAAAAGTTGACGTTAGAAAGTTAACTAATCAATATTTTTTCAACTCGATGTTGCGCTTTTAATATCACACATTTATAAACTATAAAAATATACCTAAAGTAAGTAAAGGTGATAATAGAGTGGAAGATTTTCAAATTGATTTTTCATTGGAAAACTTTGAAGAAACAGAAGATAAGTTTATTTTCACAGCAAAATCAATAACAAAAGACTTTGTTTGTGAAAAGGGATTGAAAAGATTGGCTAGTGATTCTCCAGGTAAACACCTTGTTTGGAGACATGAACATCCAATAATTCCAAAATATAAATCCACTCACATATTTGGACGTGTGTTGGAATCTAATGTAGAGGATGGTTATATCGTTAGTAGATACGAAGCGTATAAACATACCACAGACCATAAAAAAGCGATAGAAGACATTAAGCTACGAAAAAAAATCGAAAAACCTCTTTCGATTTCGATGCGATACAGACAATATGGAAAGGAAAACCCAACGCATTTTGATGTATTAGAACATTCGTTAACTCCTACACCCGCATGTAAAGAATGTGTAGTAATAGATATTCAAAACGAGAGGGACAAAATGGATAAAGAACAAATTGAAAAAAGAATTAAGGAGTTAGAAGATGAGCTGACTAAAAAAGACAAAACACTAGAGGAACTTGAATCGAAGATTGTTACTCTTGAGAAAGAATCGGAAACAAAAGACGAAGACATAAAAGCAAAAGACAAAGAACTCGAAGATTCAAAATCTGAAAACGATAAAATTGTCGAACAATTACTTGAGTTTAAAGACAAGCTAAACGAACAAAAAGACATGATCGATAAATTAAATTCTGATTTAAAATTCAAAGAAGTTGAACCTTTAATCAATCAATTGGTTGAATTAGATGGCAACGAAATGAGAGATCTTTACTTAATGAAAGTCAAACAAGACTTTGAGAAAGGAAAAGAATTTCTTATGGAAAGAATCGATGAATTAGAAAAGAGAGGAGACGTTCATGCTGTAACAGAAGATTTAGCTGAAACTGCAAATAAGGCAATTGGAGACGAATCGTTAGAAGAAGACGAAAAGACGAGGAAGAAACGAGACAAATCAGCTTTTGCAAATATGCCAATAGAATTTTTCAAAAAAAGAGATGGTGAATAAATAAATGCCACAATATGATGCGTATACAACCTTTTTTAAGGAACATACTCAAGCTTTAAGCAAGGGCAGGTTTTGGCTTGACGAACAATCAAGCTGCACGCTAGGCGAATCAATGAAGCTTCACCCGACTTTAACTGGATACATTCAAACTCCGATTAAGAAAAGAAGAATAACTCGATACAGTAATGCAACCCCTGGTGCTGAAGAAGTTATTGGCGTTTCTCTTGATATAAGACACGTCAGTTCTGGTATTACAAATGACGAACGTATAATGAGACCTGATTATTATTTTCCACGGGAGATTACCGTTATGCAAATTGGAATTTGTCCTATTGTAAACACGGCGACTGGTTACGTTGCTCAAATTAATGATAAAGCAGTTTCTGCTTTGTTAGGAGCTCAATCAATAAACGCTCCAGGAGTAGCAACTGGTGCTGGTTACACATTAGGAAAATGGTTGCAAAGAACTCCTGCGCAAGAACCAGGTTTAGTTTACGTTAATCCACAGTTGGAGGTGTTGTAAATATGTCGTTCAATTGGAATAACTTACAAGACCCAGCATTAATACCTACTTGGTTGTATCAGAGATATATCGAAGCTATTGACTTTTTCGATGAAGAATGGAAACCTATGATGACACGCTTTATGCCAAAAAGACCAGCTCCAGGCCCTGGTTCTAAGAAACACTTTAGTCTACCATGGTTAGCAGATCCACAAGGCATGGCTAGATTCCACGACGCTCGAGAACGAGTCGAAATGATGGGGCCTCCTCACATTGAAGGAATATCCTATAGTGCGAGAACCATTAAAAATGGATACCCTGAAGACCTTGAGGAATTCGAGGAAGACTTTTCTCACGGCGTAATTCAATCTAAGCGCCTAATGATGGATAGAAACTTAGTGAGATTCATAAATAGAACGATCGAATTTACTTTAACTCGTTATGTCTATGGAGATCCTACCGTGATGGCTACTTTCTCTAACCAAACTTTGGACAGGCAAGCTTACGCTAACATTAGAACTGGTACTTTTAGAGGTGCCGCAGATGCCCACTTAGGTGGAGTTTCTTGGGACAACGCTTCTGCAAACATCTTTAAAGATTTAAACTATCTAAAAGACCGATACGAACTAATGGCTGGCGAAGAGCCTACTTTCTTAGCAATAGGTCGTGTAACTACAAGATCGATGGAAGACAACAATGGATTGTTAAACCGATTAATTCAAATTAAAGACACCACACAAGGAGTCTTAGGTGCCGCAATTCAAGGTCTTACAATCACTAGAGTAGTTGGACAAACCTACAAAGAAATTCCTGGAATAAGCACAGATAGAGAAGGATATCCTGGTCGCGGTGATTACCTAAGACAAACCTGGAATAGATTAAATAAAATCGATATGATGACCACGGTTTATGCTTCTGGTAGATGGGAATGGGGATTAATTTCTGATGGCAATTTAGGTTATACTGCTTGTGCATGGGTACACAAACTTCATCAACAGCAAAGGGCAAGCCCAACAGAAATGTTTGTTAGGCAATTTACGGAGCACGATCCTTTAGAAGTCAAAAATACTGCAGCTATATCTGTAACTCCTGTCGTGACAGACTTTGCTCACGCATTGAGACTTGACCAATTAGCAAAGCAATAAGTAGAATTGTGATGTCGTCAGTAGAAAAATATGCCACAAAAGAGGATATAATCTACTTTGTAAAAATGTTCGATGATGGATTCGACGAAGAAAAAGTAGACGATAGACTCTTAAAAATGACCAACTCTAAAATAGACTCATGGATAATAGAGCACTCTAAAAGACCAGTTAACATTCAAGACCGCTTCAACCTTTTATGGTCTGCGGCTGTTTGTTTTTGTTTAGAATTGCTTTGTTATAGTGGAGATCTTGCTTGGTCAACAGGAGACGTGGCTTTACAACGAATGAATCGAGCCACCTACGCTTTTCAGAGGTGGCAACCAATGTTTTTCTTTGCTACGGGCGCTTCAGACCCGTTCAAAGGATTACTGCCACACGAAAGTTATCGTATGATGGCTTACGCCTACGTAGAAGCATATTGCCGTGACGATTTTTTTAAGGAATACGGCACTCCATATCCACTTCCAAGAGTTACATTTGACAACACTTCAAGAGGTTTTAATTGGAATCTCGAACATGATTACAAGAAAATTGCGGATTACGAAAGTCAATACGCTGGATTAACTGGTGGTGTTGGCTTGGCAGATATAACAGAATACGATTTTGATGAAGGGCCTTTGTAATGTTTAAAACACAAAAAATGTTTGAAGAAAACATAACGATTATAAACGAAAGTTCTCCAGCAAGAGCAAGCGGGGGAATAGCGGTTATAACGGAAGGATCTTCAACAACTATAAAAGCAGTTGTTATGCCAGATTTAGATTCTTACGCAGAACCTCGAAAAGAAGGTCAATACAATTACGAGCGTTTGTTCGCTCAAGTAAGAAAAAGCGAAATGGATAGGGTTAATTTAGTAAAAGGAAAAACCAAACTAATTTGGAACGGTTTGGAATATAAAATAGTGAACATCATAGATTACACGAGCAAAAAATTGTTTCAAAACGCAGAAATAGAGGCAAGAAGAAAAATTGACGTTGACTGAATCGCAAAAAGGACAATTAATAGAAGATCTGCAAAATAAAGTCGATTACGAATACAATTCTTGGTCTCCAAGTATAAATATTTGGAGAGCTGGAGAAGGATACGAAAGAGAACTTCCTTGCGTTGTTGTTGATTTTATAGGTAGCGAAGGCGCTATGTTTCGCTCGTTTGCAGATTGGGTAGGTTTAATTGACGATTTAAGGCACGAACATGCCTTTTGTGAGAGAGAGTTAGTCAATATTACCGTATATGCTGGAAAATATCACAATAGCGGTGCTATAAGAGGAAGAGATTACGCTTCAGAAATAATTCACCGTATAAGAACTAGGATATTAGCGTATTGGAACGATCTCTTATATAATTTTAACGCTTCAATAGATAGGTCTTTTGACATGCCTATTAGAGATCTAACGATGTTCCAAGAAGACGTAGCAACAAAAGTGCATGAATTTGATTTAAACGTTCGTTTAAGAACGGACGTAAGGTGGTACAAAACATTACCACAAGGAGCAGATGCAGAAGAAAGAGCTGAAAAGGCTTATATAATTATGAATAATAAAAACAACATTAGAATAAACACGAGTTGAATTAAATGGGTGAATATTTAACAATAATTTGGGACGCAGAAACACCATCTGCCGCAACTGTCCCCTGGGATAATTGTATGTTAGTAGTTCACGGAAGCGAAGCTAGTCTCTCTTCAACAAAAGTTATTGCTTGTACTGCAGACGATTGGAGTACAATTCTAGCGAACGAAGGCTTTGGCGCTTCTTCACAAGCATATAAATCGACCGCAAATTTCTTTTCTGCAAGTCCAACTCCTGGCTCTACATTATACGTTTTAGCGTTAGTTAGTGGAACAGTAGATATTTATCAAGACACTCCAATGGAGAAAATAACAGAAAGTCTTTACGAGACGCCAGTTAAACCTCCTTTAGGATTTTATGGAACTCAGCAAGTTAAATATTTTCCAGTAGCAGAAAATACAGGTTATTGGATTAATAAACAAGATGGTTCTCAAGGACTTGGTTTCACTTTACAAACAGATGGAGCAGGAAACTGGAACGGTAGAATAAATTTCAATAATGGTTTATCTGGAACTGTGATAGACAATCCACCAAGAACTGGTTCTAAAATAACTTGTTCTTTTAGGGTTGGAAGCGCAACGGCTGAAGTTAGCCAAAATATAGAACTGTACAATATAAACATGTTGGCTACAGCTTACCAAAATAGTAAATCAATGACTAATTTCACTGGTTCTAACACTTTTTACGGTAGTCAAGCAGAAGACCTAATGAGGTTTACAAATGCTATTGCTGGTAAAAATTGTTTATTTTTCTGGAATTTACCAGGAAATGCAGCAGTTGGGTCTAGTGGAGTTGGAATAAGCGTTAATTGGGAAAATCTTCGTAATTTCATCGGTGCTAGGGAAGATGTTGCTTTAATTAAAGCCAAGCCAAGCTCTTCAAATCACGATATGGCAGCAGGATATTTAGGAATGACGGCTGGAACTCATCCTCACAAAACAATGAGTTTTGCACAGCCACACATGGGAATTCAAGAAGAAGAAAGTAAAATTAAAAGAACTTTCTGGAACGCTGGACAGATTGCTTCTCCAATGGAGAGAAGAGAATTATCTGGAAATCCTTTCTTAATCAGTCACGGATTTACTCTTGGTGCTGGTTATTCTTCGAGAATTAACTACGTTCGATGTAAATATATTATCAGTCAAAATCTCGTAAATGGACTTTGGGCGCTACTTGCGTCTAGGGATGTTAGAATGTCTTACGCTGGTATGCAATTAGTAAGAAATAAAATAGCAGGAATATTCAAAACTTTACAAGACCAAGGAATACATGATGGTCTTGCGTATATTAATATTCCAGTAGAAAACGATTTACTGAACAATACAGCCGCAGGACAAGCCGCAAGAGCAGCGAGAGAAATTCCATCAATTGAGATTGGGTTTTACTGGTATAGTAGTTTAGAAAAAATTACAATAACGGGAATTAGAAACGAGGCGTAATTAAAATGGTAGAACCTGTGTTATCTGACAATTACAAAACTTGGGACGTTAGGTTATCTTGGCTTGTTACTTACCCTTCAAGGTTGTTTAGTCCTGGTACTGTTGAAACTGCAAATTTTGAGATTTACGGAACAGATAGAAGTTCCTTAACTATCAACAGACCATTAACTAGAATAAGTTCTCTTGAACAATACAACCAAGGTTATCAAGATGGCGTACCAGATATAAGAGTAAGCATATTTACTAAAGAATCTGGTGAAAACTTCGAAAAGATGAGACGACTCGCCGCGAGTAAAATTCCTTTTGATGTTACTCTTAATTTAGCTTCAGATCCAGTGGATGGAAACGACTTTGGTAACAATCCACACGAAGGGATTTGGATTGAGGGCTACGAAGAATTTTTAGGGTGTAGAGTAACAACTGAAAGAACAAACTACAATATAGCTGAATTTCCAGTTCGTGAATTTGAGTGTATGGCTTTGAGACACATTATTAAAGAAACTGACGACTTTTACTCGATGATTGAAGGAGATGGAACTTACGCAACAAGCTGGCCAAGCAAGTAGTGAATAAAAATGCTGAAGCATATAACTTTGGGGACTAAAGAAGTATTCTATTATAACTACAATGGGGAGAGCTTACCTCTCCGACCTATTTCTAGTTTTGAACTAGACCAGTGTTTTTATAATAGTCTAGTGTTCGCCGAAGAAGAAGTAAGTGAACTTGTAGTTAAGCTCAAACTGAGTTTAATCGATCCTAAATCGAAAATCGACATAAATAATAAAAAATACGCAGACTTAAAAAAGTTCTACGACTTAATTGATTATTGGATAGTTTATTATTCTATGAAAGATTTTCAAGACGAGGATTTCTCTAAACCTAAGAACGGAATTCCTTCAGGATTTCTTCTTGTTAAAAAAATGAATGATATACACAAAATAGCAAAAACTATTTTGCACTCTTCTTATCAACCAAAAGAAGTTATAGAAGAAATTATTAAGGATGGTAGTGGAAAGTTAATTGCAAAAATTGTTTTTAATTTAAACGTTCCGCTTGCTGAATTTTCAAAAATTACAAAACTTCAAAGAGATTTTCTTGTCTTGTCGAAAATAGATTTAGAAAAACCAATACCGCATATAATTTCCAAAACTGGAGATAAAGTTTCGTTTAGAGACGTGTTGAGGGGAATGGTATAATGTCCCAACCAATAGATGAATTAATGATATCTGTTGCGATCCAAGAAGGATCGAACTTAGAAGAATTGTACGAAATGTTGAAAGAAATTCAACAAACTGGTAAAATTAAGATAGAAATGCCAGACGTACCTACTAAACAACAAATTACGAGAATACAAGCGAGAATTACAGAAACAACTAATAACATAATTAAATTGTTAAAAACTTTTCCAAATTTATGGGAAAGTATAAAAGACATTCTCTTAAAAAACATAGAGTCTTTAACTAAACTAGTAGAAGTAATCGACATAACAACGGAAGACATTAAAGATAAGATTGTTGATATTAAATATTTATCAGAAACGACACACGATAACGTTCTTAATTTAATTTCAGAAGTAGCAAAATTAGAACCTATACCAGACGACGTAAAACAAATTCTTATTAAGTTAAACGACACTTTGAAAATTTTAAGTACTCCAAGAGCCGATGTTGATTTATCTGACATTACAGAAAGATTAGATGATATAAAAGATCAGTGTGTGGTAGAACCAATCAATAAAATAATTGATTTGATTAAAAATATAATAGAACGCAAGCTACCAGGAATTGCAAGAAGAATCACTAATCAGACTAAACAAATTGAAACTAAAATCGACGAAATGATGGATCACGTCACAAAAATAAAAGACGATGCGTTCGAACAAGTCGATCTTTTACACCAAGCGCTTCAATCTGTAATAGTTGGTATTGTAGACAAAAATCAATCTATGTTTGATGAATTAAAGGAAAACTTAGACGAATTAACTACGCAATTAAGAGGTACAGATAATTTAATTGTAAACGAATTCACTCTTCTTATCGATAATTTACAAGATTTGTTAGATTCAGCGATAATGACTTACGCAGACGAGTTAGTGAGAATAGAAAACGAACTCCTTACTACCGTAGAGGAACAAATGCAAGAAATAGGAGGTTTATACAACCAAAATTTAAATCTTCAATTAGAAAATTTACACGAAACATTAAAATTACACGAAAAACTACAAGAAAAAATAATAAAAGAAGCGGACGAATTTGCTAGTGTAACGGAAGCTTTACTTGAAATTTCTAACGCAATTAATACTGATTTGTCGTTTGCTATTAACGAAGTTAAAAACACAATAGAACAAATTTTAACAGACATGTGGCTTATTCAAACAACTGGTGGAGAAGCAAAGGAACGTATAATAACTAAATTAATAAATATAGAAAGAGAAGAACCTACTATTTTAACTAGACCGTTTGAAGCACCAGAAGAAGAAATACCTGATATTATGAGACCAACTACTGAAGTAGTAGAAAAAACTACAGTTTTAACTAAACCAGTAGAAAGAGCAGAATTAGGGCCAATGTTTGACGTCGTGAGGTCTCTTATTAGAATTTTATCAACAACTGGTACAGCAGAAGAAGCCAAAGAAAAGTTTATACAAGACCCAAGAGTTGTTGCTGGAATAAGAGAAAGAGATATAACGCATACTCAAGAAATTATAAAATTATTAGAATTAACAGAAGTGAGCATAGCTTCTGATTCTCAAGATATTTTGAGAGCAATTATAGACGAAGTTATAGAGCCTTACTTCGAGAATCAAGATAATATTTCACAAAATGTTTCTGAAGGATTAGCAGAACAATTTAATAAAATTAGAGAAACTAAAGAAGAACTTTCTAGTGTAAGTGAAGATATAAGATATGTTGTTTCTAGGACGAAGGAAGTTCTTGAAATTTTAAAGGAAGTTAAGGAAAAAACCGATACTATTAATAGGAAAACCGAAGACAAAACTTTAGAAGAAAAAAACATGGAAAAAGATAGTGGAAGAAAGAGAGTGTTGACTAAATAATGCCAATAAGCGAAGAATACGATACTTGGAGAACTAGAATAGCAAATAGGTTATTTTATCAATACGGATTTAGTATGGCAAAAGCAGAACAAATTGCAAACAAAGTAGTTGATAGAGTTGCCGCAACTAGTGGTGGTGGTCTATGGACTGAATATTTTAATTACGGAGAACATCTTGCTAGTAAATATACAACTTTAAGAGATTTTTATGGAGCTTTAAATAGTTATAGTTTTAAAATTGGAAAAAACGATTTAAGAAATTTAGTAAAGAAATTTAAGACACAAGGAGCAATAGAAGCAGTAAATAGTTTTGTTAAGCAATACACGCACCCCCAAGTTACAAGTTTAAGAGATTCTTTCAAAAAGATATATACTGGTGTAAAAAATTCAAAAATTGCATTACAACTACAGTTGAAACAAAACTATCAACAATTAAAACAAAGAAAAACAGTTGGATTAGCAGTTTTAAGAACTAAAATGGCGGCTTTAGCAGCTCCACACGCAATTCTTAAAGTTTTATTTGGGTTATTTGGAGCGGTTTCAACTCTTACGGTTGGAAACGAAGTAACAATTGGTGTAATTCCTCTTGGTGGAATGGGTATTGATTCACCAGTTTCAGTTCAAAATATTGAAGTTGCACATTCAAACAAAATAGTAAAATTTAGAGCAGTTGGTTCTATTTTTTTAGCAAGCCAAATAGGCGGTAGAGACGCTATAAAAATAAGTGGAAAATTTACTGGCGAATTTAGGATGTATTGGTTAACTGCTTTATGGTTTTTAACGCTTGCTAGTCAAGGATATTTAGAGGCGTTTGATTTTGATTCTGAACTTGTTAATCAAATTGGTTCAAACGCAGATATGGCTCAAGGAATGTTTAGGGATGGAGCTGGACAATTAAAAGTGTTAGGAAAAATAAACAACGTTGTAACACAAAAACCAGCGTACGAAAAACACATGACTTATCCAGTTGTTACCAGTCACGAAATACTTCCTAATTGTTACATAGAAACTTTTAGTTTTGAAGAAACTGTTGAAGGAAACAAAGACGTTATAACTTACGATTTGTTATTAAGAACTTACGAAGAGCCAGAAGAATTTTTAGCAGACAACGAACACACGATGTTTAGAGCTAAAAAAAGAACAAAAACCGAACAAGTTATAAACTTTGCTTTAAATTTTGGTTATAGAATGTTGAAATACGTGAAAGAATCGTTGTTTGTTGACACTAATTCTTGGAAAGTAGAAAATTATTACAATGTAGACGCTTTAGATATAGGATTTACGTTTGGATTAGCTTTAATGGGTGGTTTGTAATGTCGTCTTTTATACCAAAAGGGATAGGAGAAGTTGCAACTGGAGCATTAGGCGCTATGGGCGTTGCTTTAAGTATAGGCATTGGAGCTACAATTTTTCCTATAATGACACAAGCGTTAGCATTTAGTCCTAACCAAGCATTCGTTAATGCAGTTTCTCTTAGTTACATGTTGGCTAGGTATTATTTAGGAAACGTTCAACCAATACAACCTGCTGCAGTTATTGCTGGAATTCCACTAGGAAGCGTAGAAGAACTAAGTCACGGTATTTCAGACAGACAAGTAAAATATCGTGCAAACGGTGGAATTTTCTTAGCGCATCAACACGGCGGAAACGAATCGTTAAGAATTGTTGGGAAGGCTTGGGGGCCTAACAGATTTTTGTTTTTAAACATGCTTGATTTTTTGTTTTTATGGGGGTCTTCTAATATTATAGACGTTTTCGCTCAAACGCTAACTAGTGGTTTTTGGGGTCAACAAAACGTACCAACTTTAGCAGACACACCTCCTTTAGTTAATCCAAAACTATTAGAAACTAAAGTTGACCCTTGGAAGGAGATAGAATTAACAAGTTTTGACGAAGGTTATAGAGATAACAGAATGACTTTTCCAGTCATAACAAGAAATCGTATTTACGTTTCTATGTATATTGAAACTTATACTTGGAGACAAGACCTGGATAGAGATAAGAGAAAAGTTGTAACTTATACAATTTTCTTTAGGAAATACGAACCAGAACAAGAATACGAATTTGGGAACATTATAATTCCAGCAAAAGAAGAAGGAGAAGAAGAATATTATATGAAAGCTTATAGAAAACCAGAAAAGGCAGATAAGCCATTAGCTACTTCTTATCTTAAAGCTGGTTTAGAAATTTTTCCAACTCTTTTTATAAACGCTGGACAAGTTTTTAATCCAAATAATTGGGTGAAATTTGCTGGACAAATGCTTAGAAATTATTTTGGCGTAGATAGTTTTGAAAAAGGAAGAATACCAGGAATAATAGAGCAGAGAGGATTTTTTTGAGTAACGCACTTTGGATTCTTAGATTTTACACAGCATTTGACGAAACGAATACAATAAATTTTGTTGGAAATATAGAATCCGCAGGAAAAAGATATTTAGACGATATTGTAGTCTTTTCTGGAATGTATGGCGTAGAAGATTATATGTTGTGGTACGTTCATAAAGATTTAGTTAGTTATAATTTTGCTGGTTATTCTGTTGAATTAAAATTATATTTAAATGGAGATCCTAAAAGTTGTTATTTTAGAGATAGATATAGAATAGTTGATGTTTCCGACGATTTTGGCGTAGAAACTGATAGAAAATTAGTTTACGCAATACAAGAAGATTACGCAAAATTAAAAACTCTTTTAATCGACGCAGGTGTTACAACTTTAGAATATAAAGAAACAAGAACGCCAGAAGACGTTTTAAGAGAAGTTTTAGAAAAAAATGGAATATTTCCAGTTATATTTTGCGAACACGATGATCCAAACTATAAAAGTTTTAAGTTTGAATATTGTAATTTGAGCTTAGATCCAAGTTGGACGGTTGGAGATTTTATAAAATATATTGCAGAAGAAAACAATTTTGAGTGGACTATAAAATTTGGTATATTGTTTATAGGGCCAGAACTTAAAACTTACAAACTTTTAAATGCAACAAAGGATTTTATTAATAGAAACGTAGACAACATATCTAAAAATTATTTTACTGTTAAATTAGGATTTGCGGCTACTCCTCTTAATGTGCTTTATTATCAAGAATTAAAAGAATCGGATAAACTAACAGATATGAGATGTGTTTGGGCTAAGCATTGGGTTGGTACTGGAGGAGATTTAACGAAAGGATGTTTTGTTCCAGTTGGAACAAAAATAGGTAGAGAATTCTACGAAAGGTGTTTAGAAGGAGAAATAGAAAAATTAAACGCAAAATTCTTGTTTTCAAAAGAAGTTAAATACAAGCCAATACAAATAGGAAGAATTGTTGAAGACGAAGGAGAAAGCGAAACTGCTGATTTTGTGAGTATTACTAAGAAAATAGAAAACTATGCCACAAAAACTCCTAGAAACATTCAAATAGAAACAGAGGAACCTGTTTATGGATTATTTAAAGTAGGAAGAACAACTCCGTATTTAGATGATATGTTTGGGATTTTTTTCCCAATAGCTAACGATTTAACTAAAACTGCTAATCAATTATTATTTTCTCCTTATAATAGGATAGAACAATCTATTTTAGGCCCTTACGTAATGGGGAATGGTGATACAGGATTTATTATTCCAGCAAAAAATCCAAAAGATTTTAGATTACAACTTCCACTTAAAAGTAGTTCTGGTAGCGAAATGGGTTGGTGTTTGTACCATAATTACGAAGAAGAACAAACATATTTAATACCACACGACGCAGATCCAACAGAAATTATAGGTGATGGAGGAAGCGACCCTCCGTCTGACAAATTCTGGATAAAAATAGGCTCTTCGCCAAAGATATTAATAAACATATCAGAAGATACATATATATCCATTTCAAACGACGAACATGTTTCTATCGTAAATAAAGGAGATTTTTTTGTTAATTCACAAGGAACTAGTGATTTAAGAGCCGATGGAGATATTACGATTAACTCGAGTGGTGGAAAATTAGACGTTGACGCAGATGGAGATATTACATTAGATACAGCTAATGGAAAAGTTACTATAACTAGTTCAAGCGAAGTAAAAATAACAGTTGGAAGTTCAACAATTACGATAACTTCAAGTTCAATTACTATGACGGCTGGTAGCACAGCCACATTAAATTCAAGCGGGTTAGATGTAACATGAGTAAACCAGTAGCGCTTTCTGGAGATATTATAGCAACTCCTGGAGGAGTACCACCAGCACCTTGTACAGCTGGTAGTTGGAGTGCTGGCCCTGTTATAGAAACATTAGGTGCTAAAGTGTCTCAAGGAGGAACAAAAGTAGTTTTACAAGCTGAATGTACTTTTACGTTTACTGGAACACAAACTCCACCAGGAATACCTTGTAGTGGTAGTTCAAAGGTTACTTTGTCAGCTAATCCAACTAAATTAACAGATAATGGAAGCGATATATTAGTGTTAGGAGATACAAATTCGGATTCGTATGGAAATACTTTAACGGCATCTCCTTCACAGACTAAATTAAAGACGTCTTAAAAAAGTAAAAAAATATTAAAATATTAGAAGTGAAAAACAAATGCCTGGTGTTTTATTAGATTTACGTACAGGAGACCCGATATTAAGTGAAGAGGGAGACTACGTACAAGTTGACAATAATTACGCGTTTTATCAAATAATAAATAATTTATTAAATTGTCAAGTTGAGTCTGAAATTTGGAATAAATATTACGGTTTTGATTTACAAGAAGCTGTGAGAATGAATTCTGAAGGAGCTCCTGGTCAAGTTATAGAAAGTCTTTTAGCGCAAGCTTTAAGTTCTCAAAAAGAAAGATTAATTTTTATGGTAGATTATATACACGCAGAAAGAGATGGACAACAAATGAAAGTTAAGTTTTCAGTTCAAAGTAGGTTAGGAACTATTGTAACAGCAGAACAAATTTTAGGTGAGAGCGTTGAATCATTGTGATATAACAAAAGAGATATTAAATAATCTTTATTGGAATAAAAACATGAGCCAAAGAAAAATAGCTAAAAAATTAAATATTGGCTCTACAACAGTCTTTTCTTATATGAGAAAATTTAATATACCAACTAGATTTAAAAACAGTGGTAGAATAATAGGTGGTCATGGTTATATTAGGATAAGGAAAGGAAATAAATATTTATTCGAACATAGGTTAGTAATAGAAAAACACCTTGGTAGAAAACTAGAAAAGAATGAATTTGTACACCATATTGATTTTGATAAGAAAAACAACAACATCAATAATTTAACTTTGTATAAAGGACATGGAAAACATAGAGACATAGAAACTAGTTTATATAATTGTGTTAAGGATTTAATAAAAATGAAAGTTTTAACATTTGATAAAGAAAAAAACCAATATGAGGTGAGCGTAGATGCCTTATGATGATGATGGATTCACGCCAAGAACGGCACAAGAAATTTTAGAAGATTACGAAGAAAAAGCAACTGACCTTTTTGACGTTGTGAATTTTAGTTTAGGTTCTTTGCTTTATCAACAAATGAAAATACACGTTTTAGACGAATATTATTACGAAACTCTTTTAGAAACATGTTCAGAACAAATGTCTATATTAAACGCTGTTGGGGAATGGTTAGACAAACACGGCGTTGAATGTGGGATATTAAGAAGAGGAGCAAGTCACGCTCAAGGATACGTTGACGTTTCAGCAACTATTGCTGGAATTTCAATACCAGTACCAGCTGGAACCGAATTTAAATCATCACTTAATTCTTACCTAACCGACGAAAACGACACTATACAATATCGTATCAGTAATACAAAAGCTAAAACAGGGGAATCTTACGATTACTTTTCAAGTGATTATCCTTACGCAGAAAATGTGGTTAAAATCTTAGACGAAAACTTAAACGTTATTCCACCAAGCGTTTACGAGTTCGATCAAACTTATCACAACAACATTCATTGGTTAGCAGGTAGTTCTGGATATTTAACAGAAAACGAAACTTATTTAGTAGAAGTTGGTGGAACGGTTACTAAAAGAATTGAAGTAACGTCTGTTGCTTCTGGAGTGATAAGTAACGCTAAAATTGGAGAAATTACAACTTCAGTAACATATCCTTATCTTAGTGTTAACAATTCAAGGGGAGTTTCTGGTGGTATAGATAAAGAGTCAAACGACAAGTTTAGGACGAGATTGCTCTCAGCTCAAAGGAGAAATTTTACTCTTGGAAAAGTTCACGATATTGCGGCTGGAATTAACGGTGTGAGAGCAGCAAAAGTGTTTCAAGATAAAGGCGTAGACCAAACTAGTATTGCTGATTGGGATAATCCAACTTGTGGTTCTGGTATTAAAATGGATAAATATGCTATAAGTTGGAGTCAAAGGTTTGTGCCTGGTGATTTGGTTCTTTCTTTAGGAAAAATTACATTAAGTGGAAAAGCTATTAATAGTCCGCCACCTATAAGATTAGGTCTTAGATTAAGTACTGCTGGAACTGGTGTTGTTGATTATTTTGATTTTGCAACTTTTGCAGAAGAAGATTTAAAACCAGGAGTTGGTGGTTATCAAGATTTAGATTTGGTTTTAAAATATAACGGTTTAGACAAAACTAAAACTTATCAATTTGATTTGTGGTTAAAACAATCTGAAGATGGAATAACTGGTATAGATTTTAGTACTAATTATTGGGAATTAAGGACTAGTACAGAAGGATATGGGATTGGAAACAGATATAAATTTTACGAAGTCAGCGGTGGAGTTTTCATAGACCGAGGCGATAGTTTAGATTTAATGTTTAAAACTTGGTATAATGGTGCTGGATATACAGTTATGTTAGCGCCAGAAGACGGATTTGGGTTTGATAATATAGCTGAAGAATTAGAAGGAATGTTAGATTACGTTGATGGTGGAGGGTTAAGTCCAATAGGAATTCAATATCAAATTTTGGAAGCGACAGAAATTGATATTGATATAAGAGGGATTATTTATATAAACGAGTTAGCCGATTTTGCGACAGTTAGAGAAGATATTATTAGTAATATTGAAAATTACTTAGAATCTCTACAAACAGGAGATGACGTAATTTACGCAGAAATCGAACACCAAATTATGAGACATCCACAAGTTATAAACCAAAAAGAATTATACATTAAAAGATCTGACGTATCTACTTGGGGGCAAGCAGATATAGCAATTTTTGACGACGAGATAGCGGATTTAGGAACTAGAAACTTACAACGTGGAGTAGGATAAATGGATTTTAGAGACCAAATAAGATATTACTTAAACACTGCGTTTAAACAGACTATTGAAGATAGTCCTTACAGTGGTCATAGTTTAGTAAAATTTGGAGAATGGAGTAGAGAAGAAGGATTTGTAAAAGACGATTCTGCTTCTTACAACGATGTTGCTGTTCCTTGTCCAGTTATTGCAATTGTTGACGAAAAAATAAGAGAAAATCATTTAATACTAACTATAACTGGAACTGAGGCAGTATACGACCAAGATGAATCATTTCAACAAATAGGCGTTACAATAACGAAAAAAACATATAAAAAAGGAACAAATACAGTTCAAACAACTCTTGAAATTCCTAGATTTACTAGAGAACTAGCAACCTTCTTAATTTCTGGTTTAGGAAACAAAATATTTGAAATAACTAGCGTAACTTCAAACATTCCAATTGCAGAACAAGTAGGTGGTGGTAAAGTAAGTTTTTACGGTTTAGCAAGCGAAGGGAGCAAAGTTCTTTATTATTTAGGAATGTTTAAGATACATAACATGATTAAAGAAATTATAAATTCAATTTGGATAGCTCCAGAAAAGTGTCCTCTTTGCGATGGAACTGGAACTTACGGAACTGGTGGTGGTACTTGTCCTCAATGTAATGGTTATGGATATAGTGGACAAAACGCGGCAAAAGGAATAGCTCTCGCAAAAGGGTACGACGTAAAATTAACAAGAGAAAAGTTTGCTGAATATCCTCTTACTGACGCTCAATTTGAAAAAGTATGGAAATTTATAAACCAAGCATGGACTCAAAAATGGTGGGTGACACCAACTGTTTCAGAAATAAAAAGATTGTTTGCTCATTTTTACAACGTTTCACAAGACGATATAATAATTACAGAAAGATATCACTTTTCAATGCCGCATTGGGATATTTCTCTTCCTTTAGAAGCGCAAACAGGAAGCCCTTTTGACGTAGGAGATACAGATTTAATGAAGTATATAGCAAGATCTGTAACTCCAGCAGGGGTGAATGTTTTTGTTGGGTTTTATAGATATATTAATATAGGAGATTTAGACGATTTACAGTGTATAAAAGCAGAATTACAAGTTGGAAATTCTCTTATAACAAGAGCGATAATGATAAGCTCAATAGAAGCGGCTTACGATCATTGGTTTAGTAGATATAGATGTTGGAACGGATGGAATAGATGTGTAGACAATTTTGAAGGAGGATTTGGATTAAATTGGAACACGAGCGGAAACGTTGATATATTCAACGCAAACGATATAGGTAGAAATTGGTGTAGGTTAAAAGGAAATTCTTACGCTCAAACTCCTACTGGATACGCTATTACTAACGCGACTGGTGTTGTTGAAGCATGGGTTCATCCAAGAGACAACGAATTAAGGGTAGGTGCTTTTCTTACTGGTGTTGAAGATTGGGCTTTTTACTTAGATTTTAAAAGTAGTGGTTTTTACGATCATAATAATAATTTAATAAGAGCAGCAAAACCAGATTGTGATTATCATATTAGAATGGATTTTATAAGCGATAAATATTTATCTGGTGTTCTTGGTTATGTAGATAAAGTGTATATAAATAGAGAACAAGTAGCAACTGGAATATGTTTTAAAAATGGTTTGCTCCCTAATAGACCTATAAGAATAAGTAGTAATGGAGTTGGAACTGGATTTTTTGATAACTTTGGTGCTAATTGGGTTAGTGGATATACTGAAAACGATAATTGGCAAAGACTATATCAATGGGGTTGGGGTGAAAATCATCTAAACTGTTTGAGTGGCGTTACTAATTTGTTCGAAAAATACTTTCACAAAGATAAGTTTTTTAACATAAACGTATCTGGTGTGTGTTAAACATGTTTGCATTAAAAGGAATGGTAGAATCAAATAAAATAAGAAAAGACGGGACGAGGTACGATTTTAGAAAGCATCGTAATCTCTTAGTTGACGATGGTAAGGAATACATATTAGACGGGTTCGCTGGGATAAAAACTTGGCACAAACCTCAAGAAACTTATTCTTCTGGAACAATTGATTTATGGGCTTGGAAAAGGTTTGGTGGTGCTGGAGCTTGTATGTTTAGCAACGCTTCTGTTGAAAGAGCTAATGGAATTAATGGAATACCTAGTGGGAGTTGCGATTATCCAATTTTAAGTACTCAACTAGTTAGTCCCGAAGATTCTACTCTTTCTAAACAAGTTGGAACAAGAATTCAATTAACAAAAACGCGAAGAGATCAAACAGTTGAATTTGTAGGGAGATTTGAAGTACCAGGTAATATTCCAAGCGGAACACAAATAAGAGAATTTGGATTATTTTTAAAGCCGACTGGGCCTAGCGCAGACCCTTCTTTTCTTGAATCCGCTAAACCATATACAATGTTATGTAGAACTGTTTTATGGGGTAGTGGTGTTTGCGGAGTAACAGGGGTGTATAGAGACGAACCTCTGATAGCAAACGACGACGTAGAAATAAGATGGAAATTTGGTGAGATATAATGCCTTTTGCAGGATTTAAAGATTGGGCTGATTGTATGGCCAAAATGGCCAAGAGGTATAAAAAAATAGAAATTAGAAGGAAGGTGTGTGGGAAATTGCAAGCTCAACACGAAAAAAAATTAGAGATAGAAGAGATTAAGAAAAGAGTGCAACAAGAAAGGAAGGAAATTGCTATAATTAGAAAAGAGTTACAAGAGAAAAAGAAAAAGTGGATTCAAAAGGCGGTAAAAGGAATGAAAGTTGGAAGTTTTACTGCTTGGTGTAAGAGGCACGGTTTTGGTGGAGTAAATCAAGCGTGTATAAACGCGGCAGCAAGAGCAGGAGGTAAGATTGCTCAGAAAGCTTTATTCGCAGCAAACGCGTCGAAGGGGAAATACTCATATCCGAAAAAGAAGAAAAAGTAGAGGAACAAATCGTAAAGGATTACGAAGAATTAATAAAAGAAAAAATAAAAAGGAAGAAAGAAAATGACGACTAACGACGAAGAAAGAGATTTTAGTCAAGTTGGTAAACAAAGATTCCCTGGTCGGTTCGATCCTAAGTTGTTGCAAAACGTAGACGACGCTGGGGACGGTTATCCTGGTTTACAAAAAGCTATTAGAAATTGGCACGACGCAAATAAATTCGACGTCAACAACGATTCTAATTGGTATTTTGTAGAAACAGAAGCAGAATTGAACGCAGCTATAACTTCAATAGGTTCAGACGCTGGAGTTATAATCTTAAAAACTGGAACTATAACTCTTACAGGAAGTATAAATATTAATGGAGGAGGTAGTTATATCATTATGGGGATGGGACAAAACTCTATCATACAAACTGCCGCTGGAGCTAATCATGGTTTTAGCGTTACTAATTGTACTTCTTGCGTTTTTAAAGATTTTAAAATTAATGCAACTGGACAAACTGGAACAACGGGAGCTATCTATATTAACGATTATTGGGTTTTAGTAGACAACGTGTTTATAGAAAATTCTCGTAATGGTATTTATGGTTATAATACTGGAGGAATCGTAATAAGAAGTTGTAACATAGATAATCATAATAGAGGAATATTTTTCGATAATGTAATCTATTCTGAGATAACTGGTTGTTTAGTACAATCGGCTAACGACGCAAACATTTTATTAGAGAATTGTGCAATTGCAAATATAATAATATCAAACAATCGTCTTGTTGGTGGGAACAACAGTGATATTACTATTGGACAAACTTCATACCAGATTGTCATTACTGGAAATACTTTTTTTGGTTCTGCAAGTAGCCCTATTGGTGTAGCAGTTGTTCAAACAAGTAGACACGTTCTTATAAACGATAATTCGTTTTATAACTATGTTGTTGGTAATGTGGGAGTTTCTATTAGTAATAGTGAATATGTAATGGTTGATGGAAACTTTTTTGAAGCTTGTGCGTATCCAGTATTTATTAACGACATTGGAGGTTCTGCCGATCATTGTTCTGTAACGAATAATAATATGAAGCAAGGGGTTAGAGCAATAATAACAAACGCAGCAGGCGGAACTATACAACATTGCAACTTCAGCAATAACACTATATCTAACTTTGAAAGGGGAATTCAGATAACATCCACTGCAGATTACTGTACGATTTCTGGAAACTACATATCCAACATCGACAAATACGAAGCAATTACCGTGTCTGGAGGGAGACACACAATAATTGGAAACACGATAAGAGACGTTGATCGAAACAACTCAGATATTTATCCAGCAATTGAAAATAGTGCAGCTGGTACAGCAATAGTTGGAAATTCAATTTCAAGTTGTAGGAATGCTGGTTCTGGATATATTACTGGAATATATAACAGTGCAGATTATTGTACTATTTCTGGAAATTTAGTTCACAATAATAATACAGGGATAGTGAATACTGGTGATTACGTTTCTATAACTGGAAACACGTGTACGAACAATACACACACAACAGATAACTGCTATGGAATATATTTAAACGTTGGAAGTTACAACACTATTGTTGGAAACAATATGTATAACAACGGTCACGATGGTATTTACGTGCTTAATTCAATAGGCGTTACAGTAAGTGGAAATCAACTTTACTATAATCAAGGAGTTGGTATTAGAACTTCTGGAGGACAATCTCTTACTATTAATAATAACGTATTAAGAGCCAACACAGAAGAAGGAATAATAGTTAGCAACACTCCATATTCTACTGTAATAGGTAATAGTGTTGTTGGAAACGAGTTAGATGGTATTCACGTCAAAACAAACGCAAACGGAACAGCAATAATTGGAAACAATTGTAGTGCTCCTGGAACCCTTAGTGGTTCTGGCCCTCTTGCTGGAATCAAATTAAGCGATACTGTATCATATTGTAGGGTTGTTGATAATTATTGCAATAATTACCAAAACAATGGAGCTGGAACAGGATACGGAATTTACGTTGGTTCTGGATGTACACAAAATTCTATAATAAATAACCTTCTTCCAACAACTAACGATCAAACATTCTACAACGTTGGAAACTTTACTAGAATAGAATTACTATGTAATACTCAAGCGGAAATACAACAAGGACTTGATGGAATAGGGTCTACTAGTGGCGTTATAAAAATAGGACATGGAGCAATAAGTGCAACTTCAGTGATAACTATAAGCGGTGGTGGTTCTTACGTAATAGAAGGACAAGGAGACGCAACAGTTCTTACTTCAGGAAACAATAGTGTTTTTAGCGTTACTAGCGTTGCTTCTTGTGTGTTTAGAGACTTCAAAATAAACGCGTCTGGTCTTACTACATCGACTTTAGAAGTTATAAACGTTACAGACGGCCCAGTTACAATCGACAACGTTACAATAGAAGGAGACGGAACGAATGGATATGGAATAGAAATTAATTCTACGGAGTGTCAAATTAAAAACTGTCGAATAGCAAATGTAAATTATGGAATAAGAGTTGTTGGTGGAACAGGGAACGAATGTAGAATTGTTGGAAATTATGTAGGTGGCTGTACTAGAGGAATTGAATTAGCTTCAAGTCAAGATAACGTCGTTAATTCTAATCACGTAGACACGAACGATTACGGAATTTACGTAGGAGGAGCTTCTGACAACAACACTATTACAGGAAATCATTGCTTCGACAATACTATAAGAGGAATAGAAATAAATGGAAGCGATTATAACACAATTACTGGTAACACTTGTAATGGAAATAATGCAGATAGTGCGACAGATGGAGGAGGTATTTGGATCGACGCAGATTCTAACGAAAACACGATTAATGGTAACACTTGTAATGGAAATTCCAATATTGGTTCTGGAACAGGGTATGGAATAATAATAAACAACTCAAATTGTGATAATAATACAGTTGTTGGAAACACAGCGTTAAACAACGACACTCAATATTCTGATAGTGGAACTGGCACTGTTGACGATTCTTCAGATGGAACAACTAACTCTAATTTAAATAATTTTGGATAAAAAAATAAAGAAGGTGGTATTTATAACAGAAGCGGAAAAAGTTTCAAAGTTAAAAAGTATTTTTAAACAATATAGACCTTCTCTTAAGAGAACGAGAACTATATTAATACAACTCGCAGGTCAAATTATTTTGACCATAATGTTGTTACATTCGTATGGGTTTGAAGTAACAATGTTTGCGATTTTGCCTCAGCTTTTGGAACTATTACAAATTATAGAAAAAAAAGAAGAATAAATCAATATAGGTTCGACGTAAAAGGAGGTCAAAAAATTCCACAGAACGCTATTTTTGTCTTCTGTGGGAATCGTTTTTGATCGAAAATGTAGTTGATATCACGTCGAACTTTTTTCACTTATTTTTGATATTTTAAAATCGATCTCTCCTAAAATCAAACCAGTCGAGAGATAGATTCGTAAAAAACGGACAAAAGAGATTTAAAAGAGTTTTAAACTCTTTAAATTAAGATCTACTTCTCCTATTAAAATTGTCGCAGGACACTCCAAATTTGTCTAGTACAATCCCAATAAGAATATCTATTTTGTCAAAGTCTTTATATTTCTCTAAAAGAAAGGTAAGCTCTTTTACCTCTTCGTTCTGCAATTTTGAAATGTCGTAAATCATACCATAACCATATCTTGATCCTTTTTAAAGGTAATTTTTAAAATAAAAAAAGAATTAAAAAAAGTTTTATGGTTTATTTACTTAGAGGGAAACAGAGATCCTGTGTGTATCAAGATGTAATTTTATTTTTGGAGCTCCTAAATCTCCAGAAAGAGGATAACCAGCTCTCTGAGCGTAAGTTCCCCAATATCCTAAAAACGAACCAGACAAGACAAAATGTCTTGGAACTGATTCTACTGTTTTCGTTATAACATTTGGTCTATATCTATCCATCTTAGTTGCGTCGAGAGAATGTACGTGACCCATAATGTACAATTCTGCTTCTACTATTCTATCTAATTCTATACACGCTTTTATCTTAGTGTGCGGATATCTTGCTCCGCTACGCCCGTGAGTTGTATACGCTGTGTAAACTTCCTTTCTTTCTCCATCTGTTATTTCAAAAGCGTGAATCATTCCATCCTGGAAGTAAGGAACTCCTAATAATTTTGCCATTAACTTTGCCAGGTCAAAACCAGTTTTCTTGTGAACTCTTAACTCGTGGTTTCCTCTTAATAATCCAAGTATTTTGTCTTGTTTTACTAAAGGCTCAAACTTTTCAACAATTTCGTAAACTTGAGAATCTAGGAATTTTGTTTGGTCGAATAATCCAGGACTATCAACAATACTCGATTCTACTAAATCTCCCATAAGAATTATTTTAATGTCTGGAGTTATTTTGCACCAATCTAACACGAAGTCTAAAAACCCTTCGTCGCAATCTTCGTTTCCCCAATGTATATCACCAACAGGAACTAATCTCATAAAGTCCCAAGAAGGATCGATTACTATTTTAACGTAATTAAGAAGAGGAACTCTCTTTACTGCTTTATAATCTCTTGTTTGTTTAAATTCCTCAAACCTCTCTTGATACTCTTCTTGTTTTATTCTTTTTCTTTCTCTTCTGTAAACGTCTTCGCTTACTCCCAAATACTCGGCTTGCTTGTTTCTCGTATCAAACTTTAATTCTGCTTTTGTGATTTGCTCTAAAGTTAATCTAATAGCTTTTCTCGGCATTTTTTAACATCTTTTTTAATAATTTTTTAACATCTTTTAACCTTTGCTTTACAGTTCTTTTATCATTGATCCATGCGTTATACACTTCTCGATTAATATGTGCTTTATCTATATTCATTTTCGTACCAGTCCAACGCTGATTTTAATTGGTCGCCAACGTGTTCTTGGCTTACTATTTCTTGGACTTTTAAAGCGTTTTGAATCATATTATCTTCTATTACTTCGTCTCTACTCATATCTTTATACTTTTCGTAGCACATTCTTATTTTCTTTTTTACGTCTTCGTATTTCGGAACTTTCCATTCCAATTGAGGTTGAAGAAGATCTTGATAAAGATTGTCTTTTCTAAATCCTATGTTTTCCCAATCTCCAACGTCTATTAAGAAAGAATTATCATCGTTCATGTAATCTAAATGTCCGCTATGTCTCGGAGCAATAGCTGGGATTCCACAAAGCATTGCTTCAGTTGTTGGAGCACCCCACCCTTCACCACAATCAGTTGCTATGTAAGCGTTAACTGCTCTATAAACCATTGAAGT